ACTATTGAATAAGTCACCTTGAGTTGTTTCACCCTTAGTCTTTCCGGCTAAATATTCAATCAATTTTGTTATTCTTAATATTTCTATTAAATTCTTATCATTACTGATAAGTTCGGACTATATCATCATCTTATATTGTTTTATCCTTTATAAGATGCCAAGCGCTTCCATCTTTTTAAGATGTACTCTACTTACTTCTTTTATAAGATTTTTCTTCTTATATATGTTTTCGATAGTCTCTGAACCTTTATAAGTTTAAATTATAAAAAATGACAAAAATATAATTAACTTATACTTGGCTGCTGATTGTCCTTCTATGAAGGAGTTTCCAGCAATTCACTTGGTATTTTTTCATACATATCACTATGTACGCATACTGAATATTTCAATATGTTATGTAGCCAGACATCGAAGTCATTGGGTGTACAATTACTAAATCATTTGCAATCTTCATGTTACGACCAAATCGTTTCCATTTGATCTCTATACATCACTATATAGAACAGACTATATCATATTCCTATATTCTATTACCGTTTATAGGAACCTACGCGCTTTGAATCTACTTAGATTCTACTCTACTTTCTTCTTCATATAAATATTTCTTTTATACTATGATTTCGATAGTCGTTGCACCTTCATAAATACATTATAAAAAATGACAAAAATATAATGTTTATTATTTATGCTTGGTTCATGATTGTCTTTATAACTGATTTTGATTATAAAGATGTTCCATGAATTCACGTAGTTTTATAAATCTTTTAGGATTTAATTTCTATAAATATTACTATCTATAGCCTCAATTTCCAAGGTTAGGTAATGCAACGGTCGTGAGATTTAATGTGAACTTTTTATACAAGCCCATATCTGACCGCTGAGTCCCGCTTGAAGCATCAAAAGCTTCTGTCAGGAATTTATTTGTATTATTTAATACGGTTGCTAAAGTTAATTTTTTATTTGAATCGAGCTTGCCGCCTTCATGAGCCTTTGAATAAACAGACTCTGCAACAGCGATTCTATTTTTATATTGTTCTAATAATGTCATTTTTAATTTCTTCCTTTTTGATTAATTGATGCCTGCTAAACTCAAGAGTTGTTCATCAACTTCATCTACATCTTCGTACAATTTGTTCTTGGGTAAAATAGATTCATTTTTAGATGCTCTAGTTGATACCCTTGAGCTTTCAGTAATCTATTTTGATATTGTATTTGAACTAAATGGCAGATTATTTAAATTTATTTTATATTTTCTTAAATCCTCGCAAATATTATCTATATCAGTAAATGTATAAGTTTCACTTAATCTATTTTTAATTTCATTTGCCGATATTCCTAAAGATACTGCTTTTGATTCAATATATTTATCCACAGACTTTAAAGCTATCTTCTAATATTTTTCTGCGATTGATTTATATTTTTCTACTTTACCATTTAATTCTTTTTGTTTTATCTAAGAGTCTTTTAATTTAGATTCATACTCTTCAGATAATTTCTACTTATCATTTTCATTTGAATCTTTTAATGTGGAAATCTGTTCCATCAGTTCTGTTACTTTATTATTTAACTAAGTAATTGATTTACTAGAACTACTATTTATTTTTTCTAAAGATTCATTTAATGTTTTATTTTGATTAGTAGATTGAGATAATTTTTGCTTTAAATCTTTACATATAGCATTTTGATTTTGAATTTGCTAATTAGATTCTTTTAATTGTTCTTGTAATTTCTGAATTTTATTTTCAGCTATTTTTAATCTATTAACATTTTCTTTTAATCTTACTATTGCTTTTTGATATTTTTCTATCTCTTCTTGATAAGTTGTTTCTTTAGTATAACTAACTGATAACTTTTCTTGAAGATCAGAAACATTATCTAAAAGTCGTTGCTATGTTTGTAAAGATTCTTGAAGTTGAGTTAATAGCTCATTATCTGCTTCGTTATTATCGACTGCAAGGCTACTCTCTTCTTCTATATTATTAACAGGAGTTTCCTCCTGAGAATAGCTATCTATATTCAATAACTATAATGATTCTTTCATTACTTTTTTATCATCATCGGAAGAAGCATTTATAAGTTTATCAAGAGATTCTTTCAGAGTTGCTTTAGTGTCTAAACTTTCATGGACATAAGCCATTCTAGCTGCTTGAACTGAGGGAACGCAGACAGCATCCCAACATTCGCAAACATATGTATCGGGATCTACTTCTTCTTCTCCATCGAATCCAGTAATTAGATCTCCTTCACCTCTACTTGATACTCCAATATTACAACCATAATCGCATAAACATTTTAATATTCTGCCATTTGGGGTATCTAATATATCAAATATTCCATGAAGTTTTCCATCTTTACCTTTTTTTGGAACTTCTGCAAGACATAAAGCTATCTTCTCCATATCCACTTCAGTTCTATCGGCAGGATGACCTAATTCTCCAAAGCAACATCTATTCTTAATCTTCTCCTGCATCACAGGATCTTGAAAGACATTTTCCCAAAGTTTCTCAGAATACTTTCTTCCATTACGAGTAGGATTAACAAAGTCTGCTATTACTCCAGTTAATCTACCCAATATTCCTCTTTTTTGCTATTCTTCAAGAGAAAGTTTTTCATAATCTAACTTATCCGTAGATAAACTTTCTAACATATTAATTAATCCTTCTTTAAATAAATTATAATTAAATTTAGCATCTTACTAATATCAAAAATTAAATAAATTTATTTACTCTTATTATTTTCTTTATAAAAAATTTCTAAGCACTTTAAATCTGCTTTAATGCATTTTAATAATTTCTGACAAGCTATTAAATCTCCTGTATTTGCATAATTGCTTAAACATTGATTTATTTCTTGAAATCTTGCTTGTCTTAAAAATATATCTGTATTCTCTTCTATCGTTTTTGAAAATAATAATATATGTAAATTTAATGCTGCTAATGTTGTTAAAACTTCTTTTGGATCTTTCTATTCTTCTTTAACAATATTTATATACAATTTATTTTTCTTTTGATTATAAGACTTTCTTAATTTTTGATAAAATTCAGATAATGCTAATTCTCTTTTTTGATTAATAAATCTTATTACCTCTAATGGTACTTCAGGACTTTTTAATAATAATTTCATTTGAGGATTAACTTCGATTCCTCTCGCTTTTAAATCGCTAAGTAACATTAGACAATCATTTTTAGTTATCATAATTTCTCCTCTTGGTATTCCAACTAGATTTTATTTAAATTAAATTTCTGTGGTGTTATCACTAAAATCCATATCAGGATTTAATTCACTTGGCGTGGGTAGAACGGTTTCATCTCCAGAGGTCTCTTCTGTACCAAGATCTTCATCACCAGTATCAATATTTAAATTATTTAATTCTGGTTCTTCAAAATCTCCTCCGCCTCCAAAACTACCATTCATATTTATATCAATATCGTTTTCATCTGAAGAATCAGGTTCTGGATTAGTTTCTCCTTCTTCTTCAAGTCTATCAATTTCATCTTGAATCATTTGAAGTATATCAGCATCAGAAATTACATTTGCTAGAAGAGTTTTCAGAATTTCAAGTTTAACTGGAACGCTTTCCATATCACTTAACAGATCCATAATATCTCTAATAGTCTGAAGCTCACTAGATCTGTTATCTCTTCTGGTAGCTTCTTCTTCTGTTGCTGGAGCTAGCATATGTAAAGTAAAATTATTTATATATGCATCATTACCTTTATCAAGAATCATTAAATTAACTATATCTGTTAAGCATTGAACTACTGTATTCTAAATTCGTTTAATCATTTTTGCATATCTATTTGAAATTATAGATAATGCAGTTCCACCATTAAATCCAGTAGCATCGTCTGTATCGCCAATGTATTGCTTTGGCACTCTTAATGCAGTATAAAATCTATTCTAGAAATAATCTAAATCTGCTAATCCTTTAACATCTACATCTCCACCAACTTGCTGAGTAGATATTGCACCAATTCCATTATGGGTAGGAACATAAATATTATTTTCTACTGGACCTGGATTAGTATATTCTTCCATAGAATTACCAACATCAAATGCTGCTTTTTGTTCTATTAACTATTTGATATTCATTAGATGTGGACCAACACTTGTCTTATCCATATCTCCTACTTCTACACCAATTATTCTTAATATAGAAGATTTAGTAATTCTATTTAAAAGAATTGAATTTTCTAAAAGCATCATACAACGCCAAATTTTAAACGCGTTATAAAAAATTGGCTATCCTCTTCTAACTGTATAAGTTATATCTGGAGTATCTGCATCTGCTTTTGTTCTTTCATCTAAGAATAAATCTACTTCCTCTGGAACTCTACTACTATTATCTTCTAAGCAAGCATGAACGAAATTAGTGGGTTCATATACTGTCACGTCTTTTTCTTTAAATTGATATCTAAAATACGATTGTGCAAGCATATCAACTTTCTATGTTGTTGGCATCACATCTGCTTTAATATATCCACAACTTTTTCCATGTCTTGTCAATTCAAACATTTCCGCAGGATTTGGTACCATTTCAACATAATGAGAAAAATGATCATCTTTTTTATCTACATGAATCTTAATTTCCTCGTTTAACTTATCTCTTTTATTTTTCTTATCAAAAAGATTTAAGCTATCTTCCATTTCTGATTCTCTAAATAATCTTAAATATAGATCTCCATATTTACATAATGAATATACCCATTTATAAATATTTTTCTCTACATTCATTGTATCAAGAAGATAAGTTACAAATTTAACGACATTAGGATCTTCAGATTCACACCATACAATTCTACCAAACTCATTTGCTTCAGTAGTATCTTCTGCATAAATTTCTAATGCAGCACTAATCGTTGGATCTTCAGACATGGTATCAATTAATTGATAAATAGTTTCTCTATTCTATGATAACTAAGTAAATGATTGTAACTTAGCCATATCAAGAGTACTGCTTAATCCTGCACTGATTATATTATCTAAAAAATCATGATCCACATCTATCCCAATATTTCGTCCAGGAGGATCAACCTATTTAATTTTTTTATTATATATACTATCATCAGTTACATAAACAGAATCTTGTTGTTCAATTTTATCCATTATAAATCCTTTCTGTCATGTATTTATATTATTATCCCATTTGATAAATAAAATTGATTTGAACTTAATGGCCTTGCTATTCCCATTCCAAAATCAATTCCAATCTTATTATTATTTACAGGATTTTCTTTTTTCTATTGTTCTTTCTATTGTTTTAAAAATCCAGACATTGGATCAAATAAATTATTTAATTCTTCTTCAAATTGCTGCTTAAAAGTTTGCTAATCAGACATCATACCATGTTTTGATACATCTACAAGTGTTTCTAAGGTTTCACCATATTCAAAATTAAATTCATCAGCATGCAAAGAAGCATTATATAAAGAACCTGCAAACGCATCACAAATATCCTTCGACCCAATTCTGCCACCATCTGGGTGATCTATTTTACCATTAGTTTCATTGCGTTCAAGACCTAAAATTTCTTCAATCAATAAATCACAATTATACATCTTTACTCTTTTTTCATATATCGTATTTTTAAAATAAGCATAAGGTATACAAATTTTTGATTGATTATCTACTCTATCTAATGATAAAACAGAATAATTATATCCTTTAGAAATTAAATCTTGAGCTAATGCAGCATTCTAATAAGTATCTGTCGTTATTCCTTTTATATTAAAACCCTATGATTTCAACCAATAAATAAATTCTCTGTTCTTAGCAAAAGATACTTGATATCCTTTTGGAGCTTTAATTGCTACTCCAAATCCTAATTGAAAATATAATTCTTTTGCACTATTTTCTAAGCTAGCTTTTTTACCAATTATAAATGTTCCAGCAATACCTGTTTTGTCTCCACTTAATGACATATCTAAATGTATATACAATGGTTTTGATTTTATATTTTCAGGAACTTTAGTTAAATCAAAGAAATCAGAATACTAGGCAAAATCTTCAGGACCATTTCCTACTTCAATCACTTCTTTAGTAAATGGATTCTAGTAATCTGTACTAATTATTTCTTGAAGTCTACTACCACTAATATATTTAGTGACATCTGATGATGATACTCCAGCAAAATCACATAACGCTCTATCTATGTCTTCCATAAAATTATTTCTATATTCAATAGGAACTGAAATAATTTTATATCCTTTTAATTTAAATATTTTAAGATCTTGCTCAGTAACATTTAAATCTAATACTTCAGAACTTAAATATTTATTACCTTGAGCTACATAAAATCTTCTACCTGAATAGTTCGATGATGGTCTAATATTCCAAACTGGTTCATCTACTAATAAAAGATTATCTCCTTCAGTTTCAATTTTCTTTTTAGTATGAACTTCCAAAAAAGATTTGTCCGATCTTTTCGAAGATGCAAGAACTAATAATGCAGGACTTCTACCTTCATGTAAAAAACGAGTTTTCATACCGCCTATTGCAGTATCAATCATATCTATTGCTTTCTATTTCTATTTATCAACATCTTGATTTGGTATGAATGAAATCTCATCGAAGAATGCATATAAAATTGCCTAACCAATTACATGACGAGGTTGAGAACCAACAATAATATCAATATATGAAGGAGGATTCCATAAAATAGTATCTCTACCACTTAATGTTCCTCTTTCTAAAAACCATGGAGACATCTATACAGTAGATTGAAATTTACTTACACCGATATCATATGCTAGTGCTTCTGTTATATTCATAAATGCAAAGGCTAATTTTTCTGTAGGTTTTAAATTAAAATATTCAAGAGGATTCTTTAAACACATCGCTCTATACATCATATATAATGCACAAGTAACTGCTATTTCTGATTTACCAATACCTCTTGCTCCTGATTCTATAAATGTATTATAATTAGTTGTATATGGATCTGGAAATAACTATTTTAACTTTTCTTCCCAATACGGAAATAATTTACATTTACCATCACTAGTATGCCATGCTTTTCCTAAATATTTTGGATCTTTAATAAAAGTTATTATATCAACTGGTACTTCTTTATAATCATCCAAGATTAATTGATTTAAACGCTAAGAGGAACCAGTATTAGAATATTGATTTAATATTTCTAATACTGCTTCCTTCTCTTTATCTGATAAATTATTTAGTAATTCTAAATCCATAATTATTTTTCTGCTATTAGTACACCTTTTCTTGGAACTACATTCTTAAACACTTCTTTAATTTCTTCCATATATTTACTAGAACCGAGATTAGCTTGGTAACTATCATCTTTATCCATTTCAGCCGCTACCCCCGAAGGAACCTTTTTACCGGTTTCATCTTTGACATAATCTTTTACATAATTCACAGTAGCATAAAATTTTCCGCCTGGTTTTAGAACATCATATGCATTCTAAATAATTTCTTCTCTTACGTTTTCAGGAACTACATTTAATAAATTACTAGCGGTTACACTATCATAAAAATTATCCTTAAATACATTTGTATTAGGAAAATATGTTTTATCATAATGATAATTGTTTACTCCCTAGCCCTTTAAATATTCATCTACTACCGCTACTGTTTCAGGAGCTCCGCATCCATAATCTAAATTATTTCCACCACTAAAATTTACGGAAGTATATAATTTTGGAGTAGCACCCTTGCTCCTTGCTCTATTAGCATTTGCCATAGCAGTTTTAGCTGAAGAATATTTCTACGATGCCGTCGCATCAAATCTTGCTTCTCTAAGTTTAAATTTCATTTTCTTACCTCATTTAAACTATTTATTTTTTAAACAATTCTAATAATTGTCCTTTATATTCTTTATTGCCATTACGGCTTTATTATTTGGAAAATCTGGATTGGCATCACAATATTTTTCATATATGTCTATGTCTTCCAATACGCAATTATAAGATTCTTCCGTATGTTTTTTACTGTCTAAGATTTCATCATTAAACCTTATGATTCTCTATCTAATCTATTTAACATTCGACATTTCATCATAAACAATATGATCATTTAATTTAGAATCAATATTACCTAATTCATCTCTCATCGACTTTTGATTCTATTCCATAATATCTAGCTTTTGATCTAATTCTTTTGTTAAGCTTCTTCCAATTAATCGCCCTAACCAATTCCAAATATTTAATTCGAGTTTTGGTATCTTGATAAGACCTAAAAGAATTATCAAGATACCTCCACCTAGATATTTTGCTATTTCTAATAACTCCAATTATATTTCCCTCTTTGTCATTCAGGATTATCTTTTGAAGCTACGTTGATATTCTTAGTCATAGCAATCAATTCATCTATCATATCGCTAATTTTTAAATAATCTTCTTCTGTTAGAGTATAGTTTAATTTTGGAGCTGCTTGTCTTATCATCTTTATAACATATTCTTTTTTAGTAGCCCCTTCGGTGTAAAGATTTTCTGCTTCTATCATAAAAGTAGATAATAAACTAATTATAATATACCAATTTCTATTTTGTATAGCTTCTTTTGTAACTTGTACCAACTTAATTATTAATGGTATACAAATAACTAATCCAGACAAAATATGTACTATTATATTAAAATCAAAATTCATATAATCACCTCATTAAATTGAATCCTTATCTGGATCCGGTTGACTGATAATTTTTTCTTCGAGTTCAACATCAGATGTGGCTTCTTTTGCTTCTGTATTCTTAATTAATGCGGTTAAGCCTAATTCAATACTCCATGCTCCCAGCAATGCGCTGAGGATTCCAGTAGATATTTCTCTTTGAATTAAGCATATATATAATGTAATAAAAGTTATAATTAAATTCATTATTATGCATAAAATAGTTATCTTCTTTAAAAATCTTACTTTAGTTTTCATAGATTAATCCATTATCACTTTCTTTTCTAATTAGCAGTATCTATTATACAAAAAAAATTTTAATAATATTATTTGAATATTCCCTTTTTTAATTTACATGCTCGCAATGCCATTATTGCCGCTTGATATCTTGGAATCAACTACATCGGTCTGTTACCATCCGTGATTCCTAAATCGATTGCCTCTTTCAATTCTTGATCGGACCATTTCGGAGATTCTTTTTTTGCTAGGTTGGATAAATATCTATCCATAAATTCTGCAAATTGATCATCTGTCATATTATCATCCTCCAAATCTTCGATAATAGAATAGCTTGGTCTACATACCCCAATAATATTATTTATATATCTAGTTTTGATAGCTACGCAACCGCCATTATCCTATGACCCAGATGTATTATTTGACGTATTCCCTTCTATTAATTTATATTTACCAGATCCTAAATTTTCTACAATCAATCCACAATGTTGAATGGATTTTGTTTTTGAAAAAGTTAAAATAGCAATATCGCCTGGTTTATAATTTTTATCAGTATACCACTAATTCTAATTTTCATAAAAATTTTTAATTGCAGTACATGATGCCGTTTTATTGCCACTTAAAAATAACTAAGATAAATCACTATGCTTAAACAACCACCAAATGAAAACAGCACACCAAGGATATAAAGAACCAGAAACTTCATGCCCATAATATTCTGTATTATAAATAACATTATTAGAATTTGGTGGATATTCTATTACTCCAACTTGCTAATATGCTAAATTAATTAATTTTGAAATCATTTATATTCACTCACTTAAATTAACCAAAAAATATAAGCTGATTTATAACTAGTCCCTGGATTCTAAGTAGTTATAGTAGCATTTTCTAGATAAACTTGTGAATTAATTGTACCTCCCTAATTACTATTAAATGTTCCGTATATTGCTATACCACCAACGGTATTTGATCCTGAACATACTTGATCTGCTGTTGATAAAGATTTACTTAATGTGGAATAATTACTTTCCACCAGTGCATAGACAAAGCTGGAATAATTAGATTTATTTGATAGGGTTATTTGAATAGTATCTCCTTCTTCGACATTCACATCAAAATATAAAAATCTATAATTTCTTCTATTAGTTCCACTATCATAATACTAATGGTATTCAAGAGTGGTTTGTGCTAACTGAGTACCGTTTTGAGTCGCAGTTACATCAAGTGACTTTGTACTCGCCTCGCTATTAAGGGCGATGACATAAAGTTTGTATGCCCCAGAAACTGAAGTAGAAAAAGTTCCAGATGAAGCAGCTGTTCCGCTTTGAATCATATTAAAAACTTTATAATCCGCACCATTAACTAATAATCCTCGTCCATATCCAACATCAGTACTTTGAATAGCTATTAATCCTTTTGATAATTTCTATTCAGTAGTAAAAGAATTCCATTTTTCTAAGGATACCAATTCAACTCCGCCACCAGAGGCTTTACCTATCAAATAACTAAGAATGTCAAAAGTCATTTTTATGCTCCCCATTTAATCCAAATTAAATTTTCTAAATCGAAAAAATATATATTTGAAGTATCCATCTCTATGAAACAAGAACCATTTGCTACTCCTTCTATAGGTTTTTCATCTGTTGATAAACCATAATACACCGTTGTATATGTTGCTACTTTATCTTGCCACTATAATTGTTCATTCGGCGTTATCATTTATCTAAATCCTCCTGTTATAATTATTTTTATTATATTTGACATTTCAACCTTCCTTTGTTCAAATAAAATAAAATTATGTGATTATAGAGTTGTTTTTCGCGCTTTATAATGTGAACTCTTTGTTTGAATGCAAGTTACCGCTGTCATCTCTCCGGGCGATATCAATTACTTTTGATAGGCTCATGATTCCTCCCTTATGTTGGTGCGGTTGTTGTTAACGTCGGAGCTGTTCCGCGCCATTGAAACACGAGTGGATATGCATAACCGGTTTTGTTAACAATAGTTATTACTCTACCAGATGCGGTGACTGAAAATCCGCTTTGCGTAGCCGGGAATACTGGAACAACGGCAATATCAGAGGATTCGTTGCAACTTATCATATACATCGACAGCTTAGAGTTATTAGTAGAGCCAATGAATATGACACCTGTAATTACTTCTCCCGAAGTAAATACTAAATATCTCGTTACGTTTGACGCAATACTGAAATACGATGCCTTTAATCCACTATATAACCCCATTAAAGTTTTTTCCTGCGCCGGTGTCCCTAGCGGCCTTTCTCCTGTTCCTGTTGCCATTTATTCTTCCTCCGCAGGCGCTTCGGTCTGCCCCATCCGATTGTCGATTTCCCGCTTGATGACTCGCCCCTCCAAATCCTCTATTTGGCAGGAAACGTAATCCAAGGCAGGGTCGCCTTTTCCGTGGGAATACGTGAACATAAATCCATAAAGCTGAAGCAGTGCTTCATCCTCGGTAGTTTTCGTGATGACGGCATTTTGCCATTTACCACTTTCGATTTCGTGGCGTTTCTGAATAATAAAATACATTTTTTATTCCTCCTTAATTTCCTTTGCGTACTAATAATACATTCGCAGTTGTTGCTGCCGTGCACGTCCCCGTTAATTTGAATGCCCCAGCTTCTGTAGTCCAAGAATATCCAGTAGTTATATACTCTGGATTGGCCCACTCAATTCTTGCTAAGACATGATTTTCTGAAATTTCATTGTTAGATATGCTCATTATCTGCGCATTAGAACCAGCACTCACAGTTTGTGTCGAATAACGAAGTATTCCTGTAGGCGGTTTCGCTGGAACAGCCGTACTTGGTAGCGTTGTTGATGTTGGAGAAGCAATAAACCACGCCTGTGGCGTATAACTACTACCATTTGCAGAAGTAGAATTAAGTACATCTATTGATACTCCATAACTTGAGCCAGAGCGCTTTCTCACATACAAAGAAAGTGTGGCAGTGCCGTTTTCCATCGTTTTTACATATTGAATGTCATTTATATGGTCGGTTCCGCCGGTTATGGAATGCCATCGCACAGATGCCTCGGAAGCAGTAGAAGAAGTTCTGATAAGATAAAAATTAAAAATACCGGTATAATAACTATAATCGCTAATTGCAAATAGTCCAAAATAGCCAGTATTTGTACTTAATGATACCTCTAGAACTTTATACCAGCCAGCGGCTCCAGTGAAAGTTTTGGCAGGGGCTAGACGCGTTGCGCGGTCCGCAGCATTGCCGACATAACTAATTACAGCATTTTCCGGTAAAGCAGATACCGGAGCAGAAGCCCCAGCTGTGTACCAAGGTATTGCTGTAGCATCAATCCAATTAACAAAAGAGGTACTTGCTAAACATTGGAATTTGGTGTCATATGTACCTGATGTTACTTTTCTGAAATAAAGCTCACACTTACCTGTTGAACCATCTACGGTGTATGCAAAAGATGCAAGATAATAACCATTAAGTGCTATCCATTGAGGTTCGCATTCAATATTAGAAGCCGATGTTCTTCTGAAATTTATTTTCACTATACCGGCGTATGCTTGGTAAGTATCCATTACTACGAGGACAAAATTCCGAGAGGAGTTGTTTGATGTTTCTATGGTAAAATCCATGATTTTATACCAACCGGATCCTCCGGTCAGGGTATGAAGACCCGCAAGCCGATTAGCGCGAAGGGCAGTTGATGTTGCAGGCAATGCTGCCGCTGCAAGGTCATAGGCTTGTTTTACTGCGGATGGCGTTGCAGCAAGGTCTGTCGAGGTACTGTCTATTGCCGAAGAAAGTTTTGTGTATCCATAGTTTGTAAGAGAAGCTTTTCCGCTTTTCCCGGTTACTACCCAACAAGAATAAGTTGTATTAAAAACAAATGTTACATAGTCCCCTGCAGCCCAATAATCAACTAGAACATTGTACGTTGATGAAGCGACACCAAACATCCTTATTGGATATGCGCCGATATCATTTACGTTCAATGTCGGGCTTGTAGCACTCTGGTCCGTAGTAAAATATACTCGAATTTCTGTCCCATCTGGTATATTGGTAGGAAAATTTGGAATTGTTACTGTTTTTGCTGCTGTAGCTGCTGCTGTATTACATACCCCCCAATAGTGCCCATAAATACCGGCAGCTATAGTATTTGCAGGAGGGGAAGCGACAGAAGTTGAAGATTGTCCAACGGCTTTCCAATAATCCGTTAAATCCAAAACAGAAGTCCCAACTGTTGAAGAAAGAACTTTGAATTGGAGAGTATAACCCGAAGCAGTTCCTTTATAGTAATAGAAGATAACCTTATCCGATGCTACTTCATAGCAAAGTCTTCTATAATCGGGAGGATAAGTCATCCAGTTTACTTTGCAATAACTGCCACTTGTAAAATAAACTGCTCTGAATATTCCAGCAGTATTGTTATTTGCTGTTTCCGTTATCAAGATTTCAATATCGAAATTTTGCAACGGAAGCTCAAGAAAGTCATACCATTTTCCGGCTCCATTGATACTATTTGACGATGCAAGACGTTTTGCCGCTGTAGCCACGCTGTTCACCGGCAAATACGAAGTGCTAATCTGATTTCCATTAGAATCATATTGTGCGCGTATTCCAGTAGATTTGTACCAATCATCAGATAGCGTTACTGCTTCATTTTTCCATGCGGTGCTGGGAATTGCATAATAGCTACCGTCTCTTATTGTGCTTGACAAGACGATAAATTGATATACGCCGCTCCCTGCGCCGCGCTTATTGATGTAAAATGTTACAGTCAATCCATCAATTGAAAAACGGATATCGTCTATAGCACCTGGATGCAGCCACATAATTTCCACTAATGTATTTGTAGTTGTTAAAGGATTTGTTGTTGCAGATATAGTAATATTTGCAATTCCGCATGGTGCAGAAAATGTATCTTTTATGAGCAACTGCACGAATATACCGCTCGCATAAGTAGCGGTTAATTCCAAAAATTTTTTCCACCCAGCAGAGCCGGTTACATTGTGTGTTACTTCTAAATGATTTGCTGCTTGGGCCGCGACTGCCGTTCCATTCACCGGCAAATACATATTTTGTATTCCGTTTGCCATTATCTCACCTCCTTATCCTTCAACTACATTGAGAAGCAAGAGATTCGCAGTCGTTGCGGTTGTGCATGTTCCTGTGAGTGTTATTGTCCCAGCGTCATTCGGATTTGTACCATCTGACGTTTCCCATGAGCAATCACTTTTTATATAGTCTGGATTTGAAAATTCAATCTTTGCCAACACAGATGCCGAAGTTATCATGTTATGGGAATATGATAGTATCTGCTGATTTGTTCCCGGAGAAACTGGCACATTGTATATCCATCTGTTTATTGCAGAATATAATGGTTTTAATGCTGTTGCGGGTGGGGTTTCAGCTACCAACGACTCCAACATATACGTTGATGGGTCGAGATAATCGCCGAGTGCATCCTGCGAGGTAAGAATAGTAAATACTGGATATCCACCGGAATCATGTTTATATACATAAAATGAAACAGTAGTAGAACTATCGATATTATATCGGAAATATGTAGTTTTTCCTGCAACTGAATACGGTATTTGCATACTACAGTTCATAGGAATAGAGCGTTCTTTATAAACAAATATATCCCCAATAAAATCAAAAGATGAGTTCGCTGCTCCATATTTGAAAGTAATTTTTGCCCTGCCGCTAGTACCAGGAATATTCACTTCTGCAAATTTGTACCAACCAGCAACTAATGAACCTGGATATACCTTTGTTGGGAATAAGGTATAAGAACTATGTGCCGTCTCAGTTTTCTTAAGATACGTTGTATCGATTTGGTCACCGTTAGCATCTGATACTGCATATTGAGCTTTGTTCTGTATTGTAGTAGTTATATCTACGGCGGATGAATCTGGCGTTTCGAGAACTGCCATCCAGCAAGAAGTGGTGTCCCAATAATTTCCATTTCGTGCATGAGAGGTTATTAGGGAAAAATTCGTATCGCCAACATCATTCGTTGCTTTATTATAATATAGTGTTATTTTATATCCATCTAGTTTATATTTTAACTTATTTGCGCTCATTGTGGTAGCGATATTATTAAAGTAAACCGTCGGTGAGCCATCAGACGTAAAATTGATATAAAAATTGATAATACCAATGTTATCAGATGCATATGTTTCTTTAATAATAAATGTCATTCCATAGCCACTATTATTTCCCGGAAGAGTAAATTCAAAGAATTTATACCACCCCGTAGAATCCAAGTGCGATATACGAACTATTCTTTGTGCCGCAACCGCCGTCCCATCAATCCTTAAAGCGCCAGCATCTTTAATATTATATTCGCTTCCATCTGGTAAAGTAATTTTGCTTATATCTGCCATTTACTTTACCCCCCTTTAACTTACTGTGATTGTCGCCGCCGTTCCGCTGAATGTGGGTTGAGAAACCGAACCGCTCGGAGTAACCGAACCATCTATCTATGCTTTTGTCCCTGTAAATGTTGAACTGACTGACCCAGACGGAGTTCCAGTTGTGGTTACATCATCTTCTGTTCCTGTAAATGAAGCAGTATATGTTGCAGGTACCGCAATATTTCCAGTTTCTAGTCTGACTCCTGTACCTGTGAATGCTGGAGCTGTTGCAGTATAACTTGCATCTCCTGTCTTAACTGTTGTATCCGATCCTTTTGTTGGTAAAGTTCCTTGACTCCAAGTTATTGCTAGATTTTCGCTAGTTACTGACATTCCTAATGATGGTAAAGTTCCAACATCAGTAATTGAATTAACTGTTGTCGTTGATCCCGCACTCGAAACACTAATAGTTGGTGCTGCAACACTTCCTGCAGGAGTATATGTTGCTTCTCCAGAAACCGCAGGACTAACTGCTGCGGTTTGATTTGAAGTTGTTGCAGTGGAAACACTAACGCTACCTGAAGGAGTAAATTTTCCAGTTGATGACATTGAACTTCCAGTAAAGCTTGACGATACACTTCCTTTTGGTTCATAATTACCACTAACATTATCTGCTATTGTGAATGAAACATTTGAAGAAGATCCAGTAAATGATGGCTACGAAACTGTTCCCGCGGGAGTATAGCTTGCGCTCGCTGTATCTTTATAAGCTAAATCTCCTAAACCAGTTAAATCGCCTAATTCGGTCCAGATTGATCCATCAAATAAAAATTCTTTATGTTCATATACTACTAAATTACCTTTTTTAGCATTATAACTATCGCCATTAATCAAAATTGGATTAGTTGATGCTCCATCGGTTAATGGTGTAGTAGTTACGCCTATATATACAATATTACTTGCTATTGCTTCTCTTGCATACGCATCTTTTATATCGTATGTAGTTCCACTAGGCAAAGTAATACGAGAAATTTCAGGATTTGCCAATTAATTACACATCCTTTACTCCATTAATTTTTTGAAAAAATCAAATTTTCTATATCTATTTCATCCATATAACAAGTTACTTTATTATTCCAACTATCTCTTTCTTGCTGCGTTATATGGATAATGTGATTATTAATATGATCCCACAATTCTATTTCAACCTACTGATTGATAAATGGAAGATCAATTAAATATGATGTTCCATCTCCTACTTTTATTGAAGGAACTGGATATCTATTACCGTGACCATCATTGATATATCTATGATTAGAATAAACATAAAGTGCTTTTCTTTCAGAAATAATTGTTCTAGCTGCATTCCAATTTTCTTCGGTATCATAATATACAGGAGAACATACTTGCATAATATTATTTACAGCATTTATTATTGCAGCGTAAACAGCAGAAGACATTACAGGTTGATTTAAATCTGGTGCTACCTATGTAACTGGTAGCACCCATTCTACATCATAATCTTTTACTGATATTTTAGTCAATAAAGATCCAGGTGATCCTCCAGGAGGTATTCCATTTTCTGCGGGATACAGTACATTCATCTCTGCATCAAAAGTCATCTAATTAGTAGGATTAAATAATATATTAAAATTAGATTGATTATTTGGATTAAACATTGCATTGAAATTAGGTGTATTTAAAAAATCAATCTTAAACATATTCGATGACTCCATTTTTTAATATCTTCCCTACTGATGCTGTTATTACATTTGATGCATCTGCTTGCCCATTTTCTCTTACATATCTGATTTGCATTTCGACTAGCATTCCATCATTTAATTTCAAAGTATCTTCCTATGTTAAATTTGTAGAAATTGTATGTTCAGTTATTACAACATCTTCTCCAGTTTTCTCAATTAGAATTTCTCCACCCTAAGCATAAGTGATAAATACAGTTGCTCCAGTTAAATCAACATTTACTTTGAATGTATTTACTGGGGTAGACCCTCTTCTCCAACCTTCAGGAACTATCATTCATCTTCACCACCTGATTAATCAGTATCATAATAATATCTAGATAATACTATATTCACATCATTTAACTAAGCAGAATCCTCTGATGTTTCATAAATAACTTTAGTCCAATAATAACCTGAACCGTCTTTATACTATTCAATAGTTACGGCATCATCTGATGAAATTCCAATATAATGATGTAAATCATTTATATCGTTTACCTTCTAAAATTTAATTGTACCTTCATAAGACCCTATATCCGAACTATCGAGCAATAATCGATAGACATACTCCGTCTAATAATCATAATTATAAACGATTTGTCCGGCATAATAATTATTTTGTGAATCCCATGATAAATTAATTAATCTATCTAAAACTGGAGGTCGTTGTTCTAATTCTGAAGTTTCATAAAGAATAAAATCTGTTGAAATATCTCCATCATCTGAATCTGCATAAATGATAAAATTGATATAATCATCTTCACTCTATAACTAATAAATAACTAAAGGAGAATACTCATCAGGATTTTCAATAGCGGAACTTGTACCGGCATCTGCTGGAATAGTACCATAATACCACTATATACCATCCGCGTCATATCTTGGTCCTCTTAAAAATACTATGTCTTCATAAACCTAATCATTAATTCTTAAAGCATATTTATGATTAAAATCGATTGGAAAATTCATATTTTCAAGCTATCCAAAATACCCATTCTTTGTTTGATCAAAATGAAGTTCTAAACTTCCTCTATATAAAGTTCTTGGAGATAACTCATAATTCCAAATATCTCCTGATGTTCTATTTCGTAATACTATGGTATCACTAAATGTTCCATCTTGAATATTTCCTTTCTAAGGAATATAAGAATCTTCAAATAAACATTTTGTCATATAAGTCAGAGGAGGAGCATATATTGGAGAGGGAGGCTAATAACTATCAAAATATACATCCTAACCAAAAGAAACAACAGATTTATGTAGTGACGTAATATCATTTTTCACATATAATGGTTCATATAAATCTTTTTCTGTAAAATCATGTGAAACATTTACATCATGAGCCCAATATTCCAAAGGTTGTTCAAACCAAAAATAATGGTTATTATTAGTTGTAGAACATTTATATGACAACTCATTATCGTTATATCTAACATAAAGTTTACAAGGCTCAGTCATTTTTTCTGATCTATAAATATCCCGAATACTATCAATATATTCGCTAGTGTATCCTAATGATATATATATCGGAGAACCTCTAGTAATAGACGGCATAGAAGGAATCGGTTGATGAACTGGGTAAGCATCATTGTTTTGCTGAATAGGAACATATATAATATTCTGATTTAAAGGATCTCTTCTTAAATCCTGAATTCTCCACCAGATTATTCTTGAATAACCATCACCCATGAACCCAAAATCAGCTGATTCATAACATCTACCAGGTAACACCAATATTAAATTATATTCGTATTCATTGATTATCATAGGAATCTCTATATAATCTACAGGATTAAATAAATCAAGTTTGTATGTAGTTTTTTCTCCTTCAGAAGGGACTAGCATTAAATCATTCTGTTTTAATTTAGTATTAAATAAATTTATATTATCGGAAGAATATTTAACTACTGCCATTCACTTATTCTCCTTCCTACTCGTCATTGTATTCATAGATATAAAAAGCAGCGACTTTTTCTTTACATTCAAAATCTACCCAAATGTCTCCACCAGGCCCAGCGCTCCACATACGAAAAGCTATAGGATTCTAATCTGTAATAGGAGATGGACACTCATCAGGATCATCTCCCCAGCCAAAAGTAAAATAAACTCCAGTATATGATCCAGGTTCATCGTACTATCTAATAATTGTAATTTTACCAGTACTTACAATATATGAATCTGAATTTCGAATTCTTGCTTTAACTAAGTAAGTTTTATCGGCATCAACCCAATTATGGAACCATAAAAAATTGGTCCAGAGTAAAATATGGTAACCGCCTTCTATCTACTCCCATGCATTACCAGGAAATTCACTCCAATGAATTTTTAAATTTGGATAATAATAATAAGGTATAATCATGCCGGATGCTCTATGCTTGAAATAAATCACATCCCCTGACTATGGAAAATATTTATCCTCTAATAAAAATTTCGACTGATGATACTCTACTGGTTCAAGATACCGACGCCAACTTTTGAGAAAAGCGTTATTAGCTGGACCAAAAGAAATAACATCTTTTCTTAATCTCTAATCTCCATTAATTAAAACGTATAAGGGTTCAAAATAATCTTCTGAAGAATAATATTCTGTTACATTATCTAGTGTTCCTGCATAATTCTGTAGTAAGGGTGTAAATGGCTATTTAAATAAAATAAAAGAGTTCTAATTAACTAAATTAAAATCTATTAGATTAGTATCTACAGATAAATAAATTTTAGCAGATTCTGAAAACTGAAAAAAATTATGATAATAAGGAGAGACTTGTTTACAAAGAGTAACGTAGACAAAAGAAGCATCCTAAAAAGTATCCATGAAACTGAGACCTTTAGGCACTATTCTACTAGAGTGTATAACTAATGGTATCCGTAAAGAATTATTTGTGATATATGCATGATAATTATCAACATATGACTATGCAATTTCAATCACTGGCATATAACAAAAGTCCTCAAATGCATCCTCTTCATAAGGCATCATATAATTATTATACCGTAACATTACATGAGTATAACCCTAAAGCAGTATGTCTTCTACATTGATTATACATTCAAACCATACTACAAGCTCATTACCTGAAGAACTCGGTACAGAATCTGAAAATAAATTATTCCATTCCAAATCATAAGCATAAAATTCACCAAAACTCTTATTACCAAATATTGGAATTAGTGGGCTATTTTTTGCAACTAAATTATTATGCATTATATTTATATTATTATACCTTACAATAGCCATTAATCGGAAGCAACTCCTTTATATTCTGTGTCAATGTCTGGTACAATCGTATTGTATCCATCAAATCCATCATAATCTCGTAAGTTAAGCCATGCTTTTAATTCTTGAATGGTATACATTTTTCTTCTAATTAAATTACCGTCAGGTCCTTGATTATCTTTTATATTAACACATCCAAATCTAGTAGCTTCCGTTAACTCAACCTAAATAACTTGATTTAATTCATTTCTTACAATATCAGTAATAATAGCAATAATTTCTGGTCTACCATATGAAAGATCTGATTGAGATGAAACAAAAATATCCCCTAATTTTATATCGTTAACATAAAAATTAATATCCTAATTTTCGATTGGAACGCTTAATTCAGGAAAATCTTCTACGACATCGAGATCACCAGAAAATTTTGATGTTAGAAATACATAAGCATCTACACCGTCACCAAAATACTAACTTCTACAGTTTTCAGTTCCAAAAACAAATCTAACTAAATCTACTGGTTCATTCCATCCATAAAACGGATATACTTTATCATCTGTAGGATCTACATAGGTAATAGCATCTTCATTACCAATTATAGATAAAAACTATTCAGGTAATAATAATGAATCTAGCCCTTTATGATATGGATATACCGGATCTACATCATAGGAAATAATATTAGCAGTCCATGGCATTCCTTTATACGTTTTTCCTGCTTTAAATTTTCCATTTATGATAAAGTTACCAAAATTATTAGTAACTTCAATTGGATCTGTTGAAGTATCAATTTGACGATAAAAATTATCGCTCGAATTTGTTAAAGGCATAGGTCTGTCATAATCTATTGCAGGAGTCCATTCAATATCAGAACACATTCTACATTTTTTTATGATATTTAATTGAGTTTCGTTTTCAGGTACTGTATGAAGTCCTAACTATCTTGCTTCCTTTTCAAGATGAGTTAGACTTGAAGTATTTAAATTCGGTCTGCATACCATAGATATCGTACTTATTGATGGAAGATAATGAGATAAATTATTTGTGTTTGTATAAACATTAGTTTCTTGTAGTTCATATTCCATAATTGGAGAATATTGAAAATGACCTGAGGTCTATTTCAAATAGTTTTCAAATAAGGACGGAGTTGTAATAACTGTGATAGTATAATTATATGGAGGATCAGCCACACGATCTAATGGATCATAATCCTCATTTAAAGTAACTTTAATATCTTTAACTATAGCAGCATGAGTTATGTTTCTATACTGATAACCAGGAAACATTGTTGCTACTGGAAATTTAAATTGATTTTCTATACCCATCTATTCAGAAAAGAAAATAATATCTCCTTTTTGAATAGAATTAAATTTTCTTTCGGGCTGATTTAAAGTTGGAATTGAATCCACTCGCCATCCTTTATCAATCATCCATTTCGCTAGTAGTCCACATTCATTAAATAAGCTAGTAGAATCTTTGATAGATGTTGCTGTTTCTAAAGTGGTTCCTGTAAATCTATCAGTGTAAATTGACCATCTATAATCCAAATCCTCATATGCATTTATAGCCCATGGGTACTAAGAAGTGTTTGCTTTCCAATGAATATCTTTAATAATCCCGGTTGCTTCGTTTTCAAAGGATTCTTCAATCAATTCTTGATAAAACGGAAATCTCCAGTCACAAGAATAAGGAGTATTATCGAAGCAATATCCTCTTAAACATGCTTGTATCAATGTGGAAGCATCTATATTAAAATTATCTAATTCAGGATTTTTATATGTACACTAAGTCTATAAAAATGTAGGTTGATTAATAACATAAATGCTTTGAGCTTTTACATAGCTCTCTGCAAGATTAACAAAATCATTTACGTTGTATATATTATTTTTATTTAATGGGTGAGGATTAGACTAACTCTTTGGTTTTCGTAAAATATTTAAATTCTAATTTACAAAATCAACCTAAGAAGAACTTAATGCTGCTCCTGCTGAAGTAAATCTAAGTTTGAAGTAATCCCATTCCATTAAACCATCAGTTTTACCTTGATGTTCATTTACAATATAAATCTATTTATCCTTAGACTTTAAATTAATTGATTCATGATTTCCTAAAAGATTATTATAAACTCTTAATTCAATATCAATGCCTTTCCAAGCATCACCCATGTTAATAAATTGCAATGCTAGATTACCTTCATTTAAAGGAATTTTTATAGAATCAGTATAATCATGACTATCATCATATGTCACAATAACATCGTTCAAGCTCTTGTAGACTTCCGTATAATCCTACTGAACTAATTTAAACATTTGTTCAGTACTTGCTGATTCTGCTGCCTCTAATTGCGATACCGATAAGAAAGTGGAAAGATACTAAAACTACATATATGAAATATAAGTAGTCTCAGAATCGCTGTATTCTTCATCTTCGGACTCATTTCTATCTCCACTACACACAGAAATAATTATTGAATCAAATGGACGCTTTTCATTCCACCTAATTCTTTTATATGTTCCGTATTCATAATCCTCCGAAAAATAACCTTCAACAGCATTTTCCATAAGAAGTAATGTTTTAAAATCTGAATTAAATAAAGGATTTGAACTCATTAAATCATCTATATCTATTTCATTACGATTACAAGTCATATAAGAAATTGGAAATCTATAATAATTATTCCACCTCCATACATCATTGTCATCAAAAATATATTCAGGAAAAGATATTAAATAATCAAAATCAGAATCTACATCGATAACACAATATGCATATTCAAACTAATCTGGATCTTCGGGGTCTTCGTTCATGTATGTCCATGAAACAGAGTCTGTATCTAATTTTTTTACATCAGAAACTGAACTATACTAAGTTAGCAAATTTTGATAATTGACATTTTGCATAACATGCTCTATTCCTGAAGCAATTAATCCTCCAGAAGACCGATCCTAGCAAGGGTACCAGTAATTAATATCAAAAGATCCTGCTGGAGTCGGGGTCTGTTTCGTACAATACCAAACAGTATAATCAAAAACAACACATGCTCCAGCTTGATATCCATTTGATGGATAATACGGTATTGTGATCCAATCAAATAAGTGGCTACCTATAAAATTTGCAAAGAATGAATCAGATATTTCTCCTGAGTTCGGATCTCCATCAATCATGCGCCAATAATCCGGGTTGAAAGGACCTGTTATTGAATAATTATCGTACTCGTTCTCCGGCTGATAAGTACAAAAATATAAATGACCATCATAATCGCAAAAACAACCATACCAATAATCACTTTCTTCATCATAATCTGCTGCTAACTATGGTATATTATATGTTCCTGCTAAACTAGGAAATTTTAAAGATTTTAAAATTTTATCGGGCATTGATTAATCACCCTTTCTTTGGACGTCCTCTTTTAACATCCGGACGTCTTAATTCTAATTTTCTATTTAATTGATCTTCAGGAATTATTATCGTGAATGTATATTTTTGTTCCGGATGTTTCATTACCCAATTCTTTGGACTTTCTTTTATCTAATATTTTAAATTATGAAAATCTGCTACTTCTTTAGCTGGATTGAATTCTTCTTCTGTTTCCCCATAAACTATAATATTTCCATCACTATCTGCATTGATTGGATCATATCTTTGCTTTAAAGATAATTGAGGAGTCACATATCTTTTTATTACTTTACTTGCTCCTAAATCTCTTTCTTTAGATAATGTATCATATATTAGAGTCCATAAATCAACTTCTTCCGCTTCTTCCGTTCCTAATTCATCCCAAGATAATTTTGATTTATCTTCTTCGTTTAAATTTTCATCGAGATAATCGGAATATTTTTTCCAGTACCAATCATCATTTTCAATATATCCATACCGATCAATTGATATTAATTGATTATTTAATTTATCTGTTTTATATCCTTTACTTACATCCCTTACGGTTAATTTAGTCTAAGGTACAATATCAAAATCATAATATCTATCTAAAATATCATTTACCGAATCCTAAAAATGTTCCAATTCATTTTTAGTAAAAGGTTCTTGCGCAACCCAATATAAATAAGTATATCCATCATCTTCAATAAAATTTGCTTCTTTATATCTTAATGAATATGGAATTGCTTTATCTATCTATCTAATAATTTTTAATTGATCTTTATATGATCCAAGATCGTTTGCTGCTAAATCTGATTCATTTAATGATTCATCAAAATCTACGTCTTCTTCTACTTCAATACTATCTACGTAACTCTTTAAATTATCTAATGGAATATCTTCTTCCTCTTGATCCGCAGTATCATGCCATTCTGCTTTTGAATTACTTACCCAAGCATTTACATATCTCTCTGCTTCATCTGGAGACATTCCAAATTCATCACTTACAAGTTCCACCATTTCAACTGGATCAAAAGAATCAGAATGATCTAAAAAATCAAATATATATTCCTGTAAAGAATAATTACCATCACGGGGATTGGTTAATGGAGAATCATCATCAAATAATGATTCATCTAATGTTATTTTTGCTTCTTCTGGTTCTTTGGGTGTTGGTTGCTTCTCTGCTCCAAGAAAGGGTTTCTCTTTAATTATTTCTTCAACAGGCTTTATAATATCTTCTACTGCTTTATCTGCTTCTACAGAATCTATATAAGCATCTGACATTGTTGGAGACATTTCAGTTACTGCATTTAAATCATCATTATGTACTACTTTATCTAAGTTTGGCATATTCTCATTTAATTTCTAAATTTTCATTTAATAACCTCTATCGTTTATTCTATAGTTTCCTATAATTGTTTTTCTCCTTCAATTTCTCCTTTTTCTATGTTCTGTACGTTTGGAGAAATCTAAAGAAGTATTTGTTGTAATTGACCAATATGTGTATTTTCTTCAGCTACTATATCTTGAATTACTGGAATCATATCAGAATTATTTCCTAAATTTGCAATTAGTTCATTATATTCTGCTATTGTATCCCATTCTGAATTAATTGCTTTAATAATTAAATTTGATACTCCAGTATCAGTTCCAGGATTCGGAGTTTCTTTTGAACTACTTTCAACATCAATAACTGAAAAATTAGCTTCTGCTTCAGGAACAATTACTTCAACTACATCATCAAATAAGTCTTCATTCAAAACTAATTTTTTCATTTTCATATTCCTTTTTATTTATATAAATTTAGCAGAATAATTTAATTATATTTATTATCCACTTATTTTCTTAAATTATTTTTAATCTTCCTAACCCATAAAAATTACTTTATCTTCATCTGCAATATACGGTAAATCCAATTTATCTATAAAATGATCAATATCCTAATCAAAAGTATCCCGCTGAATCTATTTTTTATTAAACGAACCAGTAGAGGAATTAAAAATATAAATAACAATATCTTCAGGAATCTAGATATTTTTTAACAATCTTTTATAATGAATATATCTATGAATTAATTCTGCATCTTCATATGTATCAGCAGCAATATAAATTACATTACTATTAACATTGTTTTTTGGATTTCCATCAATATGATGTTGAATAAAATATTTAGAATCTTCCTCTTCAAAATCTCGTTTTAAAATTTTCAAATTATTACATTTAAGATTACGAGCCGACTCTTCAACCAATCTAAATTTCATAAAAACACCTTAACCATATATCTTCGAATACTTATTAGCCCACCTGTTTATTTTCTTTGCATCAACTTGTGGATACTCTTGCATTATACTCTAGATATACCATTGAGGAACTTCTTTACCATGAGTCTTACAAAGCTATTTCACAGCTTTCATTACTTCTCTGTTAATATTACTTGAATCAGCTTCTTGTAAAGACTCACCTTTATACCCATTTGCAAACATTGCTTTTCTCTAAGCATCAGCTGCTTTCTTCGTATTAAATTTACCATGAGTTCCTTCTTTACCTTTATTGACCCATTTATTTCCTTGTTTTACCGTATCTTCTTGTATTAAATCTTCATTCTTATTCTTCTGAAGTTTAGTGCATCCTTCAAATACATTCTAACCAATATCAACTTTTCTATTTGGAATAGTAAGATGCTCTAAATTACTACAACCTTTAAATGCTTCATCTTCAATTGTATGAATAGTTTCAGGTAGAGACACATCAGTTAAACCTGTACAATTCATAAATGCTTTTCTACCAATTATAATTGGATTTCTCTTGAAAGAGATTGATTTTAAATTTGGACAATTCATAAATGCTCCGGATGGAACACTTTCCAAATCAAAAATTACAGAGTCCACATTCTCTATTGTCTTGGCTCTTTTGTCTCTGTCTTCATATAAAAATTTCTAATCATAAACAAAATCTTTTTGCCGATATTGTTCGGGATTTTCTTGTTTATCTTGATATTCTCTTTGTTTATCATAAATAGGATCTTGAGCCCTTTTCTTTGCATCTCTTTTTGCTCTTAAATCATCAAGAACTCCTTCTTTTAAACTTTCATTATATCTTAATAAATAACCTGAAAGTTTATCTGTATTATATGCAACCGAAGCGCTTTCATCCCACATATCTTTTAACTATAAAGATAATTCCTTATCATATTGATATATCTAATTAATTATTTCTATGGCTTCTTCTTTATCTCCAGCATTAAATATTGCTCTTGAAAATGTTTCTAATTCTTTTCTATTTAATCCTTCTTCGAATGTTTGTTTTGCAAAATATTCTCCGGCTTCTTCTTCGTCTTTACTTACATTTCCCATTACTTTCATTAAACGAATTGCTTGTTTCGTAGTCATTGGACCAAATTCTTTTTCATATTCTTTTAAAGAATTTTCATCCCAAAACTCAATGATTTCCATTCCGCCTTCTTTATAATGTTCTTTTGCTAATGCTACTAATTCATCATAAGTAAGATTATCATTAGATTCAAGTAATGGCTTTATCTTTGCATCCACTTTATTATACCATTCTAAATAAGAATCCATATCTACTGGTACTATTTCTGGATGATTTGATTCTATAAATGCTATTAGATTTTCTGAGGATTTATCATTGACCTAATTTAATGCTTCTGTAATTATTGATTCATCGAAATCTATATCGGTTTCATCAGACCAATCAGCTTCTGCCATTTGATCTTCCTCTTCATAATCATCATCTTCAAAATCTTCAGGAGCACCTTCCTACCATTTTTTATAAGCTATATCAAATGCTGGTTCTCCCGCATGCTTTAAACAAAGATTCTTAATTTCTTCCTCTATTTTATCCTCATCAGGAAAATACTTATTAATAATATCATTAAATAATTCGAAAGCATCTGTCCAATCAGAAATATTTAAATCTTCATTTTTCCTATCGGGATCTTTGCTATCAAGATATGCTTTTACTGCATCTGGATCATTTGTAGTATCTACTAACTTTTTTAATTCTTGTTTTTCTTCTGGTGTTAATTGATGTTGAATATTTTCATATAAACTTCTTAAATCATGAAATCTTTTATCGTTATCTATACAATAATGATCTAATTTATTTAGAGCTTCCCTTAAATTTTCCACCCTATATTCTCCTTCTCTATCAGGATCATCAAAATTATAACTAGGATCATCATTCATTATATGTCTCTCACTTTTTACATCTATTCTATCTTGATGTTTTGGTAATACTTTCTTTTTATGATTTGATGCATCAACTAATCTATTAAGCATTGCATTTAACTGAGCATCAGTATATTTATCAAAATTATAATGTTTTCCAAATTCGGTTATCCTAGCTATTAAACTTTCTCTATCATAAGATTCAGCCATACCATTCATTCCAGCTGCACTGCTTAGATTGGAATCTCCTGAACTCGCTTTATTAAACATATCTATATTATGCTCTACATTTCCTGCATCTGGATTTAATTTCGGAGGTAATGATTTTTTATATTTCTTCTTATTTATTTCATTATTATTTCCAATATAATTTCTCATGTATCAATCCTCTAATAATTCTGCTAATTCATCTTTACTTACTACTTTTAATTTATTTGGAATACTATTCTACTTTAATGTAATTTCAGTCTCCGGATAAATATTTATTAAATCAGATTTTAAGGAATAGTAAATATAATTCTATATTGTATTAGGCCAATCAATTTGATTCTCATTTATTTCTCCAACTACTATAAAATCTAAATCATTAAAATTACTAGTATTATCAAAAAATAAATCAGGATCTATTGTCCAATTTATTCCAAGATTTCCTGGAGTTAAATCAACTTGTTCTACTGAATCTGCTTTTAACCCTCTAAATACTATTAATGGAAATTCTAAATCATTTACATATTGTTCTAATGCTTCCCAATCAAAATCATCCATTAATGATAATTTACTGTCTATCATTCTTTCTGCTGCATTTTTATTTGGTATAGTTTTATATACTGCATCTTTAAATGCATCTTCTATAAACTATCTATCTTTATATGCTTCTACTAATTTAAATTTCATTTTTAGTCCTCTGCGTATTTCTATTCAAATTGTTTATTATCAACTGTATCCATTACATCATCTTCAAAATATTCATTAAAGAAAAACACACATCTTGAATCATTAAAGTAATAAGTAAATAAATATGGAATTTCCTCCGCATCCGATTTAATTTCAGTAAAAAATAATCTTTGTATTACCTTTTCCGTATCCAAATCATCGGGTACATCAAAATCAAAAGATGCTAAAAGTTCCTTTAATCCATCTAAATCTTTCTAATTAACATAATCCTATATTGCCCAACCAAGTTCATCGGCTTCTACTAATGACTTTGATAAAATTCTTCTGGATACCTAAAAGTTCATATATCTATCATCTAATGAATAAAATTGTAAATAAATAAGTTTTTCAGATTGATTTATTTTATATTTTAATTCCTTTAATCTCTTTTTAAATTGTGCCTTAAATGCATTATAACTACATTCTTGTAATTCTTCAATAGATAAAACATGATTTTTATCTCGTTTATTAATAATACCCATCCATTCCTAAGCTACATTCTTGTTATCAAAAATTGCTTTCTATACTCTTATGGATGGAATCTCAGATGGATCCTCAATAAACCACCATTTTAAAGAGTTGTCCATTTTAATTAACCATTCCGCAGGAATTAAATAATTACAATATTCAGAAACCCCTAATTCATCTAAAATAGAATCTACAATAAATTGAGGATCTGAATTTAATTTCTTCTCGTTAAAAAATTCTTGAAGTTCAGGCCACTTCGAGATAATATCTTCATACTCAAGCATTTCCTCTTCATTTGGATTATTAATATCAGGATTAGTTCCTGCTGCTGAATACTGCTATGATTCAAAATGAAGCTAATATTTATATTTTCCATCTTTAGAAATTATAATATAATATTCTCCACCATACTTATCTTTATAATAATCAAAATACTATCTGGTTCTGGAATCAGCAGTACACCATCCGCTACCTTTTCCAAGAGCACAAGATGCTTCATAAGTTTCAGGAATATAAATATCAAAATTAGCAGTACTTCCTACGTGCTTTGCTCCTGAAATATCTTTTCTTAATTTTCTTTCTTTTTGTCTATCAGTTAATTCTACTTCTGCTAATGCTTGGTATAAATCATCAGGCGTCTTGTAAAAATTAATGTCTTTATTTCTTAAATTTGATTTTTTCTCAATGAAATCTTTTAATAAATCTTTTACTGATGCATCTACATGAATTCCTGCTACAGACTAGGAATACTTACCATAATCATAAATATTTCCCTTCAAAAACTAATTCAATAACCAAATACCGAAATCACCTGTTGTTGTGCCACCTTCATGATAAGTAGGATCAAAATTCAAAATAAAATTAAAAGTAGACTATGCTCGTCCTTTTACTTCTTCCTCTGATTGCCAAGGCTGTTTATTCGTAATAAGAAAATCTTCTAATTTAGATTTATACTAATCAAATGTTTTCTATAAATTTTTACCTTCAGTTAATATTTCTTCTTCTAACTTAAATTTCATTATATCACCTATTAAATTTCGGGACCATGACTATCTTTAAATGATGCTGAATCTTCTATATCTATCAATAACTATTCCTCTGCATCTTCAATATAATCTTGAATTATGTCTCTAAATTCATTTATTCCTAATAAATCATAGATATTCATTGTTGATGTGATTGTATCCATCACTATTTCTGCTAGATAACTTTCATCCGCATCTTTCATTTCATTCTATGTTGCTTCATTACAAAATCCATTTTCAATTAGGATTTCTGCAATATTTTCTAAACCAAATTCTTCTACTAATTTATCATATATTTCATATGGATCTAATTCAAGATCATATCCGTATAATTCAGGATCCTTTGGAGCATATGTATAACCCACTGATTCTGTTAATCTAAATTTCATTATTTCATCTCCTTATAAATAAAAAAGGATAATGACACCATAATCATTATCCTTCCTTTTAGTGCCTAATTTAATTTAGCACCAATCTCTCTATATTTATTTACAAGAATAAAAAATTTTAAAATTCAGAATCTTCGATAACTGGATCATAAAGATCAAATTGCATTACATTATGAATTTCTATTTTCCTTTCTTCGTCATCATAATCAATTACTTGAAGTTTATATCCTTCTGAATGAAGCATTTCAAAAATCTTGTGAAGATCTTCTTTAATAGAGTCGAAGACTTCGTCTCTTCGATAAATTAATTCCTCTTCTATATTTTTATAAGTAGTTCTTAATTCATTAGTAGTCTTTTCTTTATAAACCACTGTGCTATCAGGTATTTCCATTATCATGTTCCTTCCTGAATTTTCTAGGAGGCTTAGGAAATCTAAACCAATTACTTGGAATCTATACACATAAAGATCCATCATCGTTTCTATGAATAATATTTACATAATCAGGATACTACTTCTTCCACTTTTCAATTTGAGTAATATATGATTTTCTTGCAGTAGATATTAGTATCTAATCGTCACCATGAATAAAATCAATTCCAGTTTCAATTATTCTTTTCATTATTTCAACTCCGACACATCAGGAATTTCTTTCCAAAAATTATCTTCTTTAAGACTATAATAATCCTCGGGTTCTGTTGCTGTCCACCAACAGTATTCTACTAGATGTACATCACGCATCTTAATATTTGGAATAATCAATCTAAAAGTGTCATAATACTTGACGCATTCACTTGGGAAAAGATGTCTGGTTTTACCCCACCAGCCTTCATTCTCCTCATCTACTTCCAGAATAAAATCAAGATATACATTACCACCGCTAGTACACATGATATCAAAATATCCAGGTTTATATCCCATGATGTCTTTATGCTTCAATTCAAATTCATCATAATCAAAATCAGGAATATATTTTTTAATAGGAACTCGAAGTACTTTTTCTCGTCTATATTCACTCATTTATTTCTTCTCCTTCAAGAAATTATACATTTCTTCAATAGTATCCATCATTGGATATCTTTCCATGGAGCAACTATTTCTTGCAAATTCCTTTTTTACCATATCTACATACATAGAAGCCGAAGTCATTTCTTCTTGCCCATCATCACCCATATAAAATAGATCCCAATCTTCATCGGACATCTTCAAAATATTCTTAACGTCCAACTGCTTGATTGCCAGGTTATCAAAACTAATTGTATTGAAACATTTGAGTTTTGTCATAACAGGAAGCATTGATTTCAACCATTCAATGTTCTTATCAATATCCCCCCCATGAAGGTTATACAGTTTTTCGCCTCTGCGAACTCTTTTATAACCAAGAATAAGAATCTTCAAATCTTTATTCGCTAATTTCTTAAAATCTTCGGCAGTAAACATACCTGCAATAATATGAATTACTGCATTAGGAAATTTAGAAACCTCAGAAATAAAAGTATCTGTCGGATTTGTCAAAGAAATTCCAAGACCATAAATCAGTTCCTGATCACAAAACTTCTTAATCAAAGAAACATTCTTCATAAAATGATCTTGATTTATTGTCATAGAAGGAATAAGCTGATGATCTTTACATTTCAAAAGGAACTCTTCAAGATCTGGATGTTCAAGAGGATTTCCTCCTCCAATAGCAAGTTCAGTATATGGATGAAGCTTATCAATAAAGCAAGGACTTAAAATGTCTCCATGAACTCCATCCGGCTTAGAATCCTCATGACACATAAGACATCCTTTATCACATTTATTAGTTATCTTAATATCCATACTTTCGACAGTCTCGGGCTCAAAGAAATCCAAATTATTTTCTCGAATCTTGGTACCATCATCAAAAATACTTACTTTATAATTCCCGTTTATATAACTTCCAATAAGATTCATTACCTTATACCTCCTCATGCCACAACATATTCTTTCCAAAGATTTTCGACTTCTTCGGAAGCTTCCTTGTAATATTCTTCCCGTTCCTCAAAGTCCCAATGCTCGGTGAAGTAACCACGGAACACAATGTTTCCAGTCGGCTTCCAACCATTGTAGGAGCAAAGCTCTTCGCTAATGCCGAGGTCATTGTAATCCCTCAGGGAATTGTGGATCTCCTCATAATCATTATCAAAAACAGTAGATCCACAATCAATCTTACCGTCCTTTTCAACTTCAAGATTGAAGCCACAAACATATCCAGGGATAACTCCATGAAACTCACAGTCATTAGTGATTTCCCAAGTCTTGACACTACGCTCCAGGAACTCTTTCATCGTAATAACATTAGTCTTCATTTTATTATCTCCTTTATTTATTTTATGCTTTAATTATAAAGGATCTCAAAAGAAAAATCAACTATTATTTAATTCTTGATTACTTTATTTTCAAACTTCTTATATGCATCAAGATACCATTCTTCTTTATCGCCATTATAAGTTAATTCATAATACATACCATCAAATAAAGAAGAAGATAGAAGATATTTCCAATTCTGAAGTGCTTTGCATTTCCATACAATATATACTTCAAATTCAGGAACTCCATCAGTTGCATCCAGATGTTCTACAATATATTTATCTACCATTTTAATTGCTATATCATCCATTTTAAATTACCTCATTATCTATATCCATACCATCCAAAAGCTACCATCTTATCTCCGCTTGGAGTAGTAAATTTTCTATCATACCACTCAAGACACTCTTCATAATCGAAAGTTTGATAACAAGCTTTTGCCTCCTTAATTTCAGCATATTCATCTTCATTTTCATCTGCGTACTCATCAAGATGAATAAGTTCTCTTTCTTTCATTGGGATATCTTTTTCTGTAATTAGAGTACCATTCCAATAGTCATAATATAATTGACCTTTTTTCCATGCATCAAATTCTTCCTGAGTACAAATACAAATTGAATGAGTAGAAGAAGAATTAGTTTCGAATACTCCGGATCTAATTACTTTCATATTAATTCTCCTTAACCATCGTATCCATACCAACCAAAGATATGAATCTTATCTCCATGCTTGGAAGTATATTCTTCATCAAAGATTTCCATATCAATTCTAGAATAATAATCATAGTACTTGATATATCTCCAATCATCGTCTTCAAGTTCCTGATCACTTGGCATTGGAACAATCTTTTCATAATCTCTATCGAGAACCATTTCACCATCAACCCATTTCTTATACTCTTCATCAGTACAAATAATCAATGAATGAGTACTTGAGCTATTAGTTTCAAATGTTCCATATCTAATTGTCTTCATATTTATTTATCTCCTTTTTAATGATTATCATTATCTATAATTAAAAGAATATTTCTATTTAAAAGAAAATCTTCTAAGGATAAAGTACCATGTATCCATGCTCCTCGATGTCCACTTAGAAAATCCTTAATACTATGAAATCCTTCGTAACTCTGATGGTCAATATATCCATTAAAGTAATCTACATAGATACCACTGCATTCAGGAATTAATTCTTTAATATAATTATTCAGGCGCTGATAATCTTCAACATCTTCTAATTGAGCTCTTAGATCATCATCATTCGCTTCCGAATACCAACCATCAATATTATTCACTTCACAAATTAATGTGATCAAATAAGATAATTTATTAAGTGGATCATTAAACCATTCTGGTCCCCATCCAAATTCTTCACAACTCACATGAAGAAATCCATCAGTTAAAACATATAATTTTAATTCAGTTATGGATTTTTCAGTTTCAGGATCTCTGTCCAATTTTACTGATACATTATGAGTAGATGAACTATTTGTTTCAAATACGCATTCTCGAATTTTCTACATAACTATCACTCCATGTTGTAGGATCTGTATAAGTACATACTCTTACATCTTCTACTGATTCTAATTTACCTAACTTAAATGCTTCTTTTATCATATCGAGTGGTTTAGAAAAATTTCCAACCCTATACCACTCACCTTCTACCTTCTTTTCTAATGTATATGTCATGCTGCCTTCTTCTTTCTCCAAACTTCCGGATGCTGATAAAGTTCAATAATATTATCAATCTTAATCTTAAGAATCTTAGTGCTAAATCCTCCGTCCTTCTTAAAATACGAAGGAATAACCATATCCTTAAAATTATTCATTACTACTTCTTCATCATTCAGATAATACTTATATTCCACTCTAGTATAAGTATTCAGAGACATCGGATACAGATTCAGATAATAACTACCGGTATTAGAATTATAACTAATATAATTCTTCTTTTCCCAAGACCAATTAGAAGGCTTATCGGATTTCTTTTCGGAAGGAGTTACGCCATTAATCTTCATATAACGAACTCCAGTACGACTCGTAGTATAAACAGTCTTGATAATCTTATAACCCATATTCTTATATTCGGCCTTCAAAGGAACTTCCACGGAATACTTAATCCGGAAAAAGCTACCAGGATGAATATCCTCCAAAACCTTCTTCAACTCATTAATTTTCATCTTTATGTCCTCCTTAATAACATTTAATTAATTAATATATTTAATTTTATTTAATATAATAAAATTTATTATTTAATGGATTTAATTAACTAACTTCATTAGTATTATACCGAATTATTTTTTAAAGATCAACTATTAATTTTAACTTTCTTAAAATTCTTTTTCTGAAATATCCCATTTAATATACTCAGGATGATCCTTTAAAATCCAATTATCTATTAGGTTATTCAGCTCGGCCCCACAAGAATTACATAGAACAATGCGTTCAAGTTTACATCTACGATGCCAGGTCGCCTGACCAGTCAGATGAGAAAGATTAATTGCAACAGGACTCATGTAAATTGGAGTACCGCACTTATTACAAATACCATACGTTTTAAGAGGTCTAGAATTAGTTTTAATGGACTTTTTTTCTTCTGGAGTACTTACATTACCTTCCATGCTATCGACGGTTTTTGGGGCGTTTTCTTCGATACGTTTTTCAATTTTTTCTTCTTCTTTCTGAACAGTTTGAAACAAATTAATCTTAGGCTTATTTTTACTGCCCTTCGGACGTCCTCTTCCCATCTTACATAACCCCCTCAAATGGATTTCCCATAAACATTCTTTCCATCATTTCTCTTACTGCATTTCCGGCATCATCTTTTGTCCATGTATCTTCTCGTTCTTCTATCTTAAATTCTACATCTATTCCCTGATTGAATTTCATGGCAGTTGCTACCCCATCAGATACTTCTTTTACATACTCCTTAAGATATTCCCCTGCCATTTCTTTTTTATTATTATCTCTTAAAAAAGAATTTGAAGGAATAGATATATGAATAATTACCTTAGCTGATTCCTCATCTACATCTGTTCCTATCATTAGAACTCCTTGATAAGCCCAAATTAAATAAACAAGAGTATCAGCAATCTTAACCTTATCCATATTTATTCCTCCAAATTTATCTACAATTAAATTATATTAAATTATTCTTGGTAAATCAACTATCAATATGCTTTTCCTTTAGCCATTTTTCAATACATCCAGTACATTTTTCCTGTTTATTACACCATTCCTTTTCCTTTTCCTGAACATATTCACAAACAGCATCAAGAAAATAAAATTCAAAAGTTTCAGGGTCCATTTGATTAATAATATCTCTACCAGTTGGAGCTTTCTGCTTTAGATAATAATTTACTTGAATACCATTTAAAGCACATCCGAGCTTTTTACTTTTATGCTGAATGAATGGATAAATACCAATAATACAAAGTTCATGCTCACATGCTTTACATTCTGCACATTTCATTATTTATCCCTCCTTACCTCACCATAGAATACATATTATCCAGCATCTGATGACCAACCATAATCTTCGACCAATTATTGGCCTGATAAGTTTCAGTCATCCGTGCAGGCTGCACATGAGAAACAAAATCGCTAACAGCATTAAGAGCTCCCCAAGCAGTACCCTTAAACTTAGCAATATCAGCCATATCATAGCAATTAAACAAATTCTGCTTCATAGCATCTACATTCCGAATCTTGCGCTCGGAAGTCTCGGCGTTTACAGGAAACATATTATCAATCAGTTCCTCAAGCACATAGCTTTCAACTTTGGTATCGACCAAAATTTGAGCTTCCTCATTCAGAGCCTTCATATAATCCTGAGCCATTCCAAGCGTCTGACGAGCCTCTTCCATCTTAAAAGTAATATCACCAACATGCTTTGTAGTCCAAGAACGCTTCGCCGTCTTAAGTGCCAGATTCAATGTGTTGGAACACCAGACACGCACAGGAGTCATGCAAATCTTAATGCTTCCGCTGCCATCATGAGTGTTCATAAAGCATACATACGGATCAACCTCATCTCCAAGAATTTCCTGTTCAGGCATCCGAGCCAGAAGCCAAACCTGCTTACCACCCCTAAAGCATCCGGCAGTTTCATATCTCACTTCCACATCAGGATTCTTCAGAAGTTCATCCGTAAAAGCAAAAGCTTCATGATTCTGAACGAGCTGATAACGCTTGGTTACCATACCCAGCACCTCATCATTATCAGTACGAGTATTTGCAATAAATCCAGGAATCTCATGACCTTTACCGTCATAAATCGGACGACCTTCGACTTCCCAATTCAGTCCAGCGAGCTTAATAGCATCTGCACTGGTCGGAGCTTCCTTGACCTCAGTACCCAGTCCGCTCCAAGGCATATTCCTTACATACATCATCGTGTCAGCAAACATTTTTCTGTCCTCCATTTATTTATTATTTACAAATATAATTATAATTGTTTTATCTCAAAAAATCAACTATTATTTAATTTCATTTTTATGATTCCAAAGATATTCTCTAAATGCATCCCAATTTAATTTTACCTGATCATATATATCAATTTTCATATTATTACATTTTTCTGGATGAATTAATGCAGTTATTACAGTTTCCATTTCTGCTTTACTCCAATAGTAATATCTTAAACTGGAATCTATCTTATCCCAAAATTCCTTTTCATTTAATGTTTTCTTATATTTATTAAATGCATCTTTTACATCTTCCATAAAAGCAGAATGCTTAAATATATTTATTATTACTATTTTCTATGCATTGAAATCTTCATAGAATACATTCCATATTAGCATTACTTATTATTTTCCTCATTATAAATTTCAAAATAAAATTTTATTGGCTTTTCATTTTCTATTACGTTACCGTAAATTAATCCAATTTTATAAATATAATTACTTTTTAACTTCTTTGGAATATCATAAATATATTCTCTAAATAATTCTAATGTATGAGCACGTTTATAATGATTACAAGATCTACATGATGGCATTAAATTTGAAAAATCGTCACTTCCACTATCTTCTTTATTCCAGGCATGTAATGGTTTAAAATGATCTACCTACATATCTTTGTATTCTATTTTTCTTCCGCAATATGCGCAATGACCATTATATTTATTATATACCTACATTCTTTTTTCTTTACTTATAGCCATTTCTTTTTCCTCTTGAATAATCTCTCAGAAAAGGTTCTGATTTTTCTACTTCCTCAGATGGTTTCTTTCCGATGTATTGCGTTGGCACATCGTTATACCCAAATTCGCAAATATTGCACACGCTATTAAAGCTATATCTATCTACGTTGCGACAAGATTTACACCAATCCATCATTCCGCACCCTCCTTGTCGGCAGGAATAATTACAGGAGCATTTGCAAGCACACAATCAATACAATTTTCATATTTATGAAACTCATTTTTACATCCGTGGCAGCATTCTCGTTCCATCGAATCCAAGTCAGTCAGTCGTCCATGGTCAGGGACGGGAATGGCATGATAATGTACCCACCCAACCTTTTTATCCCACACAGTCACAAGATTATTGCTATATACTCTGACATCCAATACCATTCCAGGCTCCGGCATCTCCATGCCGGGGATATAGATACCACTCATTTCAATTCCTCCTTATCTGCCGAGAGGATGGTCGGCACTTTATCCCGAATAGTAGTATAGTGCAGCGTCCTATTCATGTGAGGTGTGAATGTATGAAGGACAGCGTTTCGCTCTATCAGGTCGCTATGGTCAGGTACGGGGATGGCGGTTGCACCGATGTGAAAGCCGTGCAAATCAAGCACTTCTCCATCTGGCTGAATACGAATTATGACTTCGCACCCATCAACATTTATCGGCATTTCTATGCCACTGATATATACTCCTGCCATTATTCAACTCCATGCACTAGTTCATAATCATTAATTGTTTTATTCACTACTTTTAGTTGTTCTTTATATTCTTCAATCTTTTTTATCAACCACAATCTATCCTGTAGTGAATCCTCATAACAGTTTTTACTGCAACAAAGAGTTTCATCCTCTTCGGTGATATTCATTAGATCCCTTAATTTAACTATGGCTCTAAGATAAGAATTACATGAAGTAAATGTCGGAATAATTTGTTCATATATTCCTTCCTTTACTTTTTTCATTTTTAATTCATGAGTTCCATCTTTATTTACTATAGGAAATGTAATATATTCCCCTTTACATTTCTTATCAAACTTCTTATATTCTTCTTCAAATAGAGCTTGATTAGATTTTAATTCTTCCGCTGGTATCCAAGGATTACTTGCATCATCCTGAAGTTGAAGAAGTCTGTCGTATTCTTCATAATACTGATAAATCAATTGTTTATATTCTTCGTATTTAATTGTACCATTCGACATCATTTCGTTCATAATTATTTCCCTCACACGCTTCATAGATTGCAGACATGCATTGATCACAAAATGCTTGATTTATTTCATATGGATAAAACGTCTTAATATCAATATCAAATCTATCTAGAAGTTCAATAAATGCTTCAATCATATCAGCAGAATTTTCCAGTAACATAGATCTGTTCTTATCTTTGACTTCAACATCACCTAGAGTACATGAATTATAATTTGTACAGCCATAACAAGAAATAGTTCTGTTAGCACAAAGTCTTAAATCTTTTATAAGTTCCTGTACTGTCATATTTAAATCTCCGCACTCATGATTTCAATTTCATGAATGAATGTCTTAAATTTATTATCATCTCTATTGTAGAATTGCATTCTACGAGCTTTTGCATTTTCTGCAGCTTCATAAGAACCAAAACCAAAAAGGAACAAATAGTTTTCAGAAGGAGTCATGAGTGTTCCAATCGGAGATTCTCTTTTACCATAATATTCAATTCTGGTAGGCCACTGATGCGGATTAGTAGCAGTAGGAGTAGTAGTAACCTTCAAAAAATACTTAATCATCTTTATTCTCCTTTTTAATATGTTTATCTTTACGCTTGAAAGATCCTTTACCTTTTTTAGGAGGAATAGAATAACCATGACGCTTGAACTTAAAATACTCCTGAAGTTCCCCAGGAGACTTTTTAAACATCTTCTTATCCATTTCTGTTCCTCCTTATATATTTACATTAAATAAAATCTTTAACGCTCATTCCAGGAGCATTCCAAGGACAACAAGACCCATAATCACCTTCATAAGCAGACCGAATACCATATTTCTTATTCAGAGCTTCTTCAGTTGCAGAAAGGTCCATCATCAATTCGTAATACAGAAACTTATCATTAAACGTCAAAGTATTAAGAAAATTTCGGGCAATCTCAATACGTTCCATGCTATAAGCACGATCCACAAAATCCTTGAGCTCTTTCGCAGAATACTTCTTCATCTCGTTGTCCTCCATATCATTTATTTCAATTATTATTATAATGGAAAAACAACAAAAAATCAACTAACGATTAAATTATTCTTCAATAGTTAGTTGATACTCCACCTTAGTATTTCATGTGCCTTCTCTATAACTTCATCGCTAGTTAAATATTGTCCGTGATAATAAAATTTTTCTTTTGGCTTTTCATATTTATCAGAATCCAGAGTTGAAAATATATTCATGAGATCTTCTCCGCTGATATATTTTGAATAATGAATATTATCTGTAATGGTAGGTTCAGAAATTGTAGTTGCAGTTTTATTTTCTGTCTTGGTATATCTATCATCAAGAGATTTTAAATAGAATATAAACCATGGAATAACGACCATTATCCAAGTTATAATATTTATAATAAAATAAATTACCAAAAGTCTAACAAGCATTTTATTTCACCTTTTCAAATTTAGGACAATGAGGTTCATATACTTCAGTCATATATAAATTAGATACTTCGCATTCCGGCAGCCACCACCAATATCCTTTTACTTCCTTTAGCATAGCTCCAATTCGTCTTTTACAATACCAACATTGTCCTACATTATTGAATTCAAATTTTTTAATACCTTTAAATTCATCCATTGTTACTTTCCTTTTAAAAAATAGTATCAGGAGAAAGCATACGCTTCAGATATTCATAACTATTCTTTACTTTACAAATTCCACCATTAGATAGAAGAATTTCTGCAAACTTTCCTCTATCCATATCTTCCTGATCTGTAGTACTGATAGAAATAATATTATCAAGATTAATAAGAATCTTCTTTTCTCGCGCAGTAGTTACTTCAAGAAATTTCATTAGTAAATATCCCCCTCTTTCAGTTCACCGTCTTCAAATGTAAGATTTATAGTAACTCTACCTTTATTAAAATTTTCTGGAAGCTTTTCATAAAGTCTATAATCAAATTGATCCATCCTAATAAGAAGCTCCACAATAAATTCCAGATCACTCATTTTATTTTATCTCCTTTCAATTCAACTGAAGATGATTAGTTCTAGCATTCTGAATCTTATTATAAGGATTGAAGTTCAAGCCTTCTTCATATCCTTTATTCTGATAAGTCTGATTAAGATTAAATCTGGTATTATATGCTTCGCTCTTGAAGCCTTTCTTCATGGTTTCCAGAACTTCATTCGGAGTAACCATAACCAAAGCATATTCCTGATGCTCATCATTCTGTTTCTTCAGTGCTTCTCGAATACCTCTTGCATATCCATAAGCATAGGACTCTGCCAAGTCTCTACGAGTAACACCATCTCTATGCATATTCCTCTTGATTACATCTTCATATCCACTTCTAATGCAATCAAATGCATATTCATAAATCTTAGAACAGATTTGCCAGTCTTCTTCAAATCCAACAAATCCAATCTTATGCATCCGGCTACCCTGCATCTTAGTATAATAACTACGGCAGCAGTAATAATCCGCAATCGTCTGAGAAAGGGTAACTGCAAACTTATACTTTGTCTTACTAACTTCGACCGTGCAGGTTTTCTTAACTACGGTCATGTTCGGAGTCTTAACACATTCTTCGGGACAGAGCTTATGCTGGGCCATCAGCTCACGAGCTCTCAGAAGAGCCAACTTAGCTTCATTTTCATTGGGACTATCTGCAAGAGCCAGAAGCTTAGCAATCTTATCACGAATATCCATGATTAACCCTTCAAATTTTTCTTAACAGGAGAAACTAAGTCATTTAGAATTTCAACTACATGAATAATTTCTTCCCAATCCCTCAGCTGGTCAAAAGCATAGTAGTCTGTTCCATCTTCATCGGTAAATCCTGCGAGGTGCGGAACCATCATTATATTACTAACAACATTCATAGCCCAAGCTACATCATTGAAATCATCTTTATGAAGACAACCATTTTTCCAACGCACTGAAATTTCCTCCTTCATTTATTATACTTTAATTATAAGGGATAAATTGAAATAAATCAACTATTATTTAATTCTTAAGAATTAAGAGTCAATTTTAATTCATTAAATTCAAAATCATGAAATCCATTTACATATTCATAATTCTTATTTATGGTATCATAACAATCTCGAAATAGAAAGCAGTGCACAAATCTTTCTATAAGTTTTCATAATTTATTCCTTTCACCAATTATAAATTTCTTCTTCTTCAAAAAATCCATAGTCTTCAAGAATAGTAGTTCTGTACTTGTATGCATCAACCATGATGCTACCAGTACCTAGACCTTTAAGTTTATTCTTAAACTTTCGTCTTTTCTTGAGAACATCTTTCATTATTTTTACTAACTGCATCAACGTATCAGGATTTCTAGTAATCTCTATTTCATGATAAAGATCCAGCAAAGCATTGTCATAATATTTAACCATTGTTTTAAGTTCATCGTTTTCAACCTTACAGAATTTATACTTACTGATATCTTCATGTCTACAATACTCAAAATATTTCTTAGCCTTACTGAGACTAGTAAAATGAGGAGGTCCTTTAATGGGTTCACCAGTTTCACGATTAATAACTTGATATCTCATTATTTTCCTCCTCCCATTCAAATCCAGATATCCTATCAATAGAAATATCATCATTCTCAAAGATTGGTCTAAGATAGCTTTTTTGTTCAGAAGTAAGATGTTGTGTCCAATTAATTATATATTCATGAGCTCCAAGAAGAGACCTAGTTATATGAGCCCAACCATGATTATATAATCTATCATCATCATGAATCATTCTATCTTCAACATTATCATAAACTGGATATTTCAGTTTATCTGCAATTTCTTTTGCAACGAATAAATGATCCATTAGATTACATTTAATAAATTCTCCAGTAGGGGAAAGCCAGCCAAGGTCCATGGTCAATTATCTTCCCCCTTAAAAAATGTAAAGAAAGGAATTTCCATAATATCGAGAGCATCTTCGTCAAGTTCGATTCCCATCCATTTTAAGCTACCATTGACGTTAGGATTCAGAAGAAAATCCAGATAATAAGGATACTCAGGATTATTCCAATATCCAATAAGTTCTTCAACAAAGAGTTCTGCTTCAGTACGAGTAGGAAGAGCAATAAGATTCCACTCTACAGAATCTTCATATTCTCCGGTATGATAAGTAACAATATACATCTTCTTCATTTAATTAATCCTCCTTGATATTATTCTGAATTGCAAAACACTCTTTGAAATATTCCAGCATTTCAAGAGAAAAACGAGAAGCAAAATGCTCCAAAGTTTCTCCAAAAAAGTGATAACCATGATCGTTAAGCCAACGAACGATTTTCATTTTCTTTTCCATTTTGCTGCCTCCAATTTCTATTTACAATATAATTATAATTGATATATCTGAAAAAATCAACTATCAATAAAAATATCCTGAGTAACTTTTGCTACTCAGGATACATAATCATCCCACTACTTAGGATAAAGTTCATCCTTGACTATTCCAAGTTTCCACATATCTTTAAAGTAATTATATTCGTCTCCATCTACAATTACTACATAATGTGGATTTGTAATAAATTCTTCAAGAGTAAAATTATGTTGTTCCATCCAACTTTGTAGATATGCTTCATCCGTTCCTACTGATGGATGTTTTACCCAAAAATATTCTTTTTCAGGTTTTCCTTCTGCTACCCATTCCCGATATCTATCTTCTTCATATTTATATTCAAATTCAGATACTCTGATAATTTCTGGATTTAATTTCTTAATCAGTTTAATTAATTCTTCTCTTAGTTCCTGGTCATATTCGGTACAAGCATAAGCGTATCTAATTTTATCTTCCATCGTATAAAGAATCTGAAACGGAGATCTGCCAAAATACAACCCACCATATTTACTAAGATAAAGTACTCCATCTTCAATCATATGATTAGGAATTTCATTTTTCATATAAGAATAAACTTCTGTATATGCTTTCGGAGCAATTACAAGACTATGACTAGAACTACTATTAGTTTCAAATGTTCCTGTACGAATTTGAATCATACTTCTGCTTCTCCTTTTTTCATCATATCTTCTACTGCTTGTTCACATATACCATCAAGATAATGATTAATAGCATTGATAACGCTATCATGCTTTCTAATTAGTCTTTCATTCTCTTGAAATTCAGCAAGAAGTTCTATAAATTCTCCACTTAAATCTTCTCTTGAAAGGATCTTATTCTCTTGATTGATCATTTCAAGAAATTTACTATAGAGTTCTCCTTGATTTCTTTCCATTTTATTTCTAGCAGCTTTTAATAGCCACATGGCACTAGCAAGAGTTGTTGGTTCAATCATTAAATGCCATCCTTCCATTTTCTAAACTCTTTTTCCCATTCCCAATATTCTTTGACATTGAAAGTATCAAGAATAATCTTATGTCCACAAACCGGACATTTAATATATATTTGAATCCAATGAGATGTATCCACTTTAATATCTGCGGGATAATATCCAAGAGTAGTTCCACAATGAGTACAGAAGGATTCTTTTTCATGAATGTGTCTCTCTTCAATGATTCTCATAACTATTCTCCTTTATCCTACTGGCCCAACATAATTACAATTAATAAATTGTAATTCTTTATCTTTTACACAAAAAAGATTATATACATACCAAATATAAACATCTTCATCTTTTATATAATCATGATTATTGCAAAAAGATTCTTTTGTATTATAATTAGTCGCGATCATGGATCTAAGCATACATCTAATGTCATATTCATTATCAGGTGGATCAATCAACTGAATAACTGCTGCATTAACATCATGCTTGAGGTAGACTTCATATTCAACAAGATAATACTTTCTACTCATTACACGTCCTCTCCACATCTTCGCTTGATTTCACATTCAATTTCATAATATCTATGATAAGCATCCTCTTCTGCCTTTGGAGACCAACGAACATAATCAGATCTAATGGTCATATCATGAGCATATTCTGCGGCATAGATATACTCCTCCAAAAGATCATCAATAGACATGGTAGATAATTCTTTATTCATTTTACTTCCCTCCAGTCATTATGTTCAATAATAGCTCTCATATTCTGAACACCTACAGGATTCATAGAATGAATATGGAAGAAATATCCAGTATCAACCATACCAGACTCTTCAAGCCAATCAAGAATCTTAATAAAATCTCCACCATCATTATGATAAGTACCACTATCATGATCCAAATCAATCAGAATGGTTTCTGCATTATAACTTCTATCATACATTCTAATTGCAGTAATAGCTTCTTTAGTGGATCTGCACCAGAGCCAACCAGAATTATCAAATGTATAATCAGGTTCATTCTCAGGAGGCTCCCTCATATCATCAATCCAAAGCTTAAACTGAGTCATTTTCTTATCCTCCATAATTTTTATTTATATCTATATTATAAAGGAAAAAGGAATAAAAATCAACTATTGATTAATATTCCTTTGGACTAGCAATTACATATTTATCTTGTTCCGCGAGTTGATCTGCAACTTCTGCAATATTTAATGCAATACGATAAAGTATTTCTGCATTCATACCTAACTTTGGATTTTTATTTAAATGTTCTATAGTTTCATTTCTGCAACTAAAACCTTCTGAATTATAAAATCTATCTAATTCATTTGAGGCATATTTCATTAGTGCTACTCTGCAGGAAGGTTCTCCTCCACGAGGTTCATAATTAACCATTGGACAATTTAAACAAATTCCTGGTTCAGTATCATGAATATTACAGTTTCTTAATGCAAATATTAGTTTATCCATTTCAGTCATTATATTTTCTCCTCTGTTGAAATAATGGTAGGAAGATTATAAAGTGCTGTCATAAATTCAACAGTTAGTAAATTATCAATCTCAGGAAAAGCTTGAATCAATTTAAAAACATCATGTTTTTCAATTAGATTCCCATGTGATGGTACGGAAATGGCCCCTCCCTCATATGCGTTTTGTGGATTTGCTGAAACATAATAAGCTTTTCCGTCAGGACGAATAACGATGAAGTCACCATCTTTCGGCATTTCCATGCCCTTAATCAGTATACTCATTCGTCCTCCTTCGATTGCTCTAGATATCTAACTTCTTTTCCAGTAGCTTTTGCATACTGTATTTCAGATCTTGTGCTGGAACCAATATATCCATCAACATTGATTACAAAAATCTCATCTGCCATGTCAATTTTTCTCTTATGCATATCATCAAGCATTTCTTTTGTTCCTTCAGTCCAAACCTCTTTGTCACCAGAATGTCCAAAAAGACCAACACTGATTACAATGTTTCCCTCCAGCGTCAAACGCTTTTGAGATTCAAGAAAAGCGTCCTTAAATCGAGTGCTTCCACAAAGTGTAATGACCTTATACTTACCGACCATAACTTTCCTCCTTCGGTGGTACTCGATTGTTCAGCAATTCGCGAACGCAATCATCATGCGCTTCGATGTACTCCCATCCGCGGTCGCCTGGATAGGCATACCACTCACGCTTGATTTTATATCTTGTGTAGGGCTTTGCCATAAGCGATTTCCCACATAAATCACAACATCTAATAACGCTCATGTTTCCTCCTTTGGCGACTCCGGCTCATACTTTGGGCATTTATCACCGACTCTAAGCGGATATTTGCCGCAACAGTAGTAATGATTACCGTCCATTTTTACTGACATGGTTTTTCGGTTTTGGCAGGTTTGACACTCAGGAGATAATTCATCCCAATGCCCGTGACTCCACAATCTGCGAATGTGTGGTTGCTCTTCATAATGACTCATGTTTCCTCCTTCGGCGGCTTTGTTTGGCCTTGGTATTGTCTCATTTTACGTGGATCTAGCTCGTCCCCGTTCCACAAACTTCGATATTCAGAGTTCATGCAACGTCCAGCTACGCAGGTTCCATAAGGACTTTTTACTATGCAAGGAAACGGACATTTGGTTATCATGCTTCCTCCTTCGGCGGCTCCGGGAGCGGCAACATTTGAATCGTCTTTGGGTTAATTTCTACCTGTATGTTTCCGATTGTCTCATCTTTCGGAATTGGAATCTCATTTGGGATAACAAAATGGTGTAGATGTTTTCTGCTATCATTGTGGTGCATACAGAAATAAAAACCAGCCACAACCTCTCCGTTATCCTTCCGTTTTGCTTGGATCATGTGCGGCTTGCTCAGTTCCTCTATGGCATCGGCGGCTTCCATAACCATAGGGGCTTTGTCATATTTCTTCCGCAACAGGCTTACCAGGTCTTCATACATCGTCCGTCCCTCCGTTCATCTTCGCTCCACAAGATGGGCAGTAATCTGATTTATTCCAAAATGATTTTTTACAAATAGTGCATTGAAAAGCATCGGATAGAATTATTACTCCGTTGTAAGAACCACTTCCTTTTGAATACCTATGCCACTGCCCATGCCGCACTTCCACCACATCGGCAGGTGGCAAAGAACGTATTACCTCTTCAGGAACGGCAGAGACCAAATAAGGTTCATCATATTCTTGCCCAATATATCTGCGACAATGACGCAAAATCTCATCCATATCGAGATACATTTTCATTCGTCTTGACCTCCATCCATTTTTGCTCCACAATTGGAGCAATAAGAGAAATCAGATAATTGCCATTTATAATATCGTCTGTTTTTATCATCGCATAGACTACAACCATAGACTTTATCGTTTGACATAGGTTGTGCATCGCCTTTAACTATCCATCGACCATGCTGCACTGGGGCTACATCTGCGGCTGGTACTGCTTCTAAACAATTTTCAAATAGTTTATATCTAATCCAACATCCACTATCCCACTTCTGCATATCAGAATCTTTTTCAAATGCTTCTTCATACATTAATTTTCTAAGAGTTTCTTCATTAATATATTTAATCATTCTTTATTCCTCCATCTTTGCTCCGCAATTGGGACAATACTTTCCATGTTCCATACTATGCAAATCACACTCTGAACAAATCCAATCTCCTGCAAGTGGATCAAATGTCCATGTACCTTTTTGAATATCCTGTATTGGACAACTTTCTAATACTCCATCATAGATATCATCAAGACTCATTGGAGTTTTGGTAATACTTTGTTTATAATATTCAAAAGGACAAATATAAAAATCAAAATGATCATAATCTTCTTCTATATGATGAAGCAAAGGACAATCTAAACATCTATCGGGCTTCTTAAGATTTGGAATATTAATAATTATACTCAATGTCAACCTCTCCAATAATATTTAATTCTACTTCATATATCTTATATGAATTGACATTATGAAGTCTATTTAAAGAGTCATCTGCTGCTTCCTTACAATGCTTTAAACTTGTATAAATTTTAGCTAATCTAAGTTGATTGGAATAATTATTATATCCAGTCCAATAACAATCATTATTATATTTAATGACATATAAATGTTTTTTCTTATCCATTATATACTATCCTTTTCATTCTCCATCATAGAATTAGATATTTCTAATGCAGCTTTATCTAATTTACCATGCATCATTAATTCATATAAGACATAAAAATCTTTATGTAATTTCTCATCTGCTTTTGAATTATGAAGTAATCTAAGAATAGTTAATACTTCATTTCCATTAAGCATAACAAATGATTCTTTTTGAACAGAATCAATATATTTATAATACATTTATTTATTTTCCTTTTAATTATATAGATTTAAGATAATAAAGTCAACTATTAATTATCATCCTTATAACTATTTGAAGCATTAGCTAAAGCTGCGATTAATATTCCTAGAAATACTCCTACAAATAATCCAATAATAAACATAATTATCTTCATGTAGGAAAATCCTCTTTTTCAATATATCTATCAAATTCAGGAAATTCATCTTTAATATCGGGAAATATATCACGAATAAAAATATCTTTCTTATCCCAATCTGGAGCAATTTCATTTAATTCATCATATAACTTTTTAAAATCTTCATTGAAATCATTGACTGTTGTAAAAACATCCCAATGTAATTCTGCAGTTAATACTGCTTGAAGTAATGTTAGGTCTCCACAAGCATATCCTACCTCGCATATTTCTTTTAATGTCATTTAATATCTCCTTAAAAATAGATACATTGACTCATAATTTGACTTACAAGATTTCTGTCAGTGCAATCTTTCCAATAATTCCAAGTATATTTATGAGTTACATCTCCTGTGATATCATATACTTTATTATCTATTTCACAACCAAAATGATTTGCAACATAATCAATCATGATATGATCTCCATATCCATTATTAAATCTTTTATCAAGAATATGTGCAAACCAAGCACAACATCCTTCAGTAAATATTTTTATTGTTCCTTCATTTTGAAATCTTTTAATGAATCTTAGAACTTTATTTACTTCAAATAATTTGGAAGTGAAATCTTCAATAAATTCCTCTTTGAATATATCTTTATCCAAAGGAGCTTCTAATGCAATTAATGCTCTATCTATTCTAGAAGATAATTCAATATCATCTTCCATTAGAGCTCCACTCTTTGTATATTCTAGATCCTGTTTCAATTGTTCTAATTCAGTCATTGTCTTTTTCTCTTATTCTCCACAATTTATCTTCATGTTCTATTACTTCATATTTATCGAAAAACTCTACTACATTTACACTTTGATCTACTGTTACAATATATTCAGTATGCATTTTTGCACTTCGTTTATACATTATAACTGAACATACTAATGAGATTGCAAGAATACATCCAATTACAATAGTTGGAATATCATATACTTCATTCGCAACAATTCCAAAAAGAAAAGCTATAATAATAACTCCAAAAAGGATTATAGCAGCAAGCCAAACATCTGTATGCGTAACTACTTCTATAGTCTGTAAAATTTCAATGCCTTCCATCATACCCTAATCCTCTTTCCAGTAAATACATTGACTACCACAGCTCCTTCACCGAAAGCATTCCTCATTTCTCCTAGTTCTTCTTCAGTGTAGACATGATGTTCCATCTGCTTCCGATATTCTTCCAGAAATTTCTTAGTCTGAATATCTCTCTTAATCTTAGTAGCATCTCTGGAGATCTTACTTCTAAGATCATAAGGAGCATATTCCAATTTCTCCATACAATCATCGGGAAGATAATTACCACTAGACTTCCAACGAACTGCTCCATCCTCTTCGATAATCATTTCGTCTTTCTGATTATAAAGACGTTCTACTTCTTCGTGCGCATGCTTATACCAGAAATCTCCAAGAAGTCCATTCCATTCATTAGCAAAAGTATGAGGAACAATCATTGTAATTATCTCCTTTATTTATTAATAGTAATAATTATCCATTTGCTTATCACGCCACTCGTCATAAGCTCTATCAGGATCAGGTTCGTACTCCTCAGCTTCGGCTTCCTTCTTATAATACTTATCCATCCATTCGACCAAACATGAAGTACAAATCCTGACATCTTCAATTTCGTAATAGTCTTCACCAACGTAAATTTCTTCACCGCAGCAATCACAATGAAAAGCAACATTAGGCTCAGGAGGATCCATCGGAGGCTCAAATCTAAGAGTGTACATATCATTTACCCCTTTCATTTATTACAATATAATTATAATAGATTATATAGAAAAAATCAACTAAAAATAAAAATTGGACAGGAATTATTTTCCTGTCCATAATTTAATTTCCAGTACTTCCTAAACCGCCTCGATCTTTATCTTGCAGTTCATTCACAAAATCAAAACATACAGATTCTTGATTCTTGAATAGTCTAAATTGACAAATTCTAGTTCCTTTAGGAATCATTGTATCCTTCATAGCAAATGCAGGAAAATACCATTTATCATTTTTACCACAATAAGCATTATCAATAACACCAATGCTATTTGCTTGAAGTATCCCATGCTTCATAAAAGTAGATGATCTTGGACAAACAATTGCTTCATATCCTTCTGGAAGTTTCATAGCTACTCCAAGGGGAATTAACTTAAATTCAAATTGTTTTAATTCTACATCCTCTGCAGTAAAAAGATCAATCCAATCCCCTTTTTGGGTAGGTTCGCATCCGGGTTCAGCTTGAACATAAATAGTTACCATTATTTAATTCTCCTTCTCAGTTAATCTAAAATCTTTCCATTCCAATCAAATTCTTCATATCCTGTTTCTGAATGAATACAATCATAGCATTTTGTACCTTCATACATTTCACAATCTCCAAAGTTTAAATCCATACAAGATATTTCTGTACTCCAGAAATAAATATTTCCATCTTTATCTCTGCCTTCTTGAAAAGTTTCGTAGCATGGACATTCTTTTCCTTTACATTCAATATTATTTTTACAGCATTCACAAAGGCTCTCGCTATGTTCTATGAAATATATCAATAGTTTCTTAAAATTATCAAAAGTCAAATACTTCTAAATCTTTTCATCAGTCATAGGCATAATAACTCGTACTCCTAAAATATCCAGTATTCACATATATACTTGCAAAATATCTACTACCAAGATTACTGAAGTTACTTTGATATATCACTTCATCTGGTATATCAAATTCTCCATTTAATACTTCTAAGACATCATTAACGACATTATACCAATTACTACCAACTTCACTATAATATTTATAAGATTGAGATTCATAGGTATAAAGCTCTGTATATTGATTTTTCTTTACTAAATTTCCATATATAGTCTCTGGAAAACTTTTATGTTTCATTCTATTATATAATACACTAGCGGTCAATTTATGCATATAACTAGCATCAATATAAAAGCTCTCTCCTGGATTATTATATTCATCGTAATATGTAATTAAAACATTTCCAGTAATAGCTCCACATTCTCCATAAACCATAGTACAAAACATTCTAATTTCATCTAATGTATATCCTTCAGGAATTCTTAATTGCTGTTCTTCCGTAAAATATTTAGTATCATCATAATAATGATAAGTATTATAAGTTAATTTCTCGGCTTGTGCTTTTTGTTCTTCTTCTATTCTTTTATTTTCTTCTTCAATTTTCTTTTGTTCTAAATATTTTGCAAGTTTATAATCTTTATGTATATTATTATTTACAGTAACCAAATCTGCAATAAAACTTTTTGCATAATTAATATGATGTGTTTCATGAACAGTAATTTTAGGATCTATCCATCTAGTGTATTCATGATATTCTAATAGAAATGAATTATCTTTTTTTTTATTAAAAATAAATACACAAGCAATCATCATAATCGGAATGAAAAGCATAATATGGAATTTCTTAAAGATTTTCTTAATCATAGTTTTTTATTCCTCCTATTATTTATTATATTATAAATTAAAGCAAGGAATAAATCAACTATCTATTCCTTGCTTTAAAAATATAATTATGAGACTAATTACAAAACCAAGACTGGTGATCCCGGCGGGATTTGAACCCACGACTCCGCCGTGAAGGGGCGACGACTTAGACCACTTGTCGACGGGACCATATAACTTATTAAATAAATTGGCTATTTATCTAATAAGTTTTTGAGAAGGGAGGTAGTAATTCAATAAGGGGTTTTAGGAATAAACTCTAAAATAAATCATTTATTCCTTGGAGTGAGATAAGGGATTCGAACCCTCACCTTCAGTGTGGAAGACTGATATGCTAACCGTTAAACACTAATCCCACGTTGGTGCCGATAACAGGACTTGAACCTGCACGCTTTTCAGCATTTGCTCCTAAGACAAACGTGGCTACCAATTACACCATATCGACATTTGAAGTAAAGTAGCTATTACTTCTCAGCGTTGTTTTCAAAAGATTAAAGTCAATTTGAAATAACTTAAGCATTGACTTTGGTGGAGCATACCGGGTTCGAACCGGTGACATCTGAATTGCAAATCCAGTGCTCTCCCAACTGAGCTAATGCCCCATATTGATTTAATGATAAACTGCATAGCGGATGCAGGCGTATATCTTATAATATCATTAAATCATATTCATATAATCATTACCTCAGGACCAGCTTCTCACATATCCTGCATAGCTTCGGATAAGAAGTTTACCATTCTAAGAAGAATATACTTAACTTATCTATTCTCGGCGATCTTCATAATTATATGATTTTAATTAATCTTTATAATATCCAGACGCCGAAACTGGAATTATATCTTTTTCTAGAATTGATATTAGGACTATGTACGATTTCTCCTACCTAATTATAAAGATTAATTATTTGGTGAGTCTTAGGTTGTAGTTTACCCAGCCATAGTTGATACTTTTATAAAAACTATTCTACACCCAAGTGGTCACGACGACGGGACTTGAACCCGTGATCTCCTGCGTGACAGGCAGGCATGATAACCAACTTCACTACGTCGCGATAAATTTGTAGGATGTGTTTCTTCTGCCCTGTCCTACGCAAGACTCACTCTGGTTAACACCACCAGTAATTAGATTTATTTTTCATCGCCTAATTAACAACGATTATCTATTCTTGATGTATGCATCCATCCTGGGTTAATAGAACCCGCTGGTGCGTCCGGTGGGGCTTGAACCCACGACTTCCTGCTTATGGTCTATCATATATGTCTTGCACATATATCTTACATCTAAATATAGTGTATGCTTTTACTTTTAAGCTAATGATAGAAAGGCAGATACTCTACCAACTGAGTTACGGACGCATATGACTAAGTTTCATCCATTCATTGTGGATTACTTTACAATTAATACCGTTGTTGTCTTGGCCTTCGACACCCACGAATATCATTGTAGCACATCTCATTAATTGATCAAATTAATTATGTCACTCTTAGTCTTCTCGCTAGCCTTTGTGCTGAGACAAGATTCGAACTTGCATCACTTCAAACTAATGAAGCCTTCTAACCATTAAAATACCCAGCAATATTTATATTCCGCAATTAATTACTTTCGTCTTTGAAGGGTCATTGTAATAGTTCCTTTGCTATCCTTACTAGACTTCTTAATAATTTCATAGGTACTCAAGTCAACGGTCACAATCGGAAATCCTCCAACTGCACGAAGATTAACAAAGTACTCAGAATTTGAAGTCCAAGAATCATTCAAATCATGAATATCAGTAACCTTTTTATGATTAGAGAAATATACATCTCCACAAATCATAAACGAAATATCATCAATTTTCACATCATTATTAGGATATTCAGCAAAAAACGAACGAATTCCAATGCTAGGAACATTATCGCCATTGACATAATCATATGCCTGAGCAGCATAAACCGTAATAGTTTCCGTCTTATTCCAGAGCTCCAAGCAAGTATCTCTAAAGTTCATTTTTGCTTCCTCCATTAATTATTATTTACATTCTTATTATAATGGATTCTAAAGTAAAAATCAACTATTAATTAAAATTAATTAAGCTGTTCATCAAACTCCATTTAACTCCTGCTCGATTGCCAACAGCTTTTTAAACATCTCACATTTATGATGTCGCTCGCGTTCCATAACATATTGCAATTAGTTATAGTTATAACCGGAGCACTTAATTAATCTGGAGCTGGCGATAGGAGTCGAACCTACAACCTGCTGATTACAAATCAGCTGCTCTGCCATTGAGCCACACCAGCATTAAATATCTACTTTTTCTTCTTCTACTTTTGCTTTAATTACTGTAACTTCTGTTTCATTAATTCCATATCCAACAGTTTTATTTTCAGTATAAAGACAAACTCCTGCATAGTCTACATTAAAATATTTTGCAATAATTTTTGCAATATCTGTATCATTTAGTTCTCTATATACATTCATTATATATTACCTCTAAAAAATAATTAAATCCCCGGATGGACGCTATAGTCCCATCATTTCGTCCCACCCTTCCAGGCTGACGCAGATGCTAGCGAGTTTTCTACCTCGGGGATATGGTACGGAATGGGGGATTCGAACCCTCGGAGACCTCCTCGGTGTAAACGAGGCGCTCTAACCAGCTGAGCTAATTCCGTATAAAAATCAGGCTAAGTTTATTTGCTATATAGATTAGAACTCTTAGAAACTTTCTATATCCTATTTATTATTCCTGACTATTTAATAATATTCACTTTAGGAAGTCGATATTTAAGTTACCTCTAATGACCAAATAGAGTGGCCAGGTTTTTATCTTTCTTTGCGGGGTGTTATCAAACACTTCAACCTGAAAACCCACGTTTCTTCTCCTCAGACTGGAATAATTTAATTAAGAAAATATGTCGCGGAAAAGACAATCAACTTAATTATTAATAGTGAGGTAATTTCTACTAATAAGATTATTACCAACTACATTAGTAGGATCTAATCACTATTTGGCTCCCCCGGTAGGACTTGAACCTACGACTCCATGATTAACAGTCATGTGTTCTACCAACTGAACTACAAGGGCAAATACACTCTAGACACATATTTCATTAACATAATAAACGGCATGTTAGAATTATTTTGTTTGCTGTTTGTGTCTAATTACATACACTACACCAATAATACTATATACAAGACTCTTTATGTTACATTTATTCTAATTCTTTTTAAATCAATAATTATATTTATGTAATATATTTAGTTGCTGTAAGAGTCTTAATTTAAAACTTTATATTTACTAGATGCTATATTTTAGGTTTGATATATTAAAAGTATATTCCTTAAATAAATTTGATTTGCTGTATGCATCTAATTATGGCGTCGGCAGAGGGACTCGAACCCCCAAAGGTTTTTAAGCCTCGACAGTTTTCAAGACTGCGTCCTCATCCAGCCGGATTACCGACATAATTGCTAATCTATTTTAATTTAGATTAGCTTCGAAGTTATGGAGCTTATCCACTACGGCATTATACTCAGTCATCGACCTAGTAAGATAATCTTCCATCTCATTCAACCAATTAGTTGCAATTCGTACTTCCTCACGAGCTTCGGCAACTTTCTTCTGAGCACGCTGATAACGCTTCCATGCAACCTTTTCATCACACCTCAGAGTTGCAAGCACTCGTCCAGTTTCAATATCAAACTTATCATTAGGACTACACTTTGCAATTCCTCGAACATCCTTACCAGCATACTTACTAAGAACAATTACCTTCTTCGGAGTTTCCTCATTGTCAACAATGTACCTGTACCTGTTACTCATCTTTTAGTCATCCTTTCAAAAATTATTTTCTTCTTTATTATAATATCTTATTTTTAAAAAATCAACTATCTTTTTCTTCAATATAAAATCTAGTGGTATAATAAGTTCCACAATGCTCGCATTTACCTTCTCCATATCGTAATTCAAAACTTGCTCCACATTTTTTACATACAATAGGACGAGCTTCAACAACTTCACATCTTAAAGCATAAATTTTTCCTCTAAGATTAATTTTACTAATATAACCATCAATATGTTCCATTATTATTCCTCACTAAATTATTGGCGCAGTAACTAGGATTCGAACCAAGACGTCTTTTGAACTACTGACGGTTTAGCAAACCGCTGCCTTACCAATTAGGCTTATTACTGCAAATGTTTATTCTTTCTAATTCAGGCCCCGCAAGCATTTGAATCAAAGGTTAGAAATAAACAAGCCTTGTAAGGATCTACCTTACTTTTTCATAAAACATCTATTTTAAATAAATATTCAAAGATGTTATGGAACCGTAGACAGGACTTGAACCTGCGACTTTTCGCTTAGAAGGCGAATATTCTATCCAACTGAATTACTACGGCATATATATTCTAGACACTTAATGATTAATTGATTTGCAGTCAAGATCACTATATATTGCTGTATGTGTCTATTTAGAACTCCGACGCATTGTTTACCCTGTTTAAGCTGCTTGAAAAAACGGCATCAGCATTCTTTATATACTACATAACCATTATCTTTTAATAGTTGTATTGCTTCTTCGATTTTATATTCTATTGTTTCTTTTTGTCCTTTTTCTCTTACTTCCGGATAGAAATCACATTCAAGTTTATTTCCTTTGCAATAACATCTGTCACGTTCTCTTGTTCCATTACAAAATCCAACAGTTTCATATCCTTGTCCATCATGATATTTTATTGGATTCCAAACCAGCATTTGCTTTTCATCATAACAACTACAATTCATAATTTATTCTCCTATGAATAAGATGGTGCCGCACCCTGGGATCGAACCAGGAACCCTTCGATTATTGGCCCCTTGAGTAAGACTTGAACTTACACGAAGCTTGCGCGTTGCCCCACAACTAATGCGTTGCGCGTCTACCTTCCGCCACCAAGGGAAGTCGAAAGCTCTACCAATTGAGCCTAGTGCGGCATATAAACAAGACGCTTTTAAAAAGATCTAATTTAATAATTAGATTTGTAAATAATTAAAAATTCTAAAATTATAATTTATAAATTATTTGCTGTGAGCGTCTTTATATTTATTTGAAAGGAGGGACTTCCATGAAGCCGTCAAAGTTTAGTGTAATCTGGAATGCTTTGTTCAGGATCTACTGTCATAATTGAATTATTCATATTCCACATATCAAGAATAATTTCCCAATAAGTATTAAATCTTTTATTCTTTGGTTTACTCTTAAGAAAATTCATTAAATCTTTCTTATCTTTATGATTTAAGATATCTTCTTTTCCTATATGATAAAAATATTCAGGAACTTCAATTTTAATACAAGTATGATATTTATTTCCTTTAGTTTCTGCATCCCAAATATGAAAATGAGGAATATTACCAGGATCATCTGTATGAATATAAATTTCATATTCATTGAAAAATCCTACCCTTGCCATTTCCATTAAAGGTTTCGGCATATTCAATTTACATACGTCAACTTTTTCAATTTTCATAGTTTAGTATAATCTGGTTGTTCTATGTTTTTATCCAGTTTAATATTTGAATTATTTTTATTCCATTCATCTACGCATTCATGCCAGAATGTTTCATTATTTCTGGAATCAGGATCAACCATTCTCAACATTGAATCAAGTTGTTTAATTATTTTTCTATCTGGAATCTTACCACCATAACGTCCATGACTAAAATAAGTCGGACTATCATATCTTATACAAGTTTCCCATTCAAACTGATTATTACTACCATACTTTCTAACATGAAAATGAGGAACGTTTCCTGGATCATCCGTATGGACATATACTTCAACGGTTTTAGTTGTACCAACTGGAATAAATCCTATTCTAGCCATTTCCATAAGTGGCTCTTTGATTTTATTTACTTTCATCTTCTAGTTATCCTTTTAAGTTAATTTGGTGCTGCTGGCCGGACTTGAACCGGCACGCTATTGCTAGCAGTGGATTTTAAGTCCACGGTGTCTGCCATTCCACCACAGCAGCATATTTACTTTTTACATTCTTTATTATAATATCTTTTGCTTAAGAAATCAACTATTCATTAAAATATTTCTTTTTGAAATATCCTTTTGTGTATCCATGATAACCATTTTCTTTGCAACTCATAGGATAGTAGTCATCATCAACTTTCAGATCCATCCACCCAAGAAGTCTGGTAAAAATTTCATGCATTTCATCCTCATTGGTAACGGCAATCTTAATATTGCTATTGGGCTTGCTAATGATCTTAATCATTGATCTAACCTCCATCCAATTTATATTTTAATTATAATGGATCTGAATTAAAAAATCAACTATCTTTTTGAATTTTATGAAGTAAAAGACTTCATCTCATTTATGAAGGAACTCCTCCATCTGTTCTTTGCAATAAAAAGGGACTGATTTGCGTTACCACTAAATTCTTTTAATAAAATATTTTTAGTAGTAATTTATCTAGCTCTTATGAGCTTGGCAGGGGATCTCGGTTACGATCCGAGGCATCCGAATTTAGAGTTCGGCGGGCTACCATTACTCCAATCCCCAGTATCTAATATTATCTTACTTAAAATAATCACCATTCATTATTTCTTTCATGGTTTCAACTGTTCTTTGCAAATGATAATCCTCAATAGCATCTTCTATAAGAATATCATTAGCATCCGACCATCCAGATTCAATCCCATCATATTCCCAATTACAAGTAGGACAAATAAAATGATTATCAAGAGTTTCATTTCCACAGACGGGACATCTAACAATCTTATATCCAAATTCCAAGTACTCTTTACTTTCTCTGATATTCATTTTTATATCCTCCATTTATTTTATATTTTTATTATAATGGATCTTTTTTGAAAAATCAACTATTTTTTAATGAAGTGCTGAAACTTCTTCATAATAATCTGTCTTCCCTCGACAACAACTAGAACAAGGAAACATACTCCGAAAATAATCAACATGAATACATTTCTTACAACACTCAGGAGCATTCTGTACTGCAATAAAATGAAATACTTGAGAAGGATTAAGATGCCTGGCTTTACTAACCTCTTCAATCCGACTGTCTGAACAACCATCTTTCATCATTTCGATAAAACAGATCTCATCCGACTTAGTCATCTTTCTCATATTTATTTCTCCTTTATTTATTTTACATCTATATTATAAAGGATTTTATTGAAAAAATCAACTATTATTTATAAGCTATTTAAAGGCTCTATAATAAATAATTTTTCAACTAAGGTATCTATATTATTTAGCTACAAATACTTTAAACTTAGTTGAAAAATTAGTATACGTTCTTTAATTTTTAAGGTACATTATTTACCCCTAGGAATTTCATCAACATAACCATAATTACTATCCCACTTTCCACCTTCATACTCTCTCTTACTCTTTCTGAAAGCAGTTACAGTATATGGTTTATTTCCTCTATAAACATATACAGTAAAAAGTTCTGTATCTTTATCCCATTTTACATAAGCAATTCTATCTTGCTTATCTTTACTCATATATCCAAAAATGTTTTTATTATCTACTGGCTTCAGAGCAAGCTCTTCCGCGTACTTTTCATATTCTTCTTCTGTCCATTCTGGATATTCTTTCTTGTGCTTTTGATAATGAGCTCCTCTGTTATATTCACTGGTAAACTCTTCATCAAAATCATCGAGATAATGAATTTTCATAAAACCTTCCTTAAAAAATTAAAATAAAAGACTTTCGTCCATGGTTGCAAAGTGTGGGAGTTGAACCCACTCCTCAAGGCTTATGAGGCCTGCGACTTAGCCGTTTGTCCTACCTGCAATATAAAATAGATTATGACTCGGCTGGGTATAACATTCCCCTCTAGTTTTGAATATTAATTTCTGCCTATTCTCTCCACGCCATAATCCATGAATAATAATGAGGTAATTATTTTTTAAAGAGCTTCATACCTCATTAGCTCTTTAATTAGCCCTTCGGCTCATCTCCATTATCTACTTCCAGGGGACTACTTGTTGTCGTGGTCTTGTTGCTTCTATTAATCATAAAAATCAACTCCAATGAAAGTATTCGAAATGAGTGGTCCGAGTAACTGGACTTGAACCAGCGGCCTCATGGTCCCAAACCACGCGCTCTGCCAACTGAGCTATACCCGGATAAATCTAGACGGTGTTTTGAACTCTGCCAATTGAGCTATACTCCATCTTTATTAACCGTCGTCAATAAAGTCTTTGGCTGAAGCAGTTGGACTCGAACCAACAACCTTTGTTTTCCAATACAAATAAAACATTTAGTTTGCTGTATCCGTCTAATATTTATATACAAGATTTTTATATTTTTAAATTATCTCGACAGAATTTATTTGATATTGCTCTATCTACTGAGCTACAGTAGCAATCAATTAAGACCGTCACTGATCAGACTCGAACTGACGACACATATCTTGACCTTTTACTTTTGCTGTTACTGTCGTATTATATTAAAGAAGTCCAAGAACTTCCTTTTCTTCATTAGTGAGTTTTTCAAGTGCTGTTTTTCTTACATACTCTTCATGACTATCATAACCAATTAATTTGACTGAGGCATAATACTGCCCGGGCTCTATAGTGATTATATGTTCTCTATTCTCCGTATATAAAAGAACATTAAAATAATTCACTCTGTCTTCAGGATTCATATTCCAAGTTCCCGAATCAATATCAAGAGAAATATTAACATTTCCGTAATGGATTACATCACCTGAATCTATCTTAGTAGCTTTTGCTTGAGAAAATCTCAAAGAATATTCGCACTTATCTTTCAAATAAAATGCAATATCGCTGATGTTGCCTTCATATATACCAAGATTTTTAGTTGTCTTACCTTCACAATCTCCTTCAGTAGTTACTTTCCAGAGACCATAAGAAGAATTATAATTTTTAATCATTGTACTACTCTCCTAGTCCAATGTAATGAATATTTATATTCTTCGGGATCAAATTCAAACATCATACCAGCAATCAGATGGTCTTTTTTGGTTCTGCTATATTTTTCATTCTTATATAAGGCTCCACCATGAGTCTTCTGATAAGCAATAGCTTCGTCTTTCGTCTTAAACCATTTGCCAACATACATTTGAATTATCCTCCTTAAAGTACTGTCTTAAAATGCTTCAGAAGTCTATACCCAAGAGAATAAATCTTGTCCTGACTACCAATGGCATAAATAATACCATAAGCATCACCTTCAAAATCAATATAGATGGACTTGAGATCCAATCCATATCTCATGCCTACTTCAGGTTCCTGCCGATTAGGAGAAGCTTCAATGCACTCAACCAACTGATAATCATTAAACTTCTGATCCATTTATTTATCCTCCATTTATTATTTATAATACTATTATAAGATAAATTTCAGATAAAATCAACTATTTATTTCCTCTTATAGTACTTTTTCCAAACTTTATCAATATAAGACTGTTCAGTATATTTCTTATAATGAGGAGATAAATGAGGACTACTTAAAGCTTCTTTCCACCATCTTTTAGCATAGCTTTCAGTTTCATAAGACTTCCAATCATGAATAAACCAAGGATTATAAATCTTCTGATGATGATTACCTTTAGGAAAAACATCTTTAGATCTACGAGCTGCTTTATTAGCTTGTCTTTTTTGCCAAGCAGTAGTTTTCCTACTATAATCAGTACACCAAGTATGCTTCTTATAACTTCTACTCATATTTTTCCTCTTTAAATAAACTAGACACTTTTATATTATAAAGAAAGGAGGTCAAAAGGAAAGGAGGACGGAATTGTAAATGTATTACTAGTTCATTCTGTTATTTATTATGCTGTAAAGTGTCTAAATACATCAAACAGAAATTGGCAGGGGAGGTGTGATTCGAACACACGAAAGGATTACTCCTGCCGGGGTCAAAGCCCGGAGCTCTCGACCACTGAGCGACTCCCCTATATAAAGTTGTTGTCCTAAGCAAAATAATCCATTCCATATGCCCTTATGTTCTAGTACCGAAACGCTTAGGATCTACAATTTTCGATATTCGCTCCTCAACGGGCGAGCTGTCCGGCGCTCTCATTATCGTAGTTGCTCACGTCTTGAATGCTGTCACATTCTCACCAGCGTTGACAGCCGCTGGATGGCATATATCTAATTTATGCTTATATTATAATACCTTATACTCTTAAAATCAACTATCTTTAAAAATTTTCTCAAAAAATCTATATATAAAAATAGATTTATCTATTTTTATATTAATATTATATATAATATATATTTATATATATTATAATAGTCTCCAACTAAATATGAAATATGTATACAAGAAATGTTTTCCTTATACTATTCTTTTCGTTATAAGGATTTCTTATTGCATTACAAATTTTACTTATAACACTATAAATAACTTTTAAAAAACTATATTCTGAATACAATTTTCACAATAATAATGTGCTACTTTATTTTCGTCTATTTGTATTATCGGATATAATAATCCTGTATGACATATTTCACACTAATCTATATGATCTCTCCATTGTGAACAATAATCATCTTCTTTTATTCTTCCTGCTAAATTTGGCATTAACTAACAAGTTTTCTATTGTGGTATATATAAGATACATCCTTGTCCACATTTGTTTAATAACTTATTTTTCATCTTATTTCTTTTATCTTATCTTTATCTTGTTCTATTAACTTTAGAGCTAATTTTTTATTTCTTATTTCTCTTACTGTATTATTCTTATATACTATATCTATCTTCTTATTTTTTATTAAGAGCTTTAATGCTTTATTTTTCATTATCGTTTTCCTCTTTACATCATATAAATATAGTATGAAATAATATAGCTCTTTAGATGAAATAATATTTTAAATTATTTTTTCTTACTCATATCTGATATTACATTCTGCTTTAACTGGAGTAACCTTACAAGGAACATTTTGAATTAAAATATTTCCATTTAATAGACTAACAATATATCTATTAGTATCTTTACTATCTGTTGCTCTTACTTTCATATAATAATATCCATTTAATTCAAAACATTCTCCAAAATTAATTTCATCTAAGGAAACTCTTGGTTTATAATCTACATTAAGATTCAATATATTTTACTCCTTTTTATATCTTACATGCAATTCAGCTTCTACTGGAATTACTTCATCATTGTCGAACATTGTATAAAATTGATTATCATCAAAACAGAGACAATTATATCCAGCATTTGCAAAATCTATAAATTTATCTATTTTAAGATGAACTAATCCTTCTACTTCAAAACATTTTCCGATTTCCAATTCAGAAAATTTAATTGTTTTTATATTTTCTTCAAAAATTACATTCATAGTAAATCATGCTCCTTTAAATATTGATGTGCTTTTTCCGCATCTTTCCATTTATAAATTTCATCTAGACTAGGATTTATTTTTGTAAACTGATATTTAATTTCAATATCTAATTCTTTTTGTTTCCATTCTTTAATGTCCCAAGTATTCTTATTGAATATTCTTGGCTCGAAAAAACACAGTCTTCTACCTTTTTTAGTCTTATACAAAGTAAATGGTAACCACAGACCATTTTGTTCATAGTAAGTCCAAAGAGAGTCCCAATTAGTAATCTGTTCTGAATAAGATTCAAGAATTACTAGAGACTCATCAATTAAATTTATTCTAATATGAGTAGAAATATATTCATTATTATTATATATTGCTATATTGATTCTGTAAAATTCTAACATTTACTTTAATCGTCTCTACTATCTAGCTTCTTTAATTCTACTTCCCATAAATCAGAATAGTAATTCTTTAAATTCACAGAAATTCCTTGCTCTTTCTTTTCAATAGAAGTAACCGTATATCCATTTTTAATTTCATCCGCAATAGCGATTATAGCATCGTCCACTCCATTTTTAAAATTAAAGATTATTTTCTTTCCTACAATCATTTTTATTCCTCACATTTATAAGTCACTTTCAATTCAGTAGATACTGGGATTACCTTTTCATTCAAATTAATATTATAATACATTCCGGTTCTACTGCAATAACCAAGACGAATTGCATTTATATTTTGGAGATTATCAATAAAACTTGGAACTTTAAGAAAAACATCTTTGTTCCATTCAAAGCATTCTCCAAATTCAATCTCTTGAAACTCGCATTCAATGATATTCTGAGTATATTTAATCTTCATGTTTTATTCCTCTTTTCTAATAGGTTTTATATCAATAGTTGCTTGAAATGGAAGTACTTTGACCTTATCCGTAAATTTATATAGATTCAAATTTCCAAAACAAATAGAATTCACAACAGGATAAGGATAATCCTTGCCGCCTTCCATAAGCTAAGGAAGTTTCATATAAAGATCTCCACCAAACTTGAAAAATTCTCCAACTTTCAATTTCTCAAATTCAACATCTATAAGACAACAATCTTCAATTATCGTAGTATTTCCATGAGTTAATTGCATATTTTATTCCTCCTTAGAATCCAAAGAATCCAAATTTAGTATGAATGGAATTTTCGATGAAAGACAACTCAGACTCGAACTGATAAAGAGAATCAATATCAGTCCAATAATCTCCATCGAGATAAATCAGATAACTACCACTGTAGAGGTTCTGATAAATAGAAACTTCATGCTTACCAGTCCAGGAATAATAACTGACCATAAACTTCTTCATGATAATTACCTCTTTCTGTATATTTATTTACAAGATAGTAAATATTTATTTAATTATTGATATGGAGTTCTGCCTCAAGAAGTTCAACCTCTTCTTCTGCATCAAAAAATGCAAAGGTTTCACTTGTCAAGCTCCATGCATTGATTTCGTCACCGTAAGCATCGATAGTGTAAGGAATTCTAAGATAAATATCACCTGAATTCTTAGAACGAAATACATCGTTATAAAACATTTTTTGAAACTGAACATAATTCTTCTTAGTGTTTTCGATGATCTTCATTTTTAATTCCTCCATTCATTTTATACTTATATTATAATAGAAAAGACTCAGGAAATCAACTATCTTTTTCCTGAGTCTTTACTTTTTTTTCTTAGAAATTCTAAAAACGTATTCTATTTTTCTATGTAATTTTCAAAACTTTTATCAAAATAATATAAATACTCTATTAGAAAAATTCTTTATTTCTAATATAAAAAATTATACTAATAAGACGTTTTTTAATCACATCTACTCCAACCACAATTTTTACAAATATTACATCCACCTTCAAAGGTTAATGGAGATCCGCATATTGGACAATTATCATTTTCATCCTTATTAGCTTTAATATTTGTAAAATCCATACCATAACTTGCATTAGTAAATTCTTTATACATATCCAATAATGCATTTGCTATAGCCATTGGACAACAAGCGCCAATACTGGTATCATGCTTTGTTGCTGATCTTACTGCATAACTTGGACAACTTCCAGTAGATTTTAATTGATCTACGATATCATGAATAGATACTCCACCTCTTGCAGATAAACTAATCATTCTTGATAATCCAGTCATAAAATTATTACAACCACCAGTAGATCCCTTACTTAAATATACTTCTCTTAATTCTTTACTTTCGGGATCAAAGAATGCAGTACAATGTAAAGATCCACAACCAGTAATTAACTTTCTTTTAAGACCAATTAAATTATTAGAGGCTGGAATAATTTGTCCTCTCTTTAATATATTACCAGTTTCTTTATTTTCTTCTTTATCATTCGTGGTTAATACTGCTACCCTTGCGCAACCATCTCTAAATACAGTTATACCTTTTAGTCCTGCTTTCCATGCTGCTAAATATAGATCATATACTTCTTCAATCGTTGTATCGTTCGGAAGGTTTACTGTAGAACTAATACTTGCATCAATATACTTTTGCCAGATTGCCTGCATTGCTATTCTATTCTTATATGGAATATCATTTGCCGTAATGAAATATTCAGGAAGCTCAGAATCATCTTCTATATTATTTTTATTCATATACTCCTGAACAATTGGAGTATATACTTTATAATATACATCCTTACCATGTAGAGATTCAGTTTTTCTAGTGTAATAATTAGCAAATATAGGTTCAATACCACCAGATATTCCAAGCATAGTAGAAAGAGTACCTGTAGGTGCAATAGTTAAAAGCTAACTATTTCTAAGTCCATGATTTTTCACCATTTCATAAGTAACAGTACCTTCTGGCGCATAATTCTTAAAAAATTCTGTTTCAACAATTAAATCAGATTTGCACATAGGATAAGGTTCATATTCTATAGCTAATGAACAAGATTCCATAGTAGCAGAATGAATAAGAGTTTTAGCAATTTCTTCGCAGACTTCAATTGATTTAGGACTACCATAAGTAATACCCATCTTAATCAACATATCTGCAATACCCATGACTCCAAGCCCAATCTATCTCCAGTTCTTTACTGAAGCTCTTTGTTCTGCAAGAGGATGAAGATCCATTCCTTCATCAAGAATTTTATTCTATGCTCTTACAGCAATTTTAACGGCATGAATAAAATCAGGAATATCAAAAATACCTTGATCATTAACAAAAGCAGAAAGATTTAATGAAGAAAGACTGCAGCTACCACCTGCCGGAAGAGGTTCCTCTCCACAAGGATTAGTCCCAGCATATTCAAAATCAGGATCAAGAGCTAATAAATTCCATGTAGTTATTCTATCCCAAAATAGACATCCAGGTTCTCCATAATTCCAATTATTTTCTGCAAATCTAGTAAAAATTTCTTTAGCATCAATTTCTTTAGTAATTTCTTCCCCAGTTGATTCTCTGGTAAATCTAAGAGTATAAGTTTTTCCTTCTTCTACTGCATACATAAATTGATTATTTACTCTTAAAGAAATATTTGCTTTATTTACTTTGGTTAAATCTGTTTTAATATCTATAAATTCTTCAAGATCAGGATGGTTACAATCAAGAGAAATCATTAATGCTCCTCTTCGTCCATTCTGACCTATCTGTTCAGTTACCTATGAATAAGTTTCCATAAAAGATACTGCACCACTTGTATATTTAGCAGTATTATTTACTTTTGCTCCTCTAGGAGCTAATTTAGAAATATCAATACCACAGCCACCACCATAACTATAAGTTCTAGCAAGTTTACCAGCTGTTTCATAAATACTTTCAATATTATCTTCAGGAGGACTTACAACATAACAATTAGATAAAGTTACTTTAATTCCTTTCTTATCAAGACCTCTATTTGAAAGTATTCTACCTCCAAATAGAAACTTTTTCTTAATAATTAAATCTTTTACATCCTCGTCTCCAGCACAAATTCTATCAAGCCATTCATCAAATGTTTCATCTTCATACTAATATTTTCTGTGCCAGATATCTATACCTAAAGTATTATCGGATCCAAGCCATTCTTCTACTGTCATTCTATAACTATTAACTCCTTAATCCCATAAATCATAATAATATTTTTTAAATAAATCTAAACCTTCGTGTAACATCTTTTTTCTATATTCAGATAATTCTTTTTCTCTTTCACTCCATTTATCAAATTCAGGAGTAGTAGAAAACGTAACTGAATTATCATCATTTATCAGCATATCGCAAACTGGATTTTTGATTTCATTTTGCTAAGAACAAGTATCCTCTCTAGCTTCTTGAAAACAAAATCTCATATATCTAAGAATTTCTTCCCATTTATCATTTGTATCTGCATCACCATATCCAGGATAAGCAGAATGATTCTCAATTAAATCAGAAAGCATATGAATAATATTAAAAGAGAACCAATCACTAATATCATATACATTGCTATGGGAATAACCATTCTTAGCTCGCTACCAAGCAGATCTAATGTCATATATTAGATACCTTACTTTTAATTTTACCTTATATAGAATTGACATTCCTTTGGTGTTTTCTGACTAAAAAATTTTTCCTTTATACCATTTTTTCTTCTCTTGCATATCATTTATTAACCTTGTATAATATTTAAGGTCTGAGAAGGTCATTACTGACCTCCCCAAACCCTATTGTATCTCTCATTATTAAGAGTGGTAAGCATTACCGTCATTGGATCAATCTTCTGCTTGACTTCAACTTTACCGTACTCATTAATAACTTCCTCATATTCAGTACCCTCAATGACCGCTTTGAACAATGAAGGAGAATATCCGCTAACCATGCAACAATCAGTATCTCCAAATCGCCGCTGGAACATTCCACACTTGGAAGCCCTGACATTCCAATATACGATTGCAGGAATCATATATCCATGGTCTGCATACTTCTGCCTCATACTATCCATAAAGGTCATATTACTATCAGATCTCATAGTACGACGACCCCGAGAATCATATCCATAGCTATAAGAATTAGTTGCTGCATCAAACTGCATATCAGAAATGATATACAACTTTGCAGGAATATCAGACTGCTTGCAATGATTCTTAATTGCGGTATTCAGGATAAGATCAAAGACCTTTTCCAGATCAGTATTCATACCCCAATCAGAACGCTCCATATGATTAACCTTCTCATAGATATTAGTACCCTTAATCTCCTGGAGTGCAGGATTCGAACTAAAGGTAATAAACTTTCCATGATAAGGTCCACGACACTTATCGGCACAATACATTCCAAGGGAAATTGCAACTTCCATAGGCTGACCACTCATGCTACCACTGGTATCCACCACACAAATTCCTGTTTCTTCCTTACCAGCAAAGTAGTCAGGGAGGGCATCCCACAAAGCACTCTGAATAATAATATCCTTACCAGAAGGATGATACATATTATCTATAACCTTATGAATAATGTCGACCGGGAACAGAGCTCCCGCATTAATCTTAGAATCTCCAGTAGCAAGACCCTTCAGATACTCAATGTAATTCCTCTTAACGTGCTGGAAGAATGCATCGGAATAAATCATAGAAGCCTTAGAAGGGATCTTATTGAAATCAATTTCATCCCATTCATTTGCAGACATCTTACGCTCTACTACATCAATATGCTTACGCAGGAACGAAAGCACCTTTCGATATTCCTTGCTGGACATATTGAGACCCCTACGAATCTTAGTAGCAAGAGCTCTGGTTTCCTGAGAAGAAGTATTCTCAGAAGGTAGCCACTTAGCCAACAGACTGCAACTATGACCCTGACCAACTTCAAACATATCCTCAGCGATAGTCTGTCGAATAAAATCAATCATAGGCTTCTCGCAAGGAGTACCGAGAAGCACCAGATAATCATCTCCACGACCAAAGAACAAAATGTTATCCATATTATGAATAACATACTCAGGATAGTTCTCGGCAAGATACAGCAGAATAATGCGGAACAGTCTACGCATACCCTGACCACCCCGAACATCACGGAAATAGAACAGCATACGCATGCTCAAATCTTTATCTTCTTTAAATGCTTTAATGAAAGCATTCAGGATGCTAGTTGCATCGCTATGCATCATACCCCCAAGGCTACCAAAAGCATCCAGCACAGCATTACCGGTGCTACGGTAAGCACCAGCACCATTTTCAGTGTAAGTAAAGTCGTTAACTTCCTTCATCATGTCAAAAAAGTTCATTCAAGATACCTCCATCTTTTTATCTAAATTTATTTGCTGTCTTATATCTTACTTATATTATAATATATACAAGATGAAAAATCAACTATTAATTATGAAGCATAAATAAGATTTTCATATTCATCTTCCCATTTAATTTCATCGTCAAACATTGCTTGCGTTTCGTAAAAATCTTTTTTTGCACATTCTTTACAAGCATAGAATCCCCAAGTGGATTTATATATTGGTTTTTTTCCACAGAACATGCAATACTAATTTAATTCATTTGAATATTTTTTTACTAATTCAGTAATTTCAGGAATATCAATATTTGCTTTATAATCAATGTTATTCCATAATGTATGAACAAATCTAACTATAAAATAATCATTTAACAAATTCTTTTTAATTAGAATATTTTTAACGTCATCCAGAAATTTAGGTACCCAGCTATTTACCCATCCATCTGACAGATTATCTAATTCTGTATAGGTATAATCATATGGTTCCCACTTCTAACCAAAATCATCACTATTTAAATATCTAGGCCATAGAAAGGGATATTTATTTACAAGTTCTTTATTTTGTTCAACTGTGAGCATATTCGTCTCCTTCATGAATTATATTTAATGCTTGCCATTTAAACGAATCTTTTGAAAATTGTTTAATTGTCCATTCTTTTTTCTTATCACTCATATTTTTCATTGCATATGGAAGCATATGATAATTAATATAAAAAATTACATCTTGAAGATCAATCCAACTAGGAAATCTACATTCAGTCAAAAGTTTATAAGCTCCAACATTTTCATGATTATAATAATGATTGCAAGATTTTTCTTCATCCCAACTAGCAGTAAACAATTTACCAAAATCGTGAAGAAGAGCTGCCATAGCTACCTCAGGAATCACGTCAAAAATATTATTTTGCTGTAAAACATACTCTTGACATTTTTCACAATGTCTCATTAAATCAAGAGAATGATGTGGATTTTTTTGATCAAAACCTTTCATTGCTAAATAAGCATCATTATAATCATACATAGTTGGATAATTTCGAATAATTTTAATTTCGTCAAATCCTTCTGCATATGAAGGAATTTCAAAATTAACCATCATTCGATAAATCACTTCAAGAGGAACTGTTCGTTCTCTATTATTATTATTTTCAACGCAATTATTCACAGGAGTAGCAATAACCACTGCAACTTTTTTTACGTCTTTACATTCCTGATTAATATATGACAATATTCCTTTTCTACTTTTTCTATTTAAATTTGTAGCATCATAACATACAGTAATTCCATTTTTTAGTTTTTCAAGAGTTCTTTTACGCATTACATGAAATACTTGCTGATTATCATTTTGAAAATTAACATCATTAAACAATTCTATTCTTAAAGCATCAGAGGATAGAATATCAAACCGATATTCATCCTTATGCTTTTCAGCCCATGTACTCTTACCACTACCAGGAATACCAACAAGCATATAAAATTCAGTCATATTCTATCCTCCATATTTATATTATATTATCTAATCTAAAATAAATCAACTATTTTTAATCAAATAATCGCGACTCACTGACTTGAAACTTAAATCATTCGTAGGATCTCTAAATACGATACCTTCGCGCATCACATTAGGATTTACTACAGATTTACCATCACTTGCTACTTTAATTTCTTCCATGGTCTTAGGAAGCATATACTTAGTATCAAGAATAGGTACCCACTTCATATCCCATGCACTAATAATATTCTTTCCTTTAACGGAATCGAGCCGTCCAACATCAGAACGAATAAAATTAAATACATAAAGATCATTTTCTTTAAGCTTCAAAGGATTACCTTGAACATTTCCAACACCTTCACCTTGAATACAAACATAATCAAGATTAGGATTATCTTCGAGATATTTTTTCAACTTATCCTCAATCTTATATTTATTAGCAAGTTCCCAATAAATATTACTTTCATGATAGCAATCTTGATCAGGAGTAAGCTGACGAACATTTCTTGAAGTTACATAAAACTCAAATTTACCATGCTTCTTTCTTTCAAGAATATAAGTACACGAAGTTCCATCAAGTTTTTCAGTAGCAATAAGTGGATTTTCATAACCAACTAGATGCGGAAGATTTTCAATTCGTTCTTCATCTGTCTTATGAACATAAGGAAAATTAGTTGGAAATGCTTTTGCATTCTTATTCTTTTTCTGTCCAAAAAGTCCATAAAAGACTTTTCTGAACCACTGATACTTCATCAACTTTTTAATAATAGGTTTCTTTGCAAGTCTCTTATATTTATTCTTGATAGTAGGAGTAGAAGGTGCTTCAGATTTTCGTGCATTATCTTCTTCAACATAATACTTGATACCAAGAATATCAGTAACATCAGTATTCTCTTCAATATCATCTGAAAATTCTTCAAAGGCACTTACTGGCATAACAAGACCTTGACTATATACTCCACACATCTTAATAGTCTTGATCTTATAATGTCTCTTTTCCAGAAACGCAAATCTTTCATCAGAAGCAGGACAAAGTGAATCTACTTCAAAATAAACGCACTTATCTCCAACCTTAAAGTTATCATTCTTAGAAACAATGACTCTCCAACCAAGAACTTCAGCATGCTCTACTCTATCATATCCTTCAATAGGATAAATACCTTTAATAGTAGTAATATAAGCTAATGCTCTCTTATTATTAATAATCATTTAATCCGCCTCCACAATCTTAAATTTAATGAGTTTTACATTCATTTGTTCTTCAAATGGATAAATACCATATTCACATGGGACTGCTCTTCCAGATTTAATCCACTTAGGATTAGTAGCATCTGTTCCAAGTTCTCCATTTTCTGTTGCATAAACTCTCTGCATGGACCCATCAGCCTCCACAATATCATTTTCATGAATCTCATGTCCATTATCATCAAAATACCTAATTTTGTCAGCTTCATAAATGATCTTCATAATTCATTATCCTTTCAATTTTTTTACATTTTCTAGAATTTCAGGGATACATTCTTCCATCATATCTTTCCAGTCATCTTCGTAATCATAAGTTAAGTATTCATCCGTATAATCATGAATCCTATTTACATATCCTTCTAGCATCTTAAAATCTTTTTCGTAACAATGAAAAGAATTTGCTCGATGTGTATATGTTCCAACTTCAATTCCTAATTCATCTGCTATCATTTTTTGAATCATGATAAGAGCAAAGGCATTCATGAAAGTTGCTTTACATGCATCATTACTTCTGAATAATACTTTCATATGAAGTTTATTATCTCTAATAAAAAATTGAATATGTTGAAGACATGCTGGATCGTCAGAATACATATCGTCAGAATTATCTCTAATATCAACAACAGCACGACGTGAATCTGAATTTCTACGCAATTCATCAATAATAAATTGCAATTGATTTTTACACCATTCATTAGGAAATTTACCCTGATTATCAATAGGATATCTAACCATTCTATCATGATAGGTATATTTCCAATTACCTTTATCTACTTCAAAATCAAGGATGCCATCTCTCATTTCCATGACATATTGTTGAAGTTCTTTATACCCTCCAATGAATAATTTTGAAATCATTGGTTCTTTAAAAGGTTCTTCAACTATCATTGTCATAGAAACCTCTTTTTGGTTTGTATTATAATCAGGACAGGCTACAATTTCTCCATCAAAATATAGCTACCATAATGCATTATGATATGCTTCAGGTAAAGTTGTACCTAGTACAGCAACTTCTTTCATTAATGATTTGACCTCCGTTTATCAATTTGATACCAGACGAACAGTCCAATAATAATAACCATTGTAATAATCGGGGTGATATCCATTTTTATTCTCCTAACTTTAATAATACATTTACAAGAAGTCTTGCTTTTTGTTCAAGGTCATACATATTACTATTATTTTGAATAACTATAGGAGTGATTTTTGAATAACCTTGCAGTGATACTTCAGATGCATGATTTTTTTGTTTATCTGTTAGATGATTTTCTGTATTTCTAATCATCTAAATCCAAGTTACTTGATAATTGTTATCTATCCAATAATCCAATTCATTTGGAAATCTGCAATCTGGAATAATTATATAATCATAATGAATTAATTTATCGGTCAATTCAAGAGTATTCACTATAAATTTTACCCAATGATCTTTATCGTGAGCTCTTGCAATATCGGTACCAAAAGTCTGTAGAAGTGTTCTACCACTTTCATCTTTCTAACCATTCCAATTTAAATAATTAGAACAAATATATTTTACTAAATCCGCATAATGAACTTTTAATACTTTCTTTTGATTGTCTTCTAATATTAACTAAATATAATTACCAAAAGTATCTTTTCCTGATTCAGCTTGTCCTGATATACAAATAATTTTTGATTTATCCATTCCTATTTTCCATCTTTTCTTTAATTTTATCGCTTAAAGATGTTCCAGTAACATCCTCAATAAAAGCATTGATTAAATTATAAATACAAATAAGAAACAGAAGGAGAAGTAAATTTAAGAAAAGAATTGCGAGAATTATAAGAATAAATTTAAAAATTCCCATTTTAATTATTCCTCAATATAATTTTCACAAGAATCGTTATCGGCTACCAGCTTATTTTTAATCTGGCAATAAAGCCATTCGCCTTCGATCATTTCACAATGTCCACAATGAGCACAATCATGATTGCAAACCTTCATGTTCTGGATATTATTAATGATCTTCTCCATTTTCTTGTCCTCCATTTATTATTTATTACATTTATATTATAAGTAATATATCCTAAAAAATCAACTATCTTTTTATTCTTTTGAATAATATTCATCGATATTCATAAAGTTATCATGAACATCTTCTGCACAATTATCACACCACGGACTTATCCAACCTAAAGAAATTTTAGTTGCTGGTTGACCACATTTAATGCAAGTTCTAGCAGATATCTATTCGTATTTACTAATGATATCTCCTACTTTACATTTATCTAGAATCTTATAATGTTCGTATTGCGTTTTATTATTTTCTACTCCAAGATACCTGTACCAATCAGTATTTCTATCATGTTCTGGCATTCCATTTTCATATCCTTCTATACCAATTAATTCTAGTTTACCAATCTGATAGCCATTATCGTACCATCTAAGAGATCCAAACTTCTCTTTAATTTGTGTAATTTCATATTTATCAAGATAATTAAATTTAATTAATTCTTGTTTTAATTCTTCACATATCTAAATTCCAAAAGCTATTCTCCAACCTTCCGGCATACTATCTAATTCAGTATATTCGTAATCATATTCAGGAATAGCTTCAGGATCTCCTGGCCAATATCCTCCATTCTATGCTTCCGTTATTCTCATTCCACTCCATCTATTTCTTGGAATTAGAAATGGATATGTTTTACAAAGATATTCATTTAAATCTTTTTTGGTTATTGGTAAGTAATCTTCTAACTAATCTTGATATTTAGTTGGCTTCTTTAAATCATCATCAAAATAACTCACTTATTATTTTCCTTTTTTATCTATTCATCTAAATATTTATGATAACAACTATCACACATTCCATCTTGGTGAAAATATTCGTTTGCAGTTAAATATATTTTATGACATCGCTAACATTCATATTTCTTTGTATCAAATATCTACTCTTTATTCATTTATATTCTCCTTTAAATAATTTGAAATAAAAATATCCTATTATCCAATATATAATATATTATACCGGATAATAGGATAAAAATCAACTATTCTTTACTAAAGAATTATATTTCGGATTCCAGATTAATCCAACCACTTGATTACCTTTACTTAATATTTTACCATAAAAATCTCTTGTTACATTAAATGATTTATCATATGTTCCAAGAATTTTACCGTAAAAATCTCTTGCTTGCTAATTACCATCTTTATCTGTTTCAAGATATCCAATTATCTTACCACTAAATAATCTAATCGGTTCTTTACTTATAGCTCTCATTCATTACCTCCACTACATTCTTTATTAATTCGAATGCTTCATCTTCATCAATAAATTGAACCTGAGTTATCATTCTTCTTGGTTCATTTAAAAATTTATCTATTTTCTTTTCAATTTTATACTCTGAATACTCAATTCTCTAAAAAGTTGAATTTAGATATTCTGTATTCTTATCATATTGAAATGGGCCATATTCTATCATATATGAAAAACCTAAACTAGTTTTAATATATAATATCCAATTCTATCCAGCATCATTACTTGCTTGAATACAAACATTTCCAATATCTTCAATATTTAATACATCTTGAGCTTCAGTCATATACATATAATTAAAGCTAGATCTCATAACTCAATACCACAATTTCATGTGCTGTTCTTATTTCTTTTTCATTATTATCTAATGTTTTTGTATATGTTCTTGAATGTAATTGTCCATCAATTAATATTTTATCATTAACTTTCAACTTACTAGCTTCTTGGGCTAATCTTCCCCAAAACACTAGAGGAATATAATTATTAATTTTCATATTAGATTCAGGAACATATATATTATTTGCTAAAATAGCATGAAAATTTAATTTACCATTTGCTGTTTTTCTTAATTGATCTATCTTACATATTCGCCCATCAATCTGCACTTCATTATTATTTATTTGATTTTCTGGTTTATCAAAATACGTTGATACATAAATAGTTACTTTATTTTTATTTTCTAACTATTCTGTATGAGATCTAACTGACCCTGTTAATGAAATAATATCATCTTCACAAGGAAGCTATATACATTGTTTAAATACTAATCTAATATTATCTTCTATTCCTGATCTAGATTGAATAATCATATCTGCAGATTGATATTGAATTTCATTAATTATATGCGAATTCTATATATTTCTTATATATCCTTTTAAATTTATCTTATTCATTATTAGTTATTAGCGTCTTCTCCAATTATCACATTTCCATCTTTATTGGGATCTCTATATAATGTAAATGGATCACTCCTAATCCAAGTATAATTAGAACTTGGATCTCCTACAGTTGCTGATAAAAAGTATTGTCCATCTACATCAGGAGCATCAGGAACTTTTGCCATACATTCATCTATTCCTCTAATTACATTATTCATTTCTGATGCTGTTAATACATCGCCATCAAAAAATACTTGTGATTTATATTTTTCTGGTACATCTCGTAATTGTTCAGTATCCATTTATTTTCCTCCTTTATTATGCAAAACCATAATATGTATATGATTCTCCTGCGTTATTGAAACGCTAAATCGTTTCTGTAGTACCTAAGTTAAAAGTTATCCCTGTGCATGTACTACTAGAACCACTAATAGCAGGATACCAATTTGCTGAAACATTTACAGCATATCCGGACTCATCGTCTACTATTGAAGGCTAAAGATCATCATGATGTATATTAACCGTACTTATATATATAGAATGCCTTGAATTTCCATAAATAATCAATCGTGGAATAGTATAGATTGTAGATCCTGATTTTGTTTCAGAAAATGATATTCTAAACGATGATGCATCATTACCAACTCTACTTCCTAATAATATTTTACCGCTTAATCTTGAAGCAAATGAACCTCGCCTTAAATTAAATGTCTTTGCAGTTCCACTAGTAGTCATCCCATGAGTTTTTGCATTATAAGCTCCTGTAGTTATTGCCCAATTAGAAGAAATATAATTTACTAATGGATCTTTATTTATATAATAACTAAAAGAAACCGCTACATCATGAAGACTCCAATATCCCCAAGTATCTCCACCAATAGCAACTTGCAAACATGATGCAACTCTGTATCCTCCCGAAACAGGAAGTAAACACTAAAAAGCATAGCACTTTAATGTTCCTAAATTAGCACTTCCGGAGCCGGTGTAATGACCATGAAAATATAATATCCAATTTGTTGAGTCATGTTCTTCGCAACCCCAATTATTACCACGTCTGCCTAATGTTGTTGGAATTCCAGGATTTGTAATCTAATAATTTTCTCCATGAATTCCTGCAACAATATAACAACTTCTTTTTTCCGCATCTCCTGGAGGGGTATATACTAAAGTATCCGCATCATAAACATATCCATTACAAGGTCTTACATAATCTGAAGTTGATGTGATATTTCCAGATAATGCAGTATAAGGAAATGTTTTTTGAGCTTCTACTCCAGTAAGAGTATAAACAATATTACCTCCATCAAAAGATTTAGTACATTTGCTATAGATAGTAATCGAATAATTTAAATTTTGCAATAATGATTTATAATTTGACCAATCTGATCCTTTATCAGTTGCTGCAGATAATGAACTTAAAGTTACATAACCTCCATAATCATTACCTAAATCATACTCAAGACTGATATAACCACCCGATTTATGTAAATTATCTTCACTTCCCGAATATCTTTTATCATAAGTAACTGCATCCCAGACATAAGTATTTTCAAGAGACGTTGTAATAAGATTACTTGGATCACTCCAAGTAGGTTGTTTACTTGAATTAGACATTAAAACATAATTTGCCTAAGAAGGAACTAACTGACCTAATGTACTTGCTGCAGATGCATAAACTAATTGATTTGCAGTCCAACTAGATTTACCGGTACCGCCATTAGCAACTGGTAATGTTCCTGCTACTCCAATATCTGTAATATTTGCTGTTCCATTAAATGCGGTTGAAGCACTAGTAGATGCTAAATTAACTTTTAATGTTCTTCCTGTTGCTAATTTAGTCGCTGTATCTGCTGTACCTGCAGTTGATGGTTTACCTATAGTTACTTTCTAAGCTGAACCTCCTGATGGAGTTACTGTAAAACTACCATCAGTTCCATTTGCAAAAGTATATGTAGTATTTGTATTAGATGTATAGCTAGGCTTTGCCCATGTACCATCTTCTCTTAAAAATTTTGTATTCTGTGTCTAGCTACTTACAGCTGCACCTTTTGGAGCTACACCTGCTGAAGTAGCGCTAACTTTTGGAATATTTCCAGTAATTGAAGTGGTATCGCTTCCTGCTCTTTTTAAAGTTAATTTAATTGGTTTACTTGCATTTGCACTAGTATCATCAGCAAATGTGATAGAATTCACATAACGATCTGTAAAAACTGCAGTTGAAGGAACTGATTTAGCAATAGTATAACTTATAACCGTTGGAACCCCGGAAGAATTAAAATAAATTGGTTGAGTAGCTGATCCTTTACTTTTATAAGTATCAGGCATATCTGCCGCTGCTAATTTTCTAAATGTTGGAAAAGCATTACTACCCGATGCAGGTCCTGAAAATACTAGATTTTTTGCAACTTTTGGAAATGCTATTATTCTATTTGGAATATTACTAATAACCTAATCGGTTTCTGTTCCGACAACCATCATATGATCTGCAAAACTATATAATGCTTCACCATATCTTAAATGATGATTTTCGTTTGAGTTTGTACTTAAATTATTTAATGAACTTGATGTTCTTCTTAATCTTATTCTGGTTAACAAATAATTTACACCTCATTACTTGATTCTAATTTTGTTTCTCCTTTATACACTGAGGTCATAAAATCAATTCCATCTTTTAATTCTTTCAATTCTTCATTATTTGATATTTCATTATTCAATTCTTTTGCTTTTAAATCAAGAGTTTCTAGATACCAATTAATCACTTCATCTTTTTCTTTCTGAGTAGCATTATCAAATTGTTCATCTATTTCTAAACCTATATCACTCAGCAATATACCATCTAAATGATCCATCTCATGCTAAAACACGGAAGCAGCTAAACCTACAATCTATCTACTTTCAGGAGCACCTGTAGGTTTCTAATAAATAACTTGAATATCATTATTTCTAATTCGTAAGAATTTTTTATCTGGAATTGATTGACAAACTTCAGTGAATAACTATAATCCCTTATAACTCGATATAATAGGATTAATAAATGTTTTGATTTCAGTGTCAAACTTTATACAAAATATTCTTTTATTATATCCAATGGCAGGCGCAGATAAAGAAACAATATTATTTAATTCAATAGTATGTTTTAATGCAGAAATAATTTCTCTCATTAAATTATTTTCTGTTTTAATATCTATCTCTTCTGCTCTCTAACTAAGTTCCATTTCATATTTATCAATTGTTTTTATTTCTTTGACATCCTGAAATTTCATCTTCATAATAATTTTCTCCTTTAGTTTTCTTTAATTGTTAATCTGTATTCATCGTTTTTAAAATCTGCTATTAATTGCAATAAATATTCATCACTGTAAAACTATATTGACGAATAATCTTCAGTTACCTATGAACTTTCTTCATCTTCATCTACTTCATCAGATCTATCTAATATTGAATAAATTCTACCATAAGCATTTGAATCTTCAATATCTAAAACATAACTTGAAGAAGACCGTCTTAACTTACCTTCAATACCTATACTATTTAAAAATTCTTCCATATTATCACCTATCTATAATAATTTAGCATCATATAAAAAAATTTAAGGACATCATTATGATGTCCTTAATTCATTCTTTATTTTATCAATATATTCAAAATTTTCTTTATGAACATCCTCTAGAGTACTATTTTCTTTTACTGATTTTTTATTCTAGTTTATATATCTTTCCTCTTTCTTTTTCTTTACTGGTTTATTAAGAAGAAACATAATATAACTAATTCTCTACCAATTTATCTTAATTGGTTCTATATACTCTTTCATCTATACTAATTTATCAGGATCTAGTAAACCTTTCGATACTTCTTCTTCCATATCTTTTAAAGTATCAAGTAATTCTCTATAATCCTAACAAATTTGATTAAAATATTTATCTACGTCTTTTTTTGCCATGTTAGATTGATTCTTTGTTCAATTCCGAATTACTAAGAGTAACGGTAGTATTTGCTGAATTACAATCATTTATTGTTACTCCAGTTGAACTTGAATTATTTGACCAATTTACATAAGGCTACTTCCACCAATCATCATACCACCTACTAGGTGAATTCCAAATAATACTACTATTATTCTTACCATCATTATATCCTTGATTATATACTCTATCAAGTAATGTTTTTAATGCAGTTTCAGTAAATTCTACTTTTCCATCTTTATTCTTTTCAAAATATTCAGTCATCGTTTTATCTCTACTTTCTTTTGTTTATTTATTCTCCAGCAATTTACTTTACCAGATAATACAGTACACGCATCCAAACAAATAATACCATCATCAATAAATGGTTCTGTATGCCAATTATCATTTATATCATCATAGGTTTTTGGAATATCAATTCCTTGATTATGTAAATAGCAATGACCCCAACTTGAATGATAATGACCACAAAGAATTGTTTTATCCTTTACCCGTATATTTTTATCCCAGCAATCCATTCCATTTAACCATGATGCCCTATTCCAGTTTCCAGTTCTCCAATCTGCAACTGGATCATAGTTATTTATATCTTCTCCATATAAATTAATTCCTTCTTGCCATTGAATACAAGGAATCCAACCATGAACAAAAACATATTTATCATTTTCATAATAATCTATACAATCATTAATATATTGATTCCATAAATCATTATGTTCCATTTTTGTTAATATCTTATTTGCATCATCGGATATAGAACAACCTGTTAAAAAACATGCTGTATCAATTGTTTTATTATGATAATCATGACTTCTAAAACATTTATTCTTAATGCAATCTTCCATTAAGCGTTCATGATTACCTTTTATCAGAATTTTTCTATCTTTAGGAAGTGAGTTTACAAATCCTAAACAATATTCAGGATAAGAACCTCTATCAAGTAAATCTCCTAAAGATACAAAAACATGATTTTTATTATCTTTATCAAATCCAGCATTTTCTAATGCATCCATTAATTCCTAATAAAATGAATGAACATCAGATACACAAAAATAAGTTGCCATAATTTTCTCCTAAAAATATAACCGGCTTTTACGGTTATAGCTTGATTTCCACAATATAGATAATCTTACTGAATAATTAAATTACCAATTAAAAAATGGGAAGAACCAATGAAATAAATCAATATTTGTATCAAGATGTCTTCGCATTTCTTTTAGTGCTTTATCACCTGTGTAAGAAATTGTATAAGGACCAAATTTATTATTAAATTCCTCAAGTGCTACAAATTTATTATCTTGTGCTTGTTTTAATTCTTTCTTTGCTTCTACAAGAAGTTTTTCGCACTCTTCATCACATTGCTTCTTGATTCCAATAATCTTTTTCTTTGCTTCTTCATATTTCAGATATTGTTCTTCAAGAGCTTTATCTGCCTCTTCAACTTTCTTTGCATATTGTTTTCTTTCATTTAATTTAACTTCTGCAATTTCTTTCTTTTCTGCTTCGGTCTTTTCTGCTTTTAATTCAGCTTCTTTGCACTCAGCTTCGCTATCAAAGAACTTTTCCAATTTTTCACTATAAAATTTCATTAATAATTACCTCTTCTTCATTTCTTATTATTAGACTTACTTTTATATTAAGACTTACCAATAATCTTTAAATGATTTCAGTAAGATTATCTTCAATTAACTACCAACCTACATAACATATATACAGGATTATTTTCACTTACAATTATCAAATTCTATGCAGCATACGAATTTTTTCTCATTTTTTCTGCTAAATCATCTGTTCCCATTAATGAAGGATTAGATACCACCAAAGTTTTATTTTCCTCATCTACAGTAAGATGATGTAAATGACTAGTTAAAATCACATCATAACTCTATCTTGTCATTAATGACACATTCTTAACCACTGTATTTAATTTATCAAGATCTCCATGAACTCCTGCAAACCTCCACTTAAACACTGAAAAATTCAAGATATCTAGTCCATATTTATTTTCATTGATAATTACATCATCGTTATCTTTCAATCTTTCCAATAAATACCAATCAGTTATTCTAGCTAAAGATTCAAGCTAAAGTGCATCTTTCTTATTTGGCTCTAATCTACTATGATTATCAATAACAGAATAGTAATCAATAGGAACATAAGTAGAAAGTTCATCAATGAATTCTGCAAGTAATTCTGAAACCTCAATAGTTTGAGTAATAACATCAATTCTACTATTAAATCTGATAGTTAAATGTATTCTACCTGCAATCAAATCTCCTAGATTTACAACAATTAATTTCTTAAGCCTCTATTCTTTAACTATCTTGATTACTTGTACTAATAAATCACTTAATCTATCTTTAGCAATTTGTGGATTGTATTCATTATAATAAGAATTGATATCTATACCATAATGCCAATCACTTAACTGCAAAATTCCTATATTTCCATCAGATGGAGATGCAATAAAAGGAAATCTTTCTATATCAGTTAATAATGGACAATTCTTGCTAATAGTTGCAGCTGCTTCTTTTGCAATTTCTTTTATGGTTTCTTCTCTAGACAACCTACGAATATTTGCATTTGTTTGAACTAGTACATCTGATAGCTTCATTCGTTCTGCTTTATCTTCGATATATTCGTCGACATCATTTATGCTTTTCATATATGAAAATTTCTTTCTATAATAATCAGGACTTCTATCACACTCAAATGCATTATTTATAATAGTTGCGATATCTTTCCAAGTATATCCTTCAATATCTTTTCTCGAAGCAATATAGTAAATATAATCTTCATATGAATATTCTTTATTATTCATCACTATGCTCATCAATTACCTCCAGCTATTCTTCATTAGCTATTTCTTTATTTGAATTTGCTATAATCTGTCTAACTGTATTTAAGATTCTTTGTCGTTCATCCTAATTAAATTCTGGCTGAACATTTATATTTAACTAATTCTAAGTAATTTGCACAACTGGAATTTCATCTACAGATTTATTTGTTTTTGAAATCGTTTCTTGAAATGCTTTAAAATAATCTATTAAATCTTTATTACTAAATTCATCGGCATGAGTATTTAATCTTTTCTCAACCTAATCAGTAATAGCATCCTACAGATCACTTAATTTACTTACCCTTAATAATTCTTTTTTCTTTAAATTTAGATTAAAAATATTTAATATCTATTCAATGTCATCTTTCTTATTAGCATCTTTTAACTATAATTGCTAATCCTTCGACAGTATATCAAACTAATCCATCACATCAATTCCTTATATGTATTAGTTACCTTAGTAACTAATATTTCTTCTGCTTTTGTAACTAAAGGACTTTTTTTAGTGGTTATAGAATCTACTAGACACTACTCTAATTTATAAGATGGAATAAACTTATATAAAATTTCATCATCCTAAATGGATATATTTAATTTTCCAATTCCTATATCTGCGGAAGTTTCTGTTTCTTTATTTAAATAATTTTCCAGTACCCTATGACAAATACATAAGATTAAATTCGTACATAATTTTTTTAGAGTAAAAACTGGAATGGTTGTAATTTTAGCTAAATCATTTATCATTATTATCTACCCGATTTAATCTTCTTAATACTTTTTTGTTATCACGCTGCTGTAAAAATTCAATACTCTACTATAATTTTTTATAATACTAAATCAAGTTCTAATCTAATCTTATTTTAACATAATAAGATCTTAAGTAGTCTTTATCGCGCTTATAATTAGATAATTCATTAATAATCTTTCTTAGTTTTTCTTCATTCATTTTTGATATCCTTACCAAATGAATAATTAGAAAGAACACTTTGCAATTTAATATAATCTGATTTGATTTTTCTTAATTTTGAAGATTTCTATCCAAGCAATTCAACTGCTTTATCATATTCCATATGCTAGATATCAACATATTGATACAATAATAATGAATATAATATTGATTCTAATTCATCGATAGTTGGTATATGAATTGTAGTTCCTCCAAAATATTCGCATAGTTTTAACATACTATCTTTATCAAGAACGTATATCAATTCACTTAAAACTAAATAATCTGGAATATCTCGAAGTTTAAATAATGCGAATAAAATCAATGAATATATATCTAATTCCTTTATAGATAAAAGTTCATTGCTAGTCCTACTCATTCATTATCATCCTCCTTTGCAATTCCTTTATCCATTATATCTTTTATTAAAAAAGATTTCATCATGCTTTCGCTTCCTAATTCATTTTCTAGAATCAAAGACAAATCGTTAGCTATTAGATGTTTAACTTCTTTTGTAAGCAAATAAACATATTTTTTATATCTACCATCTATATGAAATAAAATCACATCATCTAAATCAAATTGATCTATAAGCAGCTCATCTATTTCAATTTCTCGATGTTGTGCCAATTTTAATCTAGATATTCGTTCTAGTTCATTTGTTCTTGGAGTTATTGATGATAAAAATGTCAATAAACAACTTAAATATAAATTATTTATGAAAACTTTATCATTTCTAAATGGAAGATTATAGATATACGATCTAATTGTTTTAGTTATATCACCAAGACATAATTTAAAATTAACTTTACTTAAATCATCTATAGAGTCAACTAAAGAATCTGCAAAAGTATATCCGATTCCAACATCCGAATTTAATTCTTCATTATCTACTTTTGAAAAAGTCTAATCATAATGTTCTTGTTCAAAATCAACTTTTTTAGGATATAAGATAGTCTTAATATAATTTAAGATACTTTTTACCCTTTTTAATTTTGGTTCCCCATTTTGATTATACTTAAACTATCTAGGATTTTTCAATCTTAAATAAACCGCAGATGCTACATATAAAGCAAAATCCTCATAATATTGATATCTTGAAAAGAATTTTGCTTTATATGCTAACATGGATACCAAATGAAATATATATTCAAAAATTAAATTATTTTGTTCATCAGATGCATTTTCATCATAAGCATGTTCATCAATAAACATTGCCATCTATGTATATGTAACATCCTTAGGTTTTGTATATATCATAATATGCTACTTATTTTATCTGCTCCTTTAATAACATTAATTTCATTATCACAAGGAATAGTAAAATCACTTCTATGACTTATTACAAATACACTACTAACATCATTTAATTCCGAAGATAATAAATCAATAATTTTATTACTTCCAACATCATCAAGATTATCAAGAATTTCATCTAATATTAGAATATTACAAGAAAAATTCAAATATTTGCATAGCATATCTCTTATAGATAATTGAATAATAATATCTAGTTTCTACTTTTCTCCACCACTTAATAATTCATACTCTTTACCATCATATGAAATTGATATCTTATTACCATCAATAATAAAAGCTATAAGTGAGGTATTAAAAACAATATTACAATAATATTTACATCTTAAATCAATATACTAAATAACATTCTATAAAAGATAACTTCTAAAATCACGAATTAAAATTGTATTAATCTATTGTAATATATCATATTGTGAATTATACTTTTCCTTATTATTATTTATATACAATAGATTTTTATTTATATCTTCTAATTCATTTTGATATTCTTGTATTTGATTTATTAGATTTTGCTTGATGGATTCCTAAGAATCTATCTTAGCTTGAAGCTACGAAATCTATTTTTCGATTTCTCTCTAATCTTTTTTTATTGAATCAATTTTATTTGCATACTAAAAAGATAGGTCTTCATATTCAATAATTCTATTTGTTAAAGAATCGTATTCGGGTTTATAATTATCTCTTAAACTATTTTCCTTATCCTATTTTTCAAGAGTATATTTATCTACAAGTTCCTAATTAACATTTAAACTATAATTTTTCTAATCAATTTCTTCTTCAATATAAGAAGTATCAATTTTATGTACATCCGGTAACTTCTATTTACAAGTAGGACAAATATCACTAATAGAATCCAGTTTTTTCTTTTCTGCTTTTAACGTTCTAATCTCTGCTTCTAATCCAATAATAGTAATATGGAGAGGAGATAATTTCTAATCATACTATGTTCTTAATTCATCAAGTGCTGTATCATATTCAAACTACAATTTATCTCTATCTCTATTGACTGTTTGAAATTGATTATATGTAGAATCATATTTACCTTGATAAACAAGAATCATACAATTATAGTCATCAAGAGTTCTTTTCAACTATTCAATGTCATTCTATAAGGAATTTAAATCAATCTAATTATAAGAATTAAGTTGCTCTTCGTTTTTATTTATCATCTAATTTAACATATTAGATTTAGTTTGAAGCTCAATACTTTTATTCTTATATTCTTCTAATTTTTCATTTATGGTTGCTTTTCTATTGGACATCCTATCTTTTAAATCGTCAATCATAAAATCGGCTTTTGCTAATTGCTCTAAAATTTCTTTTCTGCCTGATGGAGTATTATTTGAAAATCTTTGTGGTAATCCTTGTCCAAATATAATAACTGAAGTTAATAAAGTACTAGTCAAATCCGGTAATTCTTCTTGCAGAATTTTTTCAGAATCTCTTAGACCTTTACCGGATATATCTTTATTGTTTTTATATATCTTAAGCGTTGATTTATATACTTCATCATCTTTTGTCCTTAAAATTATATATTCATCATTGTCTTTACTAAATTCAATTGTTACTGCTGTTCCACCTTTTGAAAACTTATTTACCACATCCTTACCACCACGAATTGTTTCTCCTGTTAATACCCAAAATATACTATCAAATAATGCGCTTTTTCCTGATCCATTACTTGATGATAAATCAGATTGATTATTATTATACCCTTTGACTGTAATATATCCAGGAATATCTAATCTTAATTCAGCATTTTTAAAACTTAAAAAATTCTTAAGTGTAATTTTATGAAAATTTATATTCATTTACATAATTCCTCTAATTCAGTAGTAACGATATCATTTGTTCCTAACTATTCTAAGATATATTTTTTAAATTCAGATAGATGATCTAATGATAACTGTTTTACATTATCCTTCATTGCTTTATCTGAAACCTTTGAATGTTCTACAATTATTCTATATGTAACTATCCTATTTTTATATTCTTCTAATGCTTTTTTCCAAGTATCGTATTCCGTATCCTTGCATTTTACGGTTAATACTGCATTATCTTTCAATCTTGATAATAGATTAAGATCATTTATCTTATAAAAATTAAATGCGTATGGATTAGATGCATATTCCATCTTTAATGTTTCTGTATCAAGAATATATATATTATGTCCATATTCAAACGCATCTTCACTAAAATTCTATCCAGTTAAATTTCCAGCATTATAAATTTTATATTTTCTTCCTACCCACGAAGCATTATGCAAATGTCCATTAATAAATAATACACAATCATCATTTATCTCATCTATACTAAATCCATCTTTAGAAGTAAAATGACCAAGATTCATTCCGGCAATATCATTATGACTAAATACAATTTTTCCTTTGGAAGAATTTCCTAGATATTCAATTAATGGTTTTCTATCACTCTATAAGATATAAGGAAGATATACTATATCGTATTTTTCGGAACTTGCAGTATATGAAGGTTTATCAATAACAACCATATTATTCCAACCTTCAAATACATGAGCAGAACTAACCAATAAATCTGATCTAGCCATCTCGTGATTTCCTACCAGAAAATACTTCTATATAGTATTGAATTTTATATCATTTAACGCAGTTATTTCTTCTGCTACTATCTTTGGCTAATCAAAAAAATCTCCTAAATATACCTCGAAATCCACACCACGTTCTTTAAAATACTATTCGGCCCAATTTATGGATTTTATACAATTTTCAATACGCAACGAATATTTTTCACCACGTAATCTAATTAAAGAAGAATTCATACAGTAATGAATATCTCCAACAATTCCAATTTTCATTTATACACCTCAAAAAGCAAATATAGAAACAATTACATAATCAATAATATCATCAACATCTAATTGTCCTAATTTAACTTTCTTATCTATATCTGTTAATAATTCAAATATTTGAATTAATTGCTTCGTATTAAATTTATTTAAATTATTATACTTGATTGCATAAAACTTATTTTTTGCAATTCCTGTACTTTCGGGAGTTGATTTTACTCCTAACTGTATTTTAATAATATCTTTTACATTCTAATAAAGAATACTTACAAAACCTAATGGACTTATATCCATTCTATCTAATTGAGAATAAATATAAGTTAGTTTTGATATGTCCTTCTTTATAATACTGCTACAAAAATCAAAAATAGTTGAATCAACTAAATCATTAAATATTCCATCTTTATAAAACTCTTTAAAGATATTCTGTTTTAAACTATTTGGAAAAATTAACATTTTATCTAATTCTTGATTTAACCTATAAATATCATTATTACAAAGATTAATCAACATATCAAGATCAGATTCTGGAATGCCATCACCAACAGAATATACAAAATCTTTTATCTACCAATCTTCTAATTTTGGAACAATAATAATATTATCAGAATATATTGACTTAATAGAATCATTTATCTTTTTACAAAGAACAATCAAATTCTTTTCTTTTGAAATATTTTGATTATAATTAAATTCATCAACATCAAATACTCTTAATTCATTACTCTCAATATCTCCAAATAAAGATGGACCAGTCATAATACTATTATCTATTTCATCTTTATAAATCAAATCAAAAGAAAAATCAAGAACTAATTTCTCTATATACTGTCTAACGATAAATTTTGTATCAGAATACTGAAAAATTAATAATTGACCAGAATATTTTTTATTTTCAATTATGTATTTAACTTCATCTATTTGCATAATATTCCTTCAATCTTATTAAATAATTCTCGAATAATTGTGTCTTATCAATATGACTTATTTCAAGATTAGCTAATAATAAAGATGTTTTCATATAAATATCATACCATATTTTATCTGCTGGATTCATTTTAATTTTCTCTACAATTAGATATTTCAATACTCTTACCACTAAAGAGATATCAATATTCAATTCTTTAACTGTATCAATTATATTAAATAAATTACCATAAGATGCGACTGAAATTTTTTCAATTATTTTATTACAAAGATCTAATAATTTATCAAAATCCGAATTGCAAAAATTTATTACATCACCTGGAGTTTTAGATATATCGATAATTAATTTATTATTTAATGTATTAAATGATTCTAAAACTTCTTTTGAATAAACATCTAATTGCCATATCCTACATCTATTTTCTATTGTAGCTAAATATTGACCTAATTTTCTTGCAGTTATAATGATAAAAGAATTTCTTGGTGGTTCCTCCAAAAACTTCAAAATTTGATTTTGAGTCTTTATATTCATATTATCTAATACATAAATAATAGGTTCTACCCTTAGATATATTTCAGTTAAAGATTCAAATGATACATCATCAAGAATCTGAACATTTAATTCTAGGTGTTCTGCTATAAACCTAATAATTAAATCTTTTCCTGAACCACTTGGTCCTACTAGTAAAACAGAATGTGGAAAATCGCTCAAAGAGAATCTAGTAATCTCAGTACATAATCTCTCTTGCCCTCTAATCATTGATAACTCCCCATCTAAATAAAATATACATCTACAGTAGATTTAATGTCTGTATCATTCTTGATATCATTTTTTAAAGTCATTAACTTATTCATAATATACTGATAATATTGCAAAGGATTCTCAAAGTTAGTAGCTTTCTTAATTTCTTCTAGTTGATTATTTGGAAATTTTGTTACTGTCAAACTATTACAAATAATATATTTTGATATATCAAGAATAAAAGATAAAAATTGATCTACAAATAATTTCAAATCATTTCCATCATTATAGATATTATTTATAATTGTTATAATAGAATCAAGATTACCATCAATTAAACTATTAATCAATTTAAAATATACTGAATAAGAATAAGAACCAAGAACTTTCAAAACATTTTCAAGGTTTAAATCATTATCATATGCTGCACATTGTTCGAGAAATGCAATTCCATCTCTCATTTGATTTTTACAAATTCTACTAATATAATCGCAAGCATCAAAATAATTTATAAAACCTTCATTCTTACAAATATATTCAAGACGCAATCTTATTAACTCAGATGGAATTCTATTAAAATTAAATACTTGACATCTATTTTTGATTGTATCCGGAACCTTATTCTTTTCAGTCGTACAGAAAATAAAAATTGTATATCTCGGAGGTTCTTCAATACATTTTAAAAATGCTTGCCATGCTTGACTAGTTAATGCATGACATTCATCAATTATATAGATTTTATACTCACTATCTAAACTTCTTTCCGATGCAGATTTAATAATTTGTTTTACATTATCTACTCCATTATTACTAGCCGCATCAATCTCTATTGGATTACCTTGATGTTTATTTATTTCATTTGCAAAGATTCTAGCAATAGTTGTTTTACCACAACCACTACTACCACAGAATAAATATGCATTTTTAAATGTATTTGTATCAATTTGTCTTGATAATATTCTAATAATTGATGTTTGACTACTTACATCATTAAATTTTGTAGGTCTATATTTAACGCTTAAACTAATCATATTTACCTCATAATTTTTTAGTTATCTAAATACAAGCCTTTGGAAGCCATCCTTCCCATACTGGAGAAAAGACTTTAATAAATTTATCATTTATATCTAATATTTCTACATCTAACTTATTTATATTATAATTGAAATCTATATCGAAATCAAATAATCTATCATGATTTATTAAAATAGAATAGCAACTACCTATTTCTATCTACTCAGTTTTAGATATAATAATTTTTAATGCATCTTCTATATTTTCTGGAATAGTTGCTATTCTACACTACTTCAATATTTTAATTATTTCTTTATTCACGAACTTCATCTACAAAAGAACAAAGCATATCTGCTAAATGAAGCATTAATGCTAAAGTGTTCTTTGTATAAATCTCTCCAATATTATTCTTTGCACTATCCGCACTCATTCCAGCATGATGATTTAAAATAGCTGCTGATTCCTCTAATGTCAATGGTATATACATTCTAGTGATTGCTTCAGATGTAGCTTCATGATTTCCATAAATAAATCTATCTTTTACATCTCTAATATTATAAGAAGGAACAGAAACCCAATCATATTTCCCAAGAGTATCTGATTTGCTTCCATTTTCTCCATAAACCTTTTCATTTCTATAACCAAGCGTATAATAATTTATCTTTGCATAATCATGACATAATGCGACAATAGCCATACTATTTGGATCTAAATTAGTTTCCATAATATTATTCAAATCAATTAATCTTTTCCAAACATTTAAACTATGCTCGCATAATCCACCTTTATACGAATTATGATATCTACGACTTGCAGGAGCATCAAAAAAATCTGTTTCGTTTAGCATTTTAATCAATTCATCCTTATCAAACGGACGAGTGATTAAATTAATTGCAGAAATATATTCTTCTTTATTTTTATCTACGTTATCCATTTTTATCTCCTTATCTATATTCATATTATATTATATAATATCTTTTCAAAATAGTCAACTATCATTTTCCTCACGTAATTTTTCAATAAGAAATTGCATCAGTTTATCATCAATTATATAATAATCTTTCTTATCTTCAAAATAAAAATTAAAAGCTAGAGAATGATTAGAATATCTCATAGCAAAAGATTCCTAAATCTATTTCTCTAGCCACTCCTTCTTAATTGAAAATGATTCTTTTGGAGTCATACAAGTTTTACATTCAATTTGCATACCAATATCTGGTATAATTACATCTCCTTTTGAAAACTTACCTGCTCCTGAATTTAATTGAATCTATCCTTCAAATTTTTTAGCAATTCTTTGTTCTTGAGTTTCTGATGCAAATCTTGTAGAATCCTTATTCTTCGTCATCTGGCAAATCAAACATTATGGAAAAATGAAGAATTTCTGGATCATTATCTGCAATAAACATAGAAATAAAAGGACAAATCAAAACCCAAAGAGGTACCTCAGAAACTGGTCCTTCGTATAATTCTTCCCAATCTTCTTTATCATCATCAATTCCCCAAATTACTACATCACGATTAATGCATAGATCGAGATCAATAAACATATCAAATAAACTCATTATAGTTCCTCCAAATTTGATTCTTCTATATCAATTCCTAATTTTTCATTGAGATTTATATTTAGCATTTGTTCAAAACTGACTATATTATCTTCTTCTTTTCTACTTAATTTTTCATAGCATTTATCATAAATCTATCTCCAGATACTCATATGATCTTTAAAATAAATGCCAACATTTCTTTTACCACGAATTTTTATTGGATCTCCATTTTCATCGCAGATTAATTCCCCTGTATCGGGATCAAGTAATTTGAATGAACCCTAAACAGAATTATCAATAAATCCAAGATGTGTTGCAACATCAATAGTATCCTGAATTACATCTACGCCTTTTGTATAATTTAAATGTAGATATCCAAGTTTTCTATCCCATTTACAAACCTTAGTTTTCAATACATAAACTTCAATTACATGACCCGCAGGAGATTGAGCTGATTTTGTTAATGTATTTCCATCTTCATCAAAAAACTCTCCACGCTTAAACATTAATCGCATTGAACAAGCATGTTTCCATGAACGTCCGCCTGGAGTAGTTAATGCATCTCCATAACCGGTCATATTATCTCGAACCTGATTAATTGCAACTAATGTAGCTTTATATTTTCTTAATAATCCAATAGCAGTATTTGCAAATCTTGTTAATGCTTTTGCAATACCACCCATCTATTGCTTTTCCATAGATTCATCTGCAATTTGCTATGGAACAAGTGTTGCTATACTATCAAAAATCAGAAGTCCAACTTCTCCAGTTTTTAACATATCAAGAGCCATATCAAAAATTTCTTCTGCTGATTGAGCTTCTGGTCTAATAATTATAGTTGGAACATCTGCATCTTCATTCATATTATAACCGAGCTTAATAGCCCATGCCGGATCTGCTGTACCTTCATTATCTAAAAGAATTATTGATCTTGGACCTTTTCTAACAATTCCAGTATTATCAGTCCATTCAACTCCTATTGGATGTCTTTCTAATTCTTTGCGTTGATAAGAAGCAGCAATTAAAAATGCTGTTGTAGTTTTACCTGAGCCTTCCTACCCACTTAATTCGATGATTCGTCCTTCTGGAACTCCTCCATAAACACAAAAATCAAATGATGGAGATCCAAGAGATAATACTCCATCCAATTCTAATGCATCTACCCCAACTTTAACGACCGAATCCCCGTATTGTTTCTTTATCTTTTTTAATACATCAGTTAAACTATCTGCCATTAATACTCCTCGACTAATCTTTGTCTCGTTGATCCCATTGTATTATCTTCCTGCATTCTCTTTGAGAGAATTTTACTAAGAGTTGCAATCATTGTCTGAGCAGCTGAAATTTTATTTTTAATAATTGTATATGCTGCTGAATATATATCGTTTAAAACGCTCTCATATTTTGATTCTGTTTCTGCTATTGCAGTTAATTCAGCAACGGTCTTTTTATTTCGCTTTTCTCCGTCTTTTTCTATATTTTTAGTATAAGCATCATTATAAACTTCTTTATATGTTGCTTTACTTAATGCATCAAATACTCCTACATGCTCAAGATTCTCATAAGTAAAATATACACAATTTGATAATTCAAGAAATGCCTTTTCTAATACGTCGCTATCTGCAGGAATATCAGGTTGAATAATTGCACTATATATCCACTTCATTAAATTATCAAGATCTCCTGCATACTTTGTTACAATATCATCACAAATAGTATTAAAATATTCTGCTTTCTCTTCGAGATTATTTTGTATATTTTTTACTTCTTTTTTATCATATATATCTAAGAATGTTGCTTTCATTAATCTCCATCCTCCAGATTTAATAATACTGAATAATCTGAATCTAAAAATGCTCTTTTCTTTACTGAAGGTATTTCAATGATTCTATAATCATTTAAAGATCTAATACCTACTGACTTCTCTCCGTTTTCTTTCATTGTCTTTATTGTGCTTACTGGAATATAAAACACCTTATCTTTTTCAGTTAACCATAAAATTATTCCACATCTTACTCCTGGTATTCCAACTTTTGGTAATAACTTTTCATACTAAGTGATATTAATAAATGGAATAGATGCTCCTCCATGAGATTTACATTCTAAATAAAATATACAAGGTTTTGAATAACCTATAAAATCACTTACTTGAGTTATTGCTTTATATCCAGTAACCACATCATATAATCTATCAATAGTTGAATTCGGAACGGTTTTTAAAAAATCTTCTTTAAATTTAGATTCAAACTACTTTCCTCTATTCTTTGCCATTAATCCATACTTACTTCCGGAATAATATTTTTAATGGATACCCTACTTATTACTAAACATTGCTTATCTCCAAAATTAAAAGTTAAATCGGATTCCGTACAAGTATCCAATACTGCTTGCAATTCATTTAAATCTACAATTAAAACATAATCATCGGTAAAATTACTTGGAACAGAACTATATTTAATAACTTCTATATTTTTAGAATCAATATCGGAAACAATAATCCCATCAGAATTAAATGTTAATTTAATATATGGAATTAAAAGTTTAGCTCCTCCTACAAATAATTTAATTCTATTTAGAGCATCATTAAATTGATTAGTATTAACATTAACTGAATAAATATATTGATTATACGCTCTATTTCTAATTGCTTCTGCTGGAATGGATTTAATCATTCCTTCGTCTCCAGAAAGAATAGCAGTCAATTTAATATTATTTGCTTCGAATCTAATTTTGGTTTGAGTAATCTCTTCGCTAATTTTAGTACTTCCAATAACTAAATGAGTTTTTACTCCTTTAAATAATTTAAATAATTTAACCAATCTTTGATTAAATAAAAGTTTAACTTTAGAAGGAAGATCAAATTTATTTACACAAGCTCCTGAAGTAAAAGTAATGGCTCCTTTTTCATCCATATAATACATTTTTTGAACTGGTCGCGAAAGAATACCAGTAGATAGCTACCTAGTATTATATTTCAATATACTAAATAAAATATCTCCTTCAATATCAAATTCAGTATCAATACTTTCAATATTAATTCTAGGAATTTTAAATAAGGTATTATTTTCAAAAATTAAAGGTAATTTATAAGATCCATTTCCTTTAATAATTAAAAAATTATCTTTTACATTAATTTCTACTGTATCCGTAGTTGTAGATGAAATTAATTTTAAAAATAAAGTAGCATTTACAGTTGCTTCAAAATCTTCTTCATAATCAATAGTCATTGCAACATCAAGAAGATATTCTTTATTAGTAACGCTAAAATTAAGAATACCGTTTTTAGCAACTAATTCCAATGTTTCTGGCAAGGCAGTTAGATCAGTCGATTCTACTGCAGGAAGAATAGTCTAAGCTAAATTCTTTAAATCTTCTACCTTTAAAATCATAAGTATCTCCTTTTATCTTAAAATAATTCTATTTTTGTTCCAATCTTTTTAGGTGGATTATATTGATTTGCCCATTCCCATAAACTTTTTAGATTAAATAATCTTCTTTTTTTATAATCTCCAACCAACTCATCTAAAGTATAACCATATTTTTTTAATTTATTTTCAAATTCCATTTTTATAGCAGAATTTTTATTTATAATATTATCATTGTCGAGTAATCCATGATCGCTAATATATACGGGTTTAGTATCAATAATAATATTACCATAGGAAGCAGTCATTAACCAAGTAGTCGAATCAGTTGAAGTAAAATAAAATTGATTTAAATAATCATATTTAGTCATTCCAAAAGCATGAACTTTAATATTAGGATTAGAACTTTTAGAAATAATATCAAAACATTTCATTAAAAATCCTTTTAGAACAAAATCAGATTTACCAACCATACCACCTAAACCAAGGTATTTAATTGGACCATGTTCATCTGAATACTCTAAAATATTAATTAAATGATCAAAAGATTCTCCGCAATGAAAAGTACAAAGCAATTTATCTGGATTATTTACTTTAGATCTCATATATAAAAAATTCTACCAAGTTTTATCTGCGGATTCATCCACTTCTTTTTGTGTAGCGGTATTCGATGCTTTTGGTTCTCCTGGAATATTATCTACAGAAGCATACACAGTAAAATATTCCTAATACTGATTAATAAAATTAATATAGTCATCTACATTGATAGAGACTCCTTTAGTCCAAGCACTAAAGGCTCCACTATCAATAAATAATTTACATTTTACATTTTTACTTTTAATTTTATCTATCCAAGTTAATATATCTTTTCTTTGATTTAACTAAGATAATAGTACGCATCCATTATTATCTAAAAGAAATTCGAATTCTTCATCCAAAGATATTCCAGTAAAATAAAAATCAAAGTTCATATTTTTCTACCTTTACGAACATGTTCTTAGGAACACTATCATCTACATAAGAAGTAATATGAAGATTGGTAGCAGAAGGACATTGTTCCAAAATAATATTTGAAATATTATTAATTACTTCTTCGATAATTAAATTTTGCTTTTCACATCTTTCTTCAATAGCTTTATCCAAATATACATAATCTGGAATTTCAGCTCCAGGTTTAAAACTAATCTCTAGTTGATTAGTATACCAATCTCCACCTAACCTACAATAACAATGAATCTTTTTAGTTAAAGTAATTTTACTAATTCCATATTTATTCGGAAAACTATATTCTGAATACATTAGCTATTCTCCTTAAAATAATTCTATTTTTTTATATCCTAATGGATTTTGGTAATTCTTTCGGATTCCTTTATATTTTTCTAATATATCGTCTACTAATTCTGGATTTCGATATAATGAATTTAATAAATCCTTATCCTTAACGAATTCATTACAAAGAAGCTTAAATAAGTATCCTTTTAACCCTATAATACCATAAGAATAATCAATTGCTTCCTGTTTTCCCGAATTAATTATATGATATGATCGTAAATAAGTCAACTATTTATAATTATCAAAACTAGAAAAAATAAAAAATTTCTAATTTTGCGAAATATCTAATTTAGAAAAATCTATACTTTTTAAATAATTTAATCCTAAGCATAAAAATATAATATCATATTCCGGCAAAATTTTATTTAAATCTTCTGTAATATGAAGATTTATGCTATGATTTTTAATTTCCGTTTCATTCATATCGTTAAAAGAAGTATTATATGAATGAATAGGGGTATTAGGTTTAATAACTCCATAACCTGCCGAAATAATAATCATATCTAAATTATCATAAGATTTTAAATAATTTAAATATCCTTCTTTAATTAATAGATGCTATGCCCCTTGATACATTTCTATCGCGGGGCATATTGTTTTATCGGTATATTCATATTTCTTTTTTGCGGTACATGAAGTAATCACTAAAATTTTCATTTTTGATTCCTCAATATAAGTTCCATGGCTTTCTTTTCAAATTCTTCTCTTGCGCCAATATTTTTTCTTAACTCTTTCGTCATAAAAGTAACGTTGGTACATCCAGAAGATTTAATTCCTCGAGCACTAACACAACCATGTTTCATATTTAAATTAACGTAAACCTATGTAGATCCAGTTGCTAAAGAAATACATTCTGCAATATCTGATGCCAATTTTTCTTGAAGTTGCAACCTTTTTGCACATAAATCTACAATACGATAAATTTTACTTAAACCAAGAACTTTATATGTATCATCCTCATTTTTAATTGGAATGTATCCAATTATTGCAGAACCATCATACATTAAAGCTAAATGATGTTCACAATGACTAAAAATACCATCCTAGTAAATAGTTACAATAGGATCATATCCAACTTCAAAATTCTTATTGAATTTATTAGCAATCTATAAATTAGTATATTGAGTACCTTCAAGTAATTCTTTCCAGTATCCTACAACTCTTCTTGGAGTTTCAATTAATCCAGCTCTATTAACATCTTCCCCAAAAGATTCTAAAAGTAATTTTATTGCTTTTTCACATTTCTTTTCATTAAACATTTTATACTCCCTATTTATTTCCCCAAACTAATGTATGAATTTGAGGAAGAACATAAACTTTATTCATAGAAGATTCAGCAACTTTATTAATTAACCATTCATAAGACTTTAAAATTCTTTTAGAAATATCTCCATCTTCTTTAGTATCATCATTTCCTACGCTTAAATAAAATCTAAAAGAAGGACTTAAACAATCCTAAAATTTATCATAATATTTCTACGCAAAATTGAAATCTTCATCATTAAAAACTGGAATCTTTAAAGCGATCATGGGAGGCAAAGAACTGGAATAGATATAATTTTTAATGTTATTCATTACGTCGGGCTGCCCACTAGAAGGAGCCTTAGGACTAAGGACTAAAGTAGTTATATATTCAAGCCATTCAGGAAAATAACTACCCTACGTCTCAACTCCAACCTAAATATTAGAAAGAGATAAATTATATACTATTTTACCAAAAGTATATAAACAAGGATTTCCTCCAGTTAAAATTACCGAATTGCAATTTGTTTCTTTACATTTATTTAAAAGAAGATCGAGTAATTGCTATTCTTCATATTTAACCGCATTTTTAACGTTCCAAGCAAATTTACTATCGCACCAAGAACAAGCAAAATCGCATCCAGCTACTCTTACAAAAATACTCTTTAATCCTACATCCGGTCCTTCTCCCTAAATAGTTGGACCAAATATTTCGGCTACTGGAATCATCAATATTCTCCTTCAAAATAGGTAGCAATATTATTTTCGGTTTCTTGTACAGATACCATTACAATATCTACCCATTCATCTATCTCTTTAATTTTATGAAATAGTTCATAATAAAAAGTCATAGCCATCCATTCAGCGGTAGGGCTATCAGAAACTACATTTAATTTTTGTTCTGGAGCAAGAGTTTGAATAACTGATACCAATGGATCAATATCCCTAAGAATCAATGAATGATCATATTTATTTTCTATAGTTTCTTTAATGATCTTCTTAAGGTATTTAAAATCAATGACCATTCCAGAGGTAGTTATTTCTGATCTACTTAAATAAACAGTTACTTTATAACTATGACCATGTATGGAATCAGAACATTCTTTTGAATAAGTATCAATTCCATATAATCTATGAGCAGCTTCAAAAGAAATAGTTGTTTCAATTTGATACATTATTATACCTCATATGGGACGGGATCAATTACCCCATTTTCTAAAAATGCTTTTTTTCTATCAATGCAGGTACCACAGGTCCCACACTGTTTATCTCCACCTTCATAACAACTCCAAGTAAGTTCATATGGTACCTTTAATCTAAGACCTTCTTTAACTACTTGAGCTTTATTCCAATTAATTAAAGGTCTACATACCGTAATATTTCCATAGGTTCCTAATGAAATTGCATGATTCATAGCTTCTGCAAACTCTGGTGTACAATCAGCATAAGCATTTCCTGCTGCATCATCTGCATGAGCTCCATAGTAAATTTCTACTTTTTCATTAGGAAAAATACTATCAGCATATGCGGCAGCAATACTTAAAAATAAACCATTTCTGAAAGGCACATAAGTTGCAACTCTACCATTACTAGTATGTTTAATTTGCTCTTCATATGAAGCATGTTCAATGTTTTTTCCACCCTTAACCAGAGTACATACATCACTTGCATATTTCATTACATTAGATATATCTTCCTCAATATGTCTAACACCATAATAATCAGCTACAGCCTAAGCACATTTCAATTCCTTATCGTGTTTTTGTCCATAATAAAGAGATGCTGTAACTACATTTTCTACTCCATATTTTTCAATAGCCATAGCTAAACAGGTAGTACTATCAAGACCACCACTACTTAATACAAATGCTTTACTCATTAATAGTCTCCTTCTTAGTTAGTTTAGTTGAAAGATAAAGGAAAGGAGTATCACACAAACCAACTACGATTTCCACTAAGCTAGTGGTAATAGCCATCATTAAAATAGTTTTATTATCATAAATACCAAAAAAGGCTCCAAACATAAAGAAAAAGTTTTCTAAAGTATTACAGATAATAGTTGCTACGTTATTTCTAAGCCACATATGTTTATTATTCATTTTCTTCTTAAGAGCATCATAAATATAAACATCTACCATATTAGCAATAAAATACATAATTACGCTAGAAATACTGATTCTAAGATTCAGAGAAAATAGAGTTTGCATCGAAGGATTTGCATAATCAAAATCAGTTGGTTTATACCAAAGACAAATTTGACTGGCTACGATAAAAGAAAGAGTTCCAACCATTCCAATAATTACGCCCTTTTTTGCATCTTCCTTACCAAATCTTTCTGTAATCATATCCGTAGCTAAAAATGTAGATGCAAATAGAATAGTTCCTAAAGTATAACTAATTCCAAATAAATCCGAAGTCTTTGCTGTCATTACATTTGCCAAAATAGAAGCAATTGCAATCCATGCAATAAGACCCTCTTTATTTAAGAATTTATTAATTAGGGTTAAGGCTAAAAAACATACTACCAATTCAATAATAAAAATAATTTCATTAGGCATAATAAATAAATCTCCTTAGTTTTTTTATTAGAGTGAGGGTTGTCGCATTGCCTCACTATTATAGTATACAACAAATTTTTTCTTTAATCAACTATATTTAAAATCTTTTTCAATTGATTTTCAGTTAATTCTTGATGTTCATTATAAATATCATTAAATGCATCTTTTTCGTTTTTTGTTTTTAATAATTTCTAATATTCATTATTTAAAACATCAGAATAATCGGATTCGTACCAATGTGTTTCTATAGTAGCATCGCATTTAAATGGAACTTGAACTACTGGTTTTGCACTTTCTTTCATTACCGACGTTAAGATTTCTGCTACCTTATCGGCATTTTCTTTTGGACATTCTCCAATTAATTCATCATGAATTTGTAATAGAATCTTAAATCCTAAATCTCTTAATTCTTGATTATCAAAAACTTTTCTCATGGCAAGTTTAGACATAGAGGCTGCCCCTCCTTGAATTCTTGCATTTACACATTGTCTTTGAGCCTATGCAATGAATCCACCATTATCTGTTATATGCACATGATTTTTTTCTGCTTCTTCCTTAATGATATTATAATCTTTTCTAGATTTAATTGATTCTAATTTTTTCTTATATTCATTTATTATTTTAGAATTTTCCGATGAATATTTACCCATTGAATATAAAAGAGGATTAAAATCGGAAGATTCATTATCAGTTTTAATTGTATATTTTGGAAGTTGAATATCTGGTAATCTTCTTCTGCGACCCCATAGATCTTCCACATATCCATTCTATTTAGCATCTGCTTCTGTTTTATCAGTCCATTCTTTTACTTTTGGAAATCCATTATAAAAATCATCGATAATTTTTTGAGCACCTGCTAAATCTGTACCAATCTATTCAGCTATAGAATTTGCTCCTCTTCCGTAGATAATTCCAAGCAAAAGTGACTTACAATTACTTCGTCTTTTCTTACCTTCAGGATTTGGAGTACCATCTTCTCTATGTTCCATATTATCCCAATAATTATTTTTATATACTCCGGATGCAATAGTTGCATATAAATCTTTTCCTTGCATATATGCATCCGTCATATTTTTATCCTGACTGTATTGGCATAATAACCTTGGTTCCTATTGTGATTTAAGAAAAGTCCGCTCCAACGAGAATATTTGGTTTTCGAACGCGAACTTTCATTTTAATCACCTTCTCTCTAATATATAACTGTAATTATATTACCATTTTTAATTAAATCAACTATTTTAATAATATCTTTATCCAATTGATAACTATTATTAACTTTTAATTCTGATGCGAGAATCCAACCATTACTTGTTTCGATTTCATCATCCTCATTAATATCAAATCTATCCATTAAAGTTTCAATTTCGTAATTTGTATAACCTGCTTTAAATAATAATCTAATTTCCTTATTATGGGACGGGATATTTTGCATTATGTTATCGTTAAGCTCTTTATCTTAACTTCTACATCTACGTAACTCTCAATGTAGTTCAGACTATATCATTAACTCATTTATCTATTATTTTTAAATTAATAAGATATTTTTTATATAAATGAGTTATCGCGCGCTCGTGGGGAAATTATCGATATTAACTCTCATTCCCTAGTCGTTGCACCTTCTTATTAATTTCTAATAAGCTTGGCTCAATGTTAAGAATTTATGTTACCTCTATTCATTGAATTCACGCGATTTTCATATACTCTCACGAATATATGCCTCCATTAATTAAAGGTTGGGATCACTACTACTAAATCTTCCTGTACCTGCTCCTAACTAGTTAAAATGTGCATGAAGTCTATTATCTTTTTCACTTACGCATGTTGGCAATTTATCAATATATGTTCCTATTAATTTTTCTAATCCTCTTTTTTCTAAAATTAAATCACATATAGGGAGCTTAATTTTTTGTAAAATTTCTTCTCCTGTTCCTCTTGGAGTTTTTTTATCAATTAAACCTACTTTTAATATATCATATAAAAGTATTGCTAACTAAGTTGGACTGGTTATCTAGATAGGATTCTATAATTGTTCATTTTTAGATTTCTAATAAGTATATTCACCATTTTTATTTGGTTTTTTAGATAATGGTTTAGCATTAGCCTCTTCTGTTAATCTCCACTTTGCTATCTAATCATCATACTTTCTTAATTCGATTTCGATTTGCTTATCTACACCATTTGCAATATCATGATATTTTTTACTTAATCTTTTTGCATATTCCTAATCAATACAAATACCAGTCAATTCCATTTCTGCTGCCACTTGAACAACAGGCATTTCCACATTTAATAAAAGATTTAATAATTTACTATTATCTGGAAGCATATACTGTTTTAATTGCCATTCATATAAATCATACGTCATCTTAGAATCTGTTGCTGCATATAATGCAAATAATTCGGGATTAAAAATTGCATAAGGTAATCCTTCAAATAAATGCTCAATATCATATTTTTCTTGACTTGAATCTATTTTATCTATATATTGTTCTTTTAATGAAGCTCTTAATTCATTTTCATCTAAAATTTTTGCTGCAATCATTGTATCCCAATATGGAACTAATTCAATATCGCAAGTGCATTTCAAAACCTGATAATCAAACTTGCCGTTATGCATAATAACTTTTACATTATTCTAAATCAAACGTAAAAGCTACTCTTTAATCTATTCTTCCGTAATTTGATTATCTAATAAATTACCTTCTTTATCTACATGATTTACTGGAATATATGCTTGTTTCATTGATGGTGTATAAATACATAATCCCATCAATTTACAAGTTATTGGATCTAGACTGTTATTTGTTTCTGTATCTACTGCTATGGATCCATTCTTGATTGCAATAGAAAAATAATTTTTAAATGTTTCTAAATCTCGAATTACTAAAGTATTATCTTTATATTTACCTAATATTCTATATACTTCTTCTTCAATAGATGGAATAAAAGAATATGGATCTACTTCTTTATCTTTTTTTGTCTATTTTGTTTTTACACTATTTTCCGATACTACTTTTTTTGGTTTACTAATCTTATCAAGAATTTTCTTTTTATTTTCTTTTGGTGCTATATCAAATTCAGTTCCCCATAAAGACATATAAACTCCTTATATAATAAGCATGGATAAATATTTATCCATGCTTATTAATTATAAATTAATAAAAACGCTGAGGTCTGGAAACACTTGAAACGGTATTAGGACTCTGCCATGGTGCCGTATTAGAAGAATTACCACCAGTAGAAGGAGGAGCAGTATTATTAGTTTCTGTATTATCATCAAAAGCTCCATTAATCACATAATACTTCATCTCATCTGCAGTCTTGGATGCTACAATATTACCAACTACAGAATATTCATCAAATGCGCTAGTATCCTTTGGATAAAATTCTTCCTTATAGACATTAGGATTACCAAACATAATACTATAAGTAGTATGCATATCGCCCTTTGCACCATTTCTACGAATCTTGAATACACAATCACTGAGAGGACCATATTCATCCATCAGATTCTTAATGGTAGTTGCATACTGAGTACTTCTCTCCCAAATCCTAGGCAGTACCACAATATTACCACTTTCATCCTTCTGATACTCAAGCAAATGAATATAAAATCTCTGACTAGTCTTCATACCCGCATTACAAAACGGACATTTATCAAGAGGATCTCTAAGAGTACGAAGACAATCAATCTTCCTGCGCTTATCACCAACCTAAACTTCATGAACAGTCACGATATCAAAACTATCGGTGGAATCATGAAGAATCCTAACAATTGCTTCATCACCATCATCTGCAAGGGAAAAGAACCCAACTCCAGTATTATTGCTATTTGCACTTGACTGTGCTTCTTCATAAGAAATTTTTGCCATATTTATACCTCCAAATTTTTATTCATCTATAATTATAATACTTTTATTCATCAATGTCAACTAGCTCTTCTGTGATTTCTGTAATTTCCTAATCATCTTCAGAATTTTCTTCTGATTCGTCAGCGATTTTCATACAAGACCAAACAATTTTTTCATCTTTAACGGCATCATCTGTATTCCAATAATTATTAATTGTCTTTACTTCAGTGACAAAAACATCGGTGTATTCAAAATTTTCTGCTAGACATATCGCATAACCAATTGTCATATTCTTATCTGCAAAATTTTCTGCAAACTTACAATTTTCATTTAACTCAATTTCATCATCTGGATTACTTTTAACTGCATAAATATTGTATTTTATAGATACTTCTTCAAGAACTTTAATACTCATAAATATTTGTCCTCCAATTTTTTAAATTCTTCAAAAGTTAAATTATTTACATCTTTTCCTTTTGGTAATTGTATATAATCTATCAAAATATCATCATAGATATTATTAATAAATCTGCCACTACCCTTAAAACCAGCTTCATCGCCATCTAAACAAAGAATAAAATGACGAACACCAGATTTATTTAATTCATCATATTGTGTTTTTGTTCCTGTACCAAACAGTGCTATTGCCGGTCTATTCCAACCGTATAAAGTTAAAGCATTTATTTGACTTTCTACTACATAAACTTTGCTATAATGATTCTTTATAGCATTATTAAGTAGATAGATAGGTTTCTAAATATTATCTGGAATTATAAAATGCTTATTATCTATACTTCTTTGAAATATTCCTACTAATTTATCATTACTAGACCATACAGGAAAAGTTATACATCTATTGACTGGATTAAATCCTACTCTGAATTTTCTTATAACATCTAGACTTAAATGTCTATTTTCAATAAGATAATTCAAGGCTTCTTCATTATTATATTCAAAAGATTCTAAAATACTATCATCAATATACTTAAAAGATTTCTTTTCTTCTAATTCTGGTAATAAAATATCCTTCTTACTTAATAATGAACCAAATCTTTGAATTAACCATTCTTTTCCTAATTCATCATCATTTAAATTTAAACAATGACTAACTACGGAATATAACTATGCTTTCATGCCACAAGTAAAACAATGCAATGTTCCAGCAGTTATATTATCATTATCCGTTTTTTGATAGATAGAACAAGAAGGATGTAATTCATGTCCGTCTTTATGATACGGACATTGTACTCTTAAATATTCTCCTTTATTTTGAATATCCTTGAAATACTAATTACTTGATTCATATCTAATCTATTTAATTATATTAATTATAGGTTCTAGAATAATCTTATTTCCAAAAATTATATTCATCCTACACAAATCAAAAAATGAGTACAAATACCAAGACGATTACAAATTACAAAATACGAATTATCATTATAATGAATAGTACTGGATTTAATATCGTGCCATACGAATATCTTCATGATATCCTCGAACTTCCAACCAGCATATTTTGCAGTAAGTTTATTTGCTTCATTGATAATATTCATTTTTCTTTCCTCCATATTTTGTTTTTATTACACTTATATTATAATATAAAAAATAAGAAAAATCAACTATTAAAATACATCTTGTTCATATTCATTTCTTAATTCTTCCGTTCCCTCTCCATTAAGCGCATTATTCTCTTCTGGAATATATTCAAAAATTCCTTTATCTAAATCAATAGCATATCTAATTTTTTTATTTGTTTCTGAATCTCTTGATTTAACTATATTAAGAGTTAATACATCATCTTTCTGTTCAAGAAATAATAATAAAGTACTATCCTGAGAAATTCTATCTGTTTGAGCTACTTGACTGGTAGACAATCCACCTTCTGATGATGTTCTATTTTGCTGTGATACTGCAATAATTGGTATCTTCTTCAATACTTGTAGATTTTTTAAATCCTTCGATATATTTGATGCTCTATCTACTGGATTTCTTGCTTTCCTATCATCTTCCAATAAAGAATGCTAATCTACAAATAATATATCAAGATTTTCTTTTTCAATAAATGCTCGTAATGCATTTACGCCAGCAGGTCCATCAATCATTGCTGGAGTCAATACTTTAAAACATCCTTCGTAACTTTCAGGTAACTTATCTATATATGCTTTATATTCATTTGCTATATCGCTAATACCTTTGGTTATACTATAATTAGAAATATGAGAAACGAGTGTATCGAATCTATATCCAACTTTTCTTTCACTCATTTCACCAGAATATAATCCTACTCTTAGATTTTGTTGTAATGCTGCAACAGCGCATTTTAATAAACACCAAGTTTTACCTACACCGGGTCTTGCAACTATTGTAGCCAACTCTTCTTGTCTATCCCAACCACCAATTACTTTATCTAATTCATTAAAACCGCTTTTGATGTAGAATTTTGTAAATTCACTACATCTATCTACATAATCATTATATCTTGAAATATCTTTAGTTATATCAACTGTATTTATATGTTTTGCTTTAATTGCAGTTTGAGATCTTAAAGCTAAAAGATTCATAGCTTCTTCGGTTTTATCTTCACTTAATAGTTTTCTTATATCATTAAATGTTTTAGCTAGAAATCTTTTATCTCTATCTTCAAATAAAGCATCAATTAAATAATCTCTTGATTCGTTTACTTCAATGATATCAAATTCTGGAAACTTTGAAAGAAAAGTTACTTTATCTGGAATTGTTCCATATTCATTAAGATGATTTACGATAAAATTATATTCATCTTTATAATCACAAAATAAATCCTCATTAAGATTATTTATTAAGAGTAAAGAACTATCTTTAGATTCGAGGAGTGCATTAAGAAACTGCAGTTGAATCATTTAACTAACCCCCTCTTATCTTGACCTATAAATTCTATAACTTCCGAAAGATTTACAATTCTGCTATACAATCTATCTCCAAGACTTTCGCTCAATTCCTTACCAAAAAGATTACTTGTATAAATGTTGCTTTTACCTGTATTTAATCTATAATCTATAATACTTAAAAGATTTTCCATTTCATACGTGGTAGCAGTTTTAATAGCAATATCATCCCATACTACTAAATCAACTGCTTGAATATTTTCTTTGATATGAGTTATATAATCATCTTGTTGAGATATACTATTCTTTAATGCAATTAAAAATCTTGGAACATTTATAAATAATGCTCTACATTTCAAATCTGATTTATGCCATATATTTTCAAGATATGATTGCATTAATCTAATAGCCCAGCATGTTTTTCCGTTACCGCAGATATGAGAATATAGATATAAATTATTACCTGAAGTTACCCAAGATTCTATATTCTTTTCAATTTCTTTTAATCTAATAAATGCTTCTCTATCTGCACCATTAGAATCAATATACAATGTTTTATGCACTCTTTGTATATCAGATAATAATGAATCCTGATATAGTTTATCTAATTTGAATAATTTACTGCAAAAGATATTTTTATCTTTGCATTCACAATCAATGGATGAATTATATTTACTACAATAATCCTTCATCCAGCAAGAATCACTAAGAATCATAAAACCTCACTTAAAATACTTCATTACTAATTCCAACTGTGTTTTCTACTGTTCGATTTTGTGGAACCCTATATTGAACATTATAATTACTTTTATAAGTATTCACTGCCCAAGTCATATCTCGATATCCACTTATAGATGCAATTTCAATTACTTTCAACGCTACATCTAGATTTCTATGTGAAAATTCATCAATAACTTGCTGAGCAGAGACTACAGATTTTTTACTCATCCAACCTTGCTTTGCAAATACTGAATCAATCCAATCAAAATACGCTTCCCTTAATTCTTGATTGGTTGCAGTTACAAAACTTTTCATTTCATCTTTAATAGCTTCTGCTTTTGTTTTCTTCTTTGGTTTTTTATTTAATGCTACAACTTTCTGAATATCAGAAACAAGACTTTCGTTATCACTCATTATAATAGAAGTTAAAGTAGAAACATCAAGATATAAAGCATTAGATTCATCATTTTCTTGTTTCTTTAAAATTCCTAAATTAATCAAAAGATTTTCAATTTCAATTTGCTCGTCTACTTCAAAAGTTGTAATAGATTGAACATAATTTCTATCTACACAAAAATATTCATCATTAGTCAACTTTTGCTTATTAATCGCTTTTGAATTTATACTTAAAAGAGTATTTAAATAAATTGCAGGATGTAATCCAATAATTTTTGCAAGCGATATATTATAAGAATTATAATTTGTTTGAGATATCAAATCTATTAGCATATATCTAACTCACCTTTAACTTCTAATATAATTTATCAATTCTTTATCTCGTCTCAATAAAAATAAAAGATTTGTTATATTTCGTATCATTCTTTCTGATGGTAGATTTTTAATAAATTCTACTGCTTGAATTACATCCTTTTCATCTAAATCATATATATTAGAAAAAATCTTGATATATCTATCATCTATATTTCTAAGATATTTCAAAAGTTTTCTTAAACTTAAGGTTGCATAATCTTTATTTTCTTCCTTTGAAAATACTTCTACATTCACAATTGCATCTAAAAGAAAAGCAGAAAAATAATCATAATCGAAAAACATTTTTCTAACTTTTTCGTACATATACATCTTCATAAATGGAGATTGATCATAATATGGAAGATAATAATCATCAGATGAATCTTCCTCTAATTCTTCAAGACTTAATGCATATTTATTAGTTTTTCTTTTATCATATTCTAAAGATTGAAAATAATTTAATTTTGCTGAATAAATACAAACACTAATTGCTTTTTCTGGACCTTTTTCATCTCCATATAATTTATTATTAGGATCCGTCCAAACATGATGATTTAATGCGTTATATAATCCTTCGATAAACCAATCATAAACATCTTCCTCTGATGCTAACTTAATTCTTTGAGCATAATATGTTCTTTGAATAATATACCAATATCTACAAATGACAGCACTAAGATATGCTTGAGATTTATCTGGATCAATTTCTAAATTTTTAATATAATTATCACAAAGATCAATAGAAGAAATAGATTTCCAATCTTTAATTAAATTAGCACATTCTTCATAAGATCTTTTATAATCATCTAACATTTTAAAACTCCTATATAATATATAATTATTATAATTAAATTTATTATCTATTTCTCTTATTAATTATTATTATATATATTATATATGCAAAAATCAACTATCTTTTAAGTCCAAAATCAATTTTTTTAGTCTTTCCACAAAATTTTCATTGATTTGATTATCAATTATATAATCTTCTACTAATGATTTATCCTAAACAATCTATTTAACTTGCATATCAAAAGTATCGGTATTCCAAAGATAATATATTAAAACCGAATTTTTACTACCAATTCTATGAATTCTATCTTCACATTGCTAACAATCTGCCGCCGTCCAGGGACAATCTATAAATATCATGTAAGATGCTGCCGTTAATGTTACTCCGGTTCCCATTTTCTATGTTGTAGCCAATAAAACTTGATAAGAATCATCATTCTAAAATTTTTCAATATTATTAGAAATTTCTTTATCGGAATAGTCTCCAGTACAGATCAATGGATGAAATTCTTTTAATTTTTCATTTAATTGATTCAGAGTTTCTTTAAATATTGAAAATATTACAACTTTTTCTTTATTATACATGATTTGTTCTGCTAAGTCAACTGCTCTTTTAATTTTTGACGATTCTATATTTAAAGTTGTAAGCATAGAAGGAGAAGCTGTTGCTTGACGTAATCTTGATACTAACGATAAAACTTGATTAGAATCTAATTCTACTTTATCTATATCTTCAAATACTCCATTTACAATATTATCATAAAATGCTCTTTGCTAATTATCCATATCAACAAATTCATCAATTATAGTTTTTTCAGGAAGATTTAATAATTCTTTAGTTCTTCTTAAAGAAACTTCAGCAATCTCCTATTTAAGAACATCAGTATTTTTATAACCAATTATTTCATTATGAAAAAATCCGCCATATTTAATATAATAATTTTTAAAAGTAGAATAATTGCTATGTTCTTTTCCAATCCATTTTAATGGAACATATGAATCTAACGGAGAATTCATAATAAGAGTTCCTGTTAATCCAATCTTATATGTAGCATTTTTTAATTTTTGTAGATTTTTTCCTTGTTGGGAAATTGGTGATTTACAATGATGAATCTCATCTACTACAATCATATCAATTTTATTTTTACCATTATTAATAAGTTTTACTATTTCATCGTCACGTAAAGTTTCAATATTCATAATAATAAAAAATTCATTGATTTTTTTAGATAACTACTCTTTACGATATTTTATACCATCATTAACTATTTTACCTCTTGTGTTAATACGTTCTCCAAGAATAATAGAATTTGAATTTCCATGCTTTTCGATTTCTTTTTTCCAATTATATTTTAAAGTGTTAATACCGCAAATAATTAAACAATGTTCAATTAATTTCTATTTTTTTAATGATTCTGCAATATAAATAACTTGTAGAGTTTTTCCTAAACCAGGAGAATCTAATAATAACCATTTATCATGATTAATACCATAATTAATTCCTTCTAATTGATAATCAAAGGGCTTTGTTTTTAATTTAGTTACATCAATATCTATTAGCATATCCTAATGAAATTCTGCAATATTATCAATTAATTCAATATCATCATAAATAGTGAATTTATCTATTAATTTTGATAATGATGTAAAATCTACTTCCCATATCTTAGTTTTCTTATCATATAAACTAATCTATGCAGTTTTTACAATATCAATAAGATTTTGATTATATGGAATCTGAATAAAAGCAGAATATAATCCAGGACACTTTTTTGGAGTATTTATAATAATCTTAATCATTAGTCTTCCTTCAATAAAACAGTCGGTTTTAATTTTGTACTATATAATTCATTAAAATTAAATTTTTCATCAATAAAAGAATTAAAACTTAATTTTGCAACAACTTTAAATTTAGTATTACAATAATTACAGATATAAGAATCTTCTACTTGACCCGTATAATCCGAATCAATGATTTCATGTGTATCACTTGTTTTCTAGATATAGTAATTATTATCTAATAATGATACAAAGATTTCTTCTGGCAGATACTCTGCGCTGCAAGTTGGACATTTTATATATAGATTTTGATTTCGTTTCATTTAATCACCTTCTTATTGACTTAATTAATTAAAAACGTATTTAGATTTTTATATTGATTTTTGAAAATTTTTCTGAAATAATGTAAATACTTTACTGAAATAAAAAAGTCTTTTTATCGTTATTTTTTAGATAAAAAAATATAGTATGTAGGTTATTCCTACATACTATATTTACAAGATAACATTAGATTACGCCACCATCAATTTCATCCAATCCTAACCAGAATTTACTTCGTTCTGGAATTCTCCACTAAACCGGAGATGTATTTGGAATTTTTTCAATTATTGGTAATGTGTATAAAGTAAATTTTGTTAAGTCTTCTCCATTAATTAATATATCACTTTTTGCTGGGATAGAAGAAGTTAATACTAATCCTTGAAATCCATCTAGTAATTCAACCCATTTTGAACTGTTCCATGCTCCTGTTGTTGCAGAAATGCATTGATATTGAACATCATTATATGTTACTAACTGTCCAGGAATATAACTAACTGAACTATTATATGCTGCTGGAGGATTATCCTATAAAAGCTCCCCAGGAACTCTTAATTCAGGATAAGCATTTGAATTTTCTATTAAAATTGATGCATATATTGTGCTGGTTGTTGATGCATTAAATAATGATATTATATTACTTGAATTATCTATCTAAAAATAATATCCATGAATATTTATTTCAAAAGGACTACCAAGATTTTCTGAAATAACAAAACCATCTGTATCCATTAACATATTAATAGATCTTGATATAGCTAATTCCGTCATTAATTTCGAAGAAAAATCTTGAGTATAAACTCTCCTAGTTGATGGAAATACATTTATTAAATCAGAACTAAGATAATAAGGAGTAACTGCCATTTAATCAACCTCCATTTCTTATATGTAATTTCCATTGAATTGCAGCAGATGTTCCAGGTAAAATACTACCTAAACTTGACGCTGGTATATCAACGTATGCAAGATCTCGATAACTTCCCATATAAATATCAGGATCCTTATCTGCACATAGAACTACCTAATATATATCTTCTGACATAGGGTCAATTGCTATTGCTAACTAAGAATATGGTATCTAAGTTTCACATTGGACAATATATTCAGTTCCTTCAATTTTAAAAATTCTTCCGGTCAATGATACAACTTGAGTAAGAATTGATTTATTATTACTTTTATTTCTTATATCAATAAAATTTGGAATATCACATAATCCTCTATACTATCCCGCAAGAAACCTACAAATTGATTGATGTAAAATAGGAGTTCCTTCATTATGTGTATCTATTAATATTGTCTTTTTACCAATATTTAATAAAAATTCAACTTTACCAGTATATTCAATATTTGTATTTAACATTAAGTTTCATCCTCCTATTCACTATTAGAAATATCGTTTGCACTAGTAAGTTCCATAATACCGACAGAACCAAGCATTTCATTTTGAGCATTAATAACTTTGATATTATCGGGATCAGTAGGATCAGTATAATCAGGATCAGGATTAATTGAAGGAATATGAACACCATCAGTTACATTATCAGGATATTCAATATCCATATGACGAATAGAAGAAAATGGAACAGTAGAAACCTTATATAATATAACTACGTCATCATTATTCTCTAGTTCAATCATTTCTGTTTCTAATGATCTAAATGAATAAAACCTGACCCTAAATCCAATAGGTAAAATATATCTGAATATTTCCATTATAATTTCTGGATTTCTTAAAGTCTTATCAGAACCAATACTAACTGTATGATCTAAAACAGTAACTCCACCAATCATTGTAGTATCGCTATTAAATGTTATTATAATATTACACTTAATATGTTCTGTCTTTAAATATAGATTCATTGTTTGTTTTATAGCTAATAATGATCCTTTATTACGAACAATAATTGGAAATCCTTCGAGAACCGTTCTTAATTTGTTATCAGTAATTTCTAAGTCCGTAAAAAATCCTAATTTAGTAGCCAATAACGATAGAATAGAATTTCTAGCTTTATGCGTGGAAATAATCCCTATACATGAATCAATATCAAATTTAACTCCACTAAAAATCGAATCATATAATCTTAATAATAACTAAAAATCTCTTGATTGATTTACATAAACATCAGGTACATTTTTTGTTAATCTAAATTTACTCATATCAATTCACCTGAATATTTGTATTGCTGCTTGTATCAAGCTAACAAATCGTATATTTTTTATAAATATGATTTGGATTTAAAAATTGTTTTGCCTCAAGCGGATCAGAAATTAATTTATCTGCACTTACTTCATATGTATAATCAAATATATCATCGCTATCAAACATTCTAACTAACGCTACATCTTTTGCTAAATCAGCTGTTGGAATATATTTCAAAGGATTATAAAATTGTAAAGTCATATCCTCAGGAGCAGCGATTGGATCACCATTTTCATCAACTAATTCTATACCTATTATTCTATTTTTATATCTATTACTATTATCTACAAACTGATATACAAGAGGATATAATTTACCACCAGGTAAAATCGTTAAAGATGAATCATAGATTGGATAAAGATATGTTTTTGAACTTCCGTAACTAGTTATAGAAAAACTTATTTTTGCATAAATTCCTTCTTTACTTGGGACAAAAACCGGAATCACATAATATCCAGGAGGTAATAAAACCTTACTAGTTGGTGTTGAAGGAGATGTTCCTGGATTTTTAGCACCTTGAGGAATTGTAAACGTACACACTGAATTACCATAAACTACTTTATTTGACTATGAGAATTCTTGAGCAAAAACATATAGACTCAAATATGATTCTTCGAAATAAGTACTATAATAAATTGTCGAAGATTCTAACTGACCATTAGCATACACATCATGATCAGCTAACAATACTACAGGATATCTATTATCAGTTACATCTTGTCCTTCAATAACAATTTCTGTTTCATCCAACTATTTAACATAAACAAATTGATTTGACAATAATGCTTGTAACCCATATTTTGAAATATTTAATCCTAATAATGATTTACCTTGCCAACCTAGATTAGAATCAAGATTTAAATCAGGGACTGATATCCAATCACTTCCTGAAATAGCTAATTGATAAGATATATTAAAATCTGCGTATGATGTACAATTAGTAAAAGTTGTACCATCATTTGTTATCTAGATAGACCACGGATGACTTGAATCATAGTCATCTTTTAATTCTAATTTAATGGAATAACCTGAATTAACTGTGATAAACTACTCTTCCGTGATATCTAAAGCAGCTTGAGGTCTATACCAATAACCATTCAACGCATCTATACCATTTAATGTAATATCTGTAATTGGAATAGCCTAAACAGTCCAAGAATCAGTACTCGAAGGATTTGTATTCTATATTAATGTTCCTTCACCCAAAATCATTAGATTTGCCATCTATACATCAGAATAGATAAAATATTCTCCTGAATCTAGTATTCTTTGAGTTTGACCTTGATCAAATAATGTATAAATCTACGTTTCATTACCTTGACTCTATTGATTTAAAATCCAATAACATGGCATATCTACATCAATTGTAATGGTATTTGAAACGTAATATTCTACCTATTTATTATCTGATAATATATTTTCCGTGGTTCTCAAATTTTGAATTTCTTGAGATTCTTCATAGTTTAAAACATAATAATTACTAGTCATTACTTTTGGTAAAGTAGTAAAATTATCCAGTTTTGTTTTTAAACTATTTGCTACAGTTGTTGAAGTATTTGTTCTAATTGGAAAAGATGGTTTTATAATACTACCTTCGCCGTACATTGCATAAGAATAAATTGTGTCTGATGAACTCGCTTTCCAATAAAACACAATATATTCATTTGCCTATAACTAATATATATTATTAGAATTAATAATTTTATATATTATATTATGATCCTAATCTTCAGAATCATTAAATTTACATTCAAATTTTACATAATTATTATATGTTTGCTATATTAATAGATTAGGTGAAAATAATTGAATAGTTTCATTATCTCTTAATTTATACTATCCAATTTTACCATTAAACGGTTGTCCAGATGAAATTGACTATCCTGCTTCAATTTCAATTACAGTTTTTGGAAAAACTGAAATAATATTTTCAATAATTGGATTTGCAACAGAAACTGGAGGATTATCTGTTGTAACAGGAGCTTTTATTCTATATGATTGATTAATCTAAAAATCAAATTGTTCAGCATGAACAAGTAATGGAGTAATACCTGCTAGCATTGATTTAGCACGAATTTCATTTCTGAACTGAGTTTGTTTTGATAAACCAACCGTAAATGTATCTTCATCTGCTGGGGTATAACTTGAAATAGTTATACCATACTACGATAAAGTTACAGAATTCTCTCCAATCTTCCAACCAGAATCATAATGAAATTCAGTAGGTTCATAGCTAGTAAAAGCTGAAGTAGAAACTAATTTATTTATAAAAGTAGTAGGATTTACACTAATTTTACTTTTTAAAGTGCTACTCACTGAATCAACTACACAACTATCAGGAATATCTCCACTAACCTAAACTTCATAGAATAATCTAGTATTATTATCATAATAAACTGCATATGTTGTATAATTAATATTGTCTAACATAACAGTTTTAATTCTATTATCTGCCTTTGTAATAATTTCGAATAAATAATCAGATTTAATTTTTTCTCCAAATTCTATTTCTTGAGCATTCAAATATTTATATAATGCAATTTTAATATTTGAAATAATTTCCATTTTCTAAGCATCAGAAATTGAATACTATGGAATTATATTGCAAACCACAGGATACTTATTTTTAAAGAAACAAAAATGAGAAAAAATATCATTTGGAGCATCTAATGGAACAAAGTCATGTTGTAATGATTTGATATCTTCAATATATTCTTGAATTGTTTCTGCTTCTGTCATTCCAATAGGCTAAAATGTACCATTAAAAGAATTTAGAGTTGAAACATCTTGATAATACTTTGTTAAATATAATTTAATGGAAAATGCAGTTAATGTTGGATCATCACCTTGAGTTTTTTCTACAATTGAATTAGACTAATTAACTCCATTTGCATACATCATTATATCATAAACATTTTGTAAATCATTACTTCTATCACATACAAAACCATTTGATGCTAGATTATGAGAAACAATGTAATTAAAATAATCTCGTAATGTAACTAATGTATTAAATGTTCCAACTACTCTTTTATAATTTTTATATGCACTGTTTATATCTTCATAATCTTTTCCATCTGTTGATGAAAAATAATTTCTTATCCTAACATTTTGTGCATTTAAAACTACTTGATCTCCAATCGAATTAACTACTGATAAATCAGAATAAAAATTAGTCAACTAATTAGCTGTGATATTACCGTATTCACCATCAGATCTGATATATGTAATTTCTATACCATCTTTCATAATGGTTTCACAATCTTCAGGAAACTCAAGATAACATGCAGTACCATCTTCAGTAATTCCAAATTTATAATAGTAATTACCAAAATCCTCAATTAATAAATTATCTTTTCTTTGCCATTGACCATAATTAGTAGCAGATCCAGTATTAGTAATAAATATCCCATTTTCAGCTATATTTGAAACATTAAAATAAATTCTATTATCTGAATCAAGATGCTGTGGAGTTATAACAGTATCACCATTAATATCATATTTAACGGCAATACCCTAAATACATTTAACATTTATTGTATTACCATTCTAAGGTAAATCAACTTGATTTATTGAAAATTCTGAGTCTACCGTGCTTGGAACATAACCAGTAATAGTATAAACTATTGTTTTATCTTCATCAGTTATCATTGTAAATGGAGGTATAGGATATGTTACATTTGATGCAACTTCTCCTATCCATTTTAATGATACTAATGATGTAGCAGAATTATACCATTTCATATAATAACCAAGCTATTCAAATAATTGTCTAGCATTATGAGTCTGTGTTACTGATAATGGAAAACATTCTAAAACATTTTTATCAATATTATAATTACATTTATCTGCAATTAATGCATTTAATTTAATAAGAATAACGCCTGGATCAGATTCATTTGAAATAGAAGGATCCCACTTATTTGTTAATTCTTTTACTAAATCTAATAATTCAGGATATATTGTCTAAAAATCTTTTTTAGTATATGAAATTGATTGTAAGGGAGATACAATATCTTGCAATTAAATCACCTCTTATATTATATACAATATCACTAAAAATTCATTAATGCAATTGTATAATTATCTATTGTATAATCAATGAGATTTGTAGCAGTTAATTCTACATATACATTGGTCATATCTCTTTTTAAATCTAAATCTTTTCTTTCGCATTTTAATTGAGGAATATATATTTTAATAGTGTTATATATTTTATCTATAATTAAATCTCTTACAATAACATTATTCTATTCATATAAAAATTTCTTTAGACCACAACCATATCCAGGATCTCCATATAATGATTGAATTTCAGTCTGAAGAATTAATTTTAAATTACTTTTCGTGGCTTCATGATCATTATAGATATTTGTATTTACATAATTCAATATATTTGGAAATGCAATAGACTACATTCAATCACCTTCTTAAATAATAACAGATAAAACGGATTGTTCAAGATCATCATACTCTACCTATCCAATTTTTGTATTTTCTGATAATGTTGTATCAACTTGAACATTTAATGATCTTGATGTTATATCAGAAACAGATACATCTGATATATTATTATCACTTAATAATTTACCAAGAATAACTGGATAGGATAAATCATCATTTTCAAAATCTATATAAACAATATCTCCAATAGCATAATTAGGAAAAATACCGGGAAGATAACAAACACTAGCAAAAGGTAACTAATCATAAGAAGATGCTTCAGCAACTCCCCTTAATTTATGATACTTAGGTATTCTAATTTTATATTGATTATCAATATTATTTGATTCTATTATAGCTTTCATTAACATATTTTAAATCCTCTTATCCTGGACGATATCTATCTGGTTCAATACTGACTTTTTCGAGATGCTGTCCGGTTCTCCAATTCTCATCAAATTCAGTATCAATTAATGCATCATATGTAATTGGATGAAAAAATACTTGCCCATTTATTTCAAACTATACCATTCCATACTAATTAGCTGCTGCTATTGATACTAGATTTCCTTCAGGATCAAAAACTTTTGTGCCACCAACAGTAACAGGATGTGCAATAATTTGATATTCTGTAAATGGATACGAAAATTGTTCTTCATAAATTTCCTAATCTAATTCACCTTTTAATAAAGGACGAACTACAAATTTATTTAAATCTGTACCCGTATATAATCCATCCATAAAATCAATAAATACCTAATCATTAGGATCAGTATAGATAGGAGGTACATCATTAACTCCTGCTGTTTTTTCAGTTAAAACATATAATCTCATTCCTGCAGGAACTATATATCTATCGTTTTCGTAACCAACAATTTCATTATCATTATGAATAGCAGGACCCCAATGTGCCATGACTTCATCAGCTACCGGTTCAATCGTCGTAGGAGCTTCAATTTTCTTTATCCCAGTAACCACTTCACTTACCTAAGTATATTTCTTTCTTTCAATATATTCATTTTCGCCAGCAATTCTAGTTAATGATAATGTTGTTCTATATCCTGACCCATCTATTCTATCTTCCTATTTTGTAATAACATATAATCCACTTGACACATGTTTTTTACCATAGAAATACGTATTGACTCGTAAATAAGTCATTAGCATAGCTGCTCTGACTAAACCTTTAATAGTCAAAGTTGCACTAATTGGAAATTCTGTCATTCTTGTCCACCATGATTTCATTGCAGGCGTTGTTTTACCATATTTAGCATTCTATGTTATATTTGGAGAATAACTTCTTACTGCTTGTCCTTGATTATTTATTGAATATGTATAATTAGCTTGGGACCCTCCAATATCGGACTGAGAATAATCATATAATAATGCCCAAGAATTATCATCCTTCAATGAAAAATTCATAACTAAATTTTCTCCAGGATGATCTCCGCCTGGATATCCAACATCAACAGAATATGTATTAAATGTAGGTAATGTTTTATAAGTTGAAACTATTTTAGTTACCTTAAAATATGTTCCACCTACATTCGAATAATCTGCATAACTATCATCATGAATAGTCATATAATATGTTGCACTTCTTGTTGCAGCACTAACTGTATCATCCTGCGGTATCATACAAGATACTAAATAATTTATATATGATAAAGGATCCATATATTGCTATGCTGGAATTTCTACTGCTAAATCATCAGAAGCTATAAATTTTCTAAAATTCTTTTTTAAATTATCTCCTGTTAATCCAGGAAATACAGAACTTAAATGATACTTTTCATCTTGCTGCAATATTCTATAAATAATATCACTTGGTTTTGCTTTAGGCTATCTCTCAAATGAGAAATTAGTGCCTTGAGCACTTAAAGCTGAACTAGTACAAGAAATGGTATATTCGATTTTTGAACTACTAAAATCTACATTAGTATTAACTTTAGTTATAATAGCTTCTTCTTCTTTATATATAAACGATGGAGATGCAAAATCTCCATAACTTATTTTTATCTTACCATAACCAACAGAACTTAATATTTTATCAACAAAATTAGGATCGTCCATATACTAAACTTGATATAACATCTTGATAGTATATACATTGACCTAACCATTTATTTTCATTACATCTAATGCCGTTATAAAATTTGGATATGTCTTATAGAGTTTTCCTGCACTTCGTTTTTCGGAATATTGTCCAAAAACAAAATCACCAATTTTAACTAAAATATAAGGAGCTTCTACTAATGAAGGATAACTTAATAAATTATTTGACTATGAACTAATCTCATTATATTCTCTATCTACTTGAATTATAGAATCTCTTGTAACTTCTGATCTTCTTAATTCCGTTATAAATGAAGAATCTGCTTTATATAAGGCACTAGATTCATAACTTATATTTTCTGCTTCTTTCTATGTAACTGCTCCGCCTTCATCAACAATCTGCGATGAAATTGAAGCATAACCAGCAACTGCAGGATTATATATAAAACATCTAAAATAACCATGACGTTCCCAATTACCATCAGATCCCTTATGTCTATCCATAGAATAGAAGTAAGTACCACCATAAGCGGATTCTGATGTGATAACTTCGGTATCGGAAATGACTTTTTCAACAATCGCTACATGACCTGATAATCCTGATAAACTAGTGCTATTTGAATTAGTCCAAACCATAACTGCTCCAAGCTTCGGTTCCATGCCAATTTTTAAACCTTGACTCTAAGCATCAAGAATACAAGTTCCAGGATTATTAATAAATGGATATCTACATTCATTATATCCACCAATTTCATTAAATCTACCATTAACATAACCAACACAATTTGGCAGCGCCGATAAACCAGAGATTGAATTTTTTGGTTTAATATTACCAGACCAACCACCATCTGCTTTTAAAATATAATATTTATTACCAGTTTTTGGAGCTTCTAATCTTGGATGATAATCAACAATTAATCCACTACTATTCTTATCATCAATTAAATTTGGATTTGGCATAATATCATCCCTCAAACATTATATCTGAAATGACTGGAAGTTTTATATAAGAACCTACTATAGGTTCCTAAAATGGATTCTAAATATGATTATAACTGCAAATTACCCAATAATAAGTTGGATTTCCGTATGCGTCCAATGATAATTTATCGTAAGTTTCTCCATCTTTAACTTGATGTAAAATATAATTTGTTGAATCATCAAGATATGCTGTTGTTCCACAAATATATTTATCATCTAAAGTATTATAATAATACGGAAACTCGGAATATCTTGATAACTTATCATATTTTAAATATTTTTCATTTATTAAAACATTCATTTATTTCACATCCTTTAAACTGGTAATCTTGCTTCTAGTGTAGTATCTAATCCTCTATAACTTCCTTGATTAACCGCATCCCAAGCATCGTATGGTTCGACCTCTTCAATACCAAAATTTAAACTAACTAATGCATATTTTCCATTTCTTAAAATTGGAAATTTATAAGTTAAACCAACTGATCCATTTATAATACCTTTTATAAAAATATCTCTACCTAATCTCATTGCTACTATAGGTGGATTAACCATCTTATTTGTTGCTTGATAAACTGGTAATACAGCTGCTTGTAAATACTTAATTAAAATATCAACATAATCATCATTTAATGGAGGACTTCCTACTGGAACATTACTTTTACCATAATTTATATCTGTCATCAGATCTCTATGTAAATCAAATCCAACCTAAACTGTTCTAGGACCTGAACTTCTATATGAATAAATTGGTGCAGATCTCGATAACGGAGTAGATTGTTCAAAGGATACAGACATAGAATCTTGAACAGAATCCGCATATAACGGAAGCATAATAAACTAATCTAAATGATAAAAATAAATATAATTATCCGGCATATCAAAAGATTTTAATCCAGAATTCAAACCATTTCCTACTATTGAAGATCCTGAAGCGGTAGATTGCTAATATGATCTTTCTAAAACATCTTGACTATATGTAGGAGGATTTAAATATACTCCTGTAAAATTATGAGTAGTTATATTTCTATCATACATGATTGCAGTATATTGAGATTGCTGTGCTGCATTTAATGTTACTCTTGTTATAAGATATGTTCCAGTTCCAGTAACGACTAAATCTCCTGCACTTAAATTTGGAGGAGCATTTCCATCAGGCTAAACTTTATAATAACAATTATCATGCACGGTATAACCTTGAAAAGTAGACATAATTTATTCCTCCTTTTTTAGGTTATTAAATTTATAAATTTTTCTACATCTTTATCAACAAATCCTGAGATATCCATTTTTGTTGTAAAAGTAGAAGACATATATAAATCATATAATGTTTTTCTTAGATATTCATCCCATGCTGTAATATTTGGATCGTAAACTACATTACCATTTAATTTCTATCTTATTCGTACTATATCTTCTCCAATCTCATCTCTATTATTAATAACATTTTCCAATAGATATTCTATCAATCTATCCGCAAAAGGATAACTCACTTTATCATTTAACATCAATAAAGATAATTCACTTAATAAATAATGATTAAGCTATTCTGAAGATAAACTATTCATATACTAAACATCAAAAATATTATTAGTTTTAACTGATGTATAATCTCCTTCAAGAATCACAACTGAAGAATCATTTAATGATGGAACCTGAATTAAAAGATATAAGTCATTTTCATATCTCTAAAAAAATTGAGAAACACTAGTTGTTCCGGATACTGAACCTTCAATAGTTGTTAATGGATCCTCGGATTTATTTTCTACTTCAAATACTATTGGTCTATTAAACGTCAACTGATTATATATTGTAACATTGTTATTTTTCATTAGTGCTTTACACATATCAACATTATTACCAATACCGAGTTTTACTTTCAATTTATCATTTAACTTAATTAATGCAGGCATCATTTTAACTTCAGAGCTACAATCTAGTGCAACAGTATATTTTCTATTAAATTTTATAGGAATTTTTAGTATTTTAAAAGATGAAGTGTTATTTGTTTCAACTAAAATATCTTGCGATAATGGATTAATAACAAATCCGCCAAGATAAGATCCATCCCAGCAATTATAATAAGGCATTAAATCTAATTGATAGACTGCTCTATAAAATCTTAATAATTTTCCTAATTGCTTATGAGTATCGCTATCATAGTAATCATATGGAGATAGATACTTTTCAGAATTTATTTTATAATATGTTTCTGGAATATACGAATCAACATAATCGTATCGTGCTATTTTATCGGAAAGGTAACCTGGATAATCATTATAGACTAGCACATATTGATAAATTCTTGATCCATCACTATGAGTCGTAGTTATTGATCCGGTTACGGGTTCTTGAATAATATAATATGTTCTACCGGATAAGTATTGATTTTCATCAAGTTTAAAAACTTCTGGTTGAAATTCTTGAATAAATTTATAAGTAGCTCCAGCGGGTTTATCTCCTATTCTGCCTGATTGAGTACAGAAAATTAATTGATAAGGTCCTTTTTCTGCTTGAATAAATTGCCAATCATCAGAATTCCATATACCATGAGTTACATTATTTATTGCTATATATAAACAATCTTCTTCCTAATATTTTTGAATTACAATGTCTCCAATAGAATAATCTTGCTATGTACTGAAATAATTATAATCTGGATCTCCGTCTTCAAGTCCATATCTTAAATCATATTGTCCAAGAAGATAATATTTATCTTTTGCTATATATCCACCAAAACTTCTTTCAGTTATGATATTTCCAAATCCTAAGGTAGAATAACCAAGAATGAATAATCCAAGATTTCCTCCTGCATTTATTTGCAATCTTTGTAAATCCGGTCTTAAATAACCATTATCAGTACACCTAATTATCTATCTATTAAAAATATATGAATGCCCTTTTATTAAATAATCTCCTAAGGATACACAATTACAAATTGGTAATGGAGTATTATATAATAAAGATTTTATAAAATCACTTTGTATTGTTTTTGTATAAAATTGCTATCTCATCTTACATACTCCATTTCATTCGTTCAATACTATTTAATAATATATTCACATCATCATCCACTAAATCTACATCAACCTTATTTTGAATAGTAGATCTAATTGCCGATAAATCCTCCGTTCTACTATCAATATTCAAAGCTGAAGTTAAACTTTTTTGAGCTGTATCTTCTATCAATGCTAAAGTAACTCTGATTGTCTGTTCATTCTCAAATAAGTAATCTTGAACGTCAGTAGCTTCTTCGAGTAATGCTCTATCCTCTGCCGATTCATTTACTACCGTTTGAGCTGAATTTACAGCATTTTCTGCTTGCTAGACTAAATCTGGTAAATCAGCAGATGTTGTTGCTGATAATGACTCTACAGAACTTATAAAATCATTATAAACATCACCTGTTACTGATGCTTGATTTTCTTGAATACTATGAGAAGTTTCAAGAAGATACCTCGTCTATGTATCAAGATATGGAGCCAAATAAGATAAATCAGAAATTCCAGTCAATGCAGTTCCTTGATTCTAATTATTCAGTGCCTGTTTAAACAGGCTCTATGTATATGAATCCATATATGGGGTTAAATAAGATAAAGTATTAATATCAGGGAGAGCTCCTTCTTGATACAATAATGAATTCCAATCATAATTAGTACTTCCAGTATATCTAGATGACTATGCAGTAATTAAATCCGATGAAATACCTGAAAATAAACCAGATAAATTAGAAGATTTATTAAAAAATCCTGATCCTTGATTTCCAAACTAAAACGATCTCCGCATATCCGTCGTAATATCTTTAAGAGTTACTCCACTGACACCATCAAGAAATTCTCCAATAGTATTTGCAAATGAAACTATTCCACCTAAAGCTCTACCAATACCTGGAATATCCCCAACTATCTTTTCTTCATAATCGTGCAATATGTACTCAAGAGCTAAAGATTCATTATCTACATCTAATCCTAAAATATCTCTGTTTATGTTTTTTTCTATTAACTTTTGTCCAATATAAAATTGAATATTTGATACAAGATTATTAGCTAAATCCACAGAAGAAGTTCTTGATCTATCAAGTACATTTGATAATTGATTTTCAGTTTCCGTTAAGGATCTTGCCCAGTCGGAATGTTCAGAACTAATAGAAGTTAAATAATCATTTGATATATTCTAAAAAGATCTTAAATCGGCAATAGACATTCCTGTAATTCCAGCCCAAGCTGATTGAACGGCATTAGTCGAAGAATTATCATAAATATCTTGAAGTAATGATACCACATTAGATAGTAAATCGTTTGTGGTTTCCCAATCAAGCCCTTGAGTTAAAATATCTGCAAGAGACATTCCTCCACGTTCTGCTGCTGCGGCATAAATATATTGCAACTATTGATTTGATGTTAATTGAGTTACATCACCGGTTGCTAAATAATTTAAACCTTGTGCTAACTACTGAACGCCTTGCTCGGATAAACCAACTGAATACAAAGAACCTAACCATTTTTGAACTTCATACTAAAAAGCTGATCCTTGATCTGCAGACATTTTTGCTACAGCATCTAGCAATATTCCTGATACAGAATCATACATACTATTTAAATAACTAGTATCACTAAATTCTCTATTTAAAAACTAAGTTAAAAGTGCTTCAGAACCTAATGCAGAATATGTTACATCACGCTATTGAATACGAACTAATCTGGTTAAATTCTAATCAAGTACATCAAATGTTGTAACCATTCTATCAGATAAAGTTGCAATTAATGCTCTCTCTTCAGCATTATCTGCAATACCTTGTGCTACTAACTAATTTAATTTTGTAATATAATCCTATTTATTTACATAAGCATTCCACTAACCAATAGCAAGACCCATCTAATCTCCGAGATGAGTATCTAATTCTTCTTGTGAATTGGTAAATCTAATCATATTATTATAATAATTATATCTATCTGTAGAATCTTGCTATAATCTAGCATTCATGTTTCCCATGTATTCAGTTTGCATTTTGATAGGTTCCTACATAGAATTTTCCATGAATTGATTAATGGATTTTATGCCACTATAAATAGATTGTAAAACAGTTACTATAATTCCAAGTGGTCCTGCAATTTTCGATAATACAGCACTAGACGCACCCGCAGAGGATGCAATACCCATAATACCTTCTGCAGATACTCCACCCTATGCCATATTTCCAAGACCTTTTAAAATACTAGAAACTTGCTATCCACTTATTTCGGATGATGTTAAACCAAATAAATTCTATGCTTTCTTTATGGATTCTTTTGTCTGTTGATTTATTTCTTGCTATCTTTTATTGTATGCAGATTTATCATTTGCATTATCTTTTCTATTTAATTCCTATTCTATTCTTTGCTACTCTTTTATTTTATCAACTTCAGAAGTATATCTAGAATATCTTGTAGACTTTGATTCTTTTTTAGCTAGATTTTTCTAGATTATTTCATAACGCTAATCCTATTTAATTTTATCATCAATTAATTTTTGATATTCAGCTTCTTCCTCAGCCGTCAACGATCTTTGATATTCTCGTATATGATCAAATTTTTCTATTTCAGAATCTAATTCAAATTTATTTTTTTCAATTATTCGTAACTTCTCATTAATATCTGCTTTTTTCCATTGATTTTCCTTATAAGCTAGAATCGCTTTTTCTTTACGTTCTTCTAATTCTTTTAATTTTTTTAAACGTTCAGTTTCAATAGATTCTTTTTTAGATTCATAATCCTTTTCAAATTTTGAAGATTTTGTCTACGCACCCTTTAAAGAAGCTAATCTTCTTCGTGCTTTTGTTTTTGCCATCTAATCAGAATCATACACACCTTTATCAATATCTGAACTTAATTTTTCAATTTCTACAGTTCTTTTTCTAATATTATCAAGCTACTTCTTACTAACCTTTTCCAATTCTTTAATTGCAGCATCACTTGCTATTTTTATCTGGTCAGTCATTTCACCAAACATATTTTCAATAACTGTACCATTAAGATTAGATCTTGAATTAGTAGAAGTTGAAGTTATCTGTGGAGAATAAGAAAATAAACTTTCAATAAATGCTTTAAATTGCCTTCCTAATACTTCATCAGTAACATTTGAATTAAGAGATAATGCCAATAACTATCATCTCCTTATTTTTTATTATTTCTTTTTGCTTTCATTGCATCAAGAATTTCTTTCTGCTTAGTTAAATCCTCTACAATAAATTGCAGTAAATATGTTCTTTCTGTAGGTGTTATATTTAAAGTATCTATATATGAAGTATTAGTATGCTTTGAAATCATATATCTTTCTTTTACAATTTCTTTATACCGGAACTCTGCGTACTTCTAACCATCAGAGGTCCAGAGTGGGTCGAAAAAATTCTGCAGTTGTTTTTAATTTACTGGTATAGGTTAATAAACAAACTGGACAAGTGCAAATGATTTCAGTATCTATACCTATTGACTGATTAAATTTATCGGAATACTGAAGAATTGTATTTGTATCTGCCATTGGAAGTTCTGTTATCCATTTTTCTAATTCGATTGGATCTGGAACCTATCCGTCTATTTTAGCAATTAATGAAGTTAGAGTATAAAGTAATGTATTATCTACTTTTTGCGATTTTGATTTTCTTCTAACATCTGCTACTCGTTCTTGAATCTAATCAAGCATTCTTGGAGTCTGAACCCTTAATTGAATATGTCTTCCTGATCTTGGCAAATCAAATTCTTTATATTTATCTAATTCACTATTATAACTTAAAACATCTAACTAATCTAATGGTACAGATTCTCTATTTTCTGATTTGCAATAAGGACAAGTATTTACAATCTAATACTAACTACCGTGAGTTACTATTCTTAACATATATAAAAGATATTGATAATCTCCTAAACACATATCATAACTTGACATTCCAGATTCTTTTGCTCCACAATCATCAATGATTGAACACATTGTCCAATACGGAGAATCACTCGGCTATAATCTTTTCATTTCTTCTGCAGTAGTCATAGATCTTAAATGAATTATTGGATTAATCTAATTATTATAAACTTGTCCATTACTTGGTAATTTAAATTGTTCTTCAATTGTAATATTATTCATTATTTATCTCCTTAAAAAAATAAGCATTTGAGATTATTAAGATTCTCAAATGCTTATATCAATCTATAGTTGTAGCAAAAAGAATCTCAGTAATCTTTGTTTATATTTATATACAAGATTAGAAATTATAAGTCATCATAAAATAAAAATAGAGATTCTGTTATCTTAAAAAATTAATCAGACATTAAGTCATCAAAAGAAACTTGCTTTTTCATTGAATCTTTAGGTTTAAATCTAGTTTCTTTTCCAATTTCATTACCTTTTTGGAATTGATTTTTAGTAGAAGCCCATTTATTAGATATATCAATTGTATCTTTATCGCTTGCTAATTCATCCGTATCATCCATATCTAATTGAACTGGCTCTTCATATTCTTTTTGATATATGGCAGGATAAATAATGTCTGCATATAATCTTTGCATATGTTTTTCCATATATTGGATATAATTGTTTATAACGCTTGCTACTTTAATTATCCATGTATTATTAGATAAGACTCTTAATACATGCTTGCATCCAGAACCTTTTGTATTATCAGGGTTAGTAATATCTGATGATCTATTTTCTGGTTCTCCACTATTGATATCATTAACTGTCATCCAATATGCAAAACGATATTTCCAATCAGGACAAGTGCAATGAACATAAACATTATCACTATTAAATGATCTTGTCAATGCTCTTGAAATTTTTCTCAAATCTAATATATCATCGTTTTTTAGTTCTTCATGTAAATGATCTAAAAATTCTCCAAAAGATATCGTTACAATATAATTATCTGTTTCTCCGATAACTTCAATATTAACATCTAATATATTATCTTTAAATAGTTTATTCATATCAATCTAATTAAACTATTTAACTGATTTTGCTACTTTTTGAACTAATCGTCGTTCATATCTATTTTTGCCAAGTTTCTAATTACTTGGTACATAATTATCTGCTTTTTTAGATTTCTAAAGCAGTACAGATCTACTGTCTTCATTTAAAATATTCAGTTAGATCTACCTCCTTTTTAGAAATCAAGATTTATCAACTAACCTCTAGTTAGACTTTCTAATGATAATTTTTTTGATAAAGATTTATCAAAAGCATCTTTTAGCTGCTATAATAATCCAGTACTCCTAATCTATTTAAATAATTGATTACCTTTACCATATTCTCCATCTACGGACAATGAATTTTTCCGAATAAGATACAAAGTATTTATCGCATCAATTATTTCATCCGAATTATTTCTTTGAAGAACTTCATGGATTTTATTCTACCATTTTTCAAATTCTTTATCTATATTATGCTTTGTTATATGATTAATTGGTTTGGGTTCTTTAACCCATTCATCAGAACAAACTGAATAAATACCATTTGAAACTGTTGAATCTCTTACATCCTAAACATATAATTCTACTTCAATTCCTCTAATAGTGATACCATATTTGTCATTAAAAGATGATTTTTTCATATTATATAGTTGCTATAATAAATGTTTTGGAGCATCAATCAAATCAAAATTTGAAATTATGTGGACATCTAAATCAGATGAATCAGTATAGTTATAGGATACATTTGATCCAACTAACTAGATGTCCACTATATTCATTGGAACTTCTGAATAATCTTCAAATTCTGTAGCAATCTAAATAATTTTTTGTCTAACTTCAGGTAATAGTTTATTATTTGAAAATAATTTTGGATTTAATTGATCATGTACTTCAAAATCTTCGATTAATTTCATACCATTCCAACTCTCTAAAATAGATTAATTATATCTTAGTTGGATATGCGTAATCGTACTGAATTGTTACAGTAACGGTATGCTTGTCATTACTTTCATTATTGAAAGAATCTTCTGATAAAGCACTAATCCAGCATCCTCTCATTGTCCACTTTCTAACTGGTTGATAATCAGGAGTATATTCAACTAACGAACATTCTTTCTTATAATCGCCAGCTAAACCAACCTTTTGAGTCTAAGTATTATATGATAGACTCTGCCATGCTTCTAGAACTAACTTGGTTTCAAGTCCAATATAATCATTACAAACTATCTAACCTGCATCAAATGAAGGAACGCCAGCATATTTTACAGAGTTATTACCACGCTGGATTTCAATAACGCTCTAAGAGAAATTTGGTACATTAGCACTTGATACTGCTAGTCTAATTGAATCAGAAGCAGCTTGTTCAGGAATAGTTCTATCAGAACCATCAGGCATAACTAAATTACTTAATCCCGAAACAATAAATTCAAAGTTATTTGATCTTTGAGGCTCATAAAGATTTGGACTATCTGCCATATGATATGAGCTCTATGTTTGTGCATTATTGACAAATAAGGTACTAGGCTGATCCTGCCCTTGAATTCTAATTTGATTAGTATTATAAGCCATTATCAGTTACCTCCTTATTCTGAAATATCTACAGTATCATCATCGCGAATTGCAATAGTGACTCTAATTTTTTCGATACTATAGATTGGATAAATTGTAATGGTTGCAGCCATAACAGTCTTTGGATATGGCATACCATTATCTTGAGTAGTTACTCTATCAATTTGATATCTAGTAATACCATAATTACTGACTAAAGTATCAAGGAATGGAGTAATTTTTGATGTAAAATTAATCCAAGTTAATTGAGCATTTGGCTCAAATAAAGTAACCATTGCTGCAGAATAAACTGTCTTCTTGATATCAGATACCATATTTCTAATATTCAAGAAGCAAGTAGCAGTAGTTCCTCCACTAACTGGCTTGGTGGTTCTATTACCCCAAATTCTATAACCATAATTTCTAATATTAGTTATACCATTAATTGATACTCCACTTTGATCAGGCTAGAAATCATCTTCTGCAATAGTATTAGTTAATACATAATTACTGCAAAGAGATTTCAGATTCGGAATTAATCCTCTATTTACACCAGCAATTGCATTTGTGTTAGAAGAATACTTTAACGCATTTGCTAATGCGGTTAAATATGCGAAGGAAGGAGGCATATGATTATTTGAAGTACCCGTATAAACATTAGTAAATCCAACTTCAACCCAAGGAGCAAATATTGCTGCATATTCAGAAGTAATGCTTTGAGAAGCTTCATAAATTGATCCAGTACCAACAAACTTTCTATTTGGATTATCAAGATAATCAATTAATGCTACACAATCGCCTCTACCATTTCTACCTTCTGAATCAGTACCTGCAATACCATACATTAAACCGGTTATGCCATCTGATGCATATTCCATAGTTGGATATCCACCGCTGGTAATAAATTTAACGGATAGACCAAGATCCATTAATGGATTATTTGTATCTTGATATCTATCTAATTCTCTCCATTGTGCGCTTGCTTGAGTTCCATCAGGTCCTTCATTTTCCTCTCCGGAAGCTGGTGCACTAATATCAGCAATACAAACATATGCTCTTGCAGTATCGGTGTTATAATAAGTAGGATCTGACCCTGATCCGGTTGGACTAATTCCAGAACCTCCACCTGGAACATCAGATGTATTATTATATGCTACTATCGTACCAATTGAATACGCACTTGTATTATCCCATGCTGCTATTGTAGGATATACAATTACATCAGGTCTAGCTTGAGTAAATACTAAGTCAGAAAAATATTCATATGCACAAGCTACAGTAATATCTTGACTAGATACATTCATCCTTTCATAAACAACTGGTAAGCCTTGAGATAATAATTCCCTAGCATAGATATATGATGGATCTGCATCGCCTGCATTAAACATATTACCAGTTAAACCTGTTCTAGCTGTAACACTAAATGCATCAGGATATGGTTGATTAGAAGCAAATACAGGAGCAGTCGATCCAAAATATTTTGAAAATTCTGCTAAACTCTTACATAAGATTGGAACACCACGTTCTGCCTCTGCAGAAGTATTTGGATTTACAAACCCAGGAATGAATGCTACATCTGTAGTATCAAACATTGCTATTGGTGTTGTAAAATCTCTTTCTCTAATTTCTATTCTACTCATTTACTCTCTCCTAACTGAGTTAATGAAATTTTTATTTTCTTGTATAATGCCATTTTTCTACTATAAAATCATCAACAACATCTTCCGTTAATGGATTATGAACATTCAATTCAACATCTCCAATAATAACAGAATTCGATCTTGTTCTAATATCCCATAAATATGCATCATCAATATCAATAGCTAATGATAATCTAGTAAATAATCCCGGTACCATTCTTTCGGGTATTGCCGAATTATCCTATACATTCTATGCTATTCTAATATTTGCATAATGAGAAAAATATGAATTTTCTCCGTATGGAACATTAATTTTTAATGTTGGATAATTAATTATATTAAATACGAGATTTCTAGCGTACGCATCTGCTTCCTATAAAAACTTTGCATAAATATCTAATTGATAATTTATTAAAATAGGAATAGCATCTATCTATGTACTCACATCATCATTCCGTTCAATAAAAGCACCATCATATGTTAACGGTCTTTTATTTATATTTAATATAGTATATCCACCACTTCTTCGTAGACATAATATTGGCAGCTATATAGGAGAATCATCCGTTTCATCTGCTATTGTTTCAAATAACTATCTTGTTTCATCAGGACCATATACATGAAGATTTGTTTTCTTTGTCCAAAATCTTAATTTTTCTAACAATGCAGTATCATAAAAATATAATGCCATATTACATCTCCAATATATAATTTAAATAGATTTGATTTATATTATTTGCAATATAATCAAATGTATCAGAAAAAATATTAGTTCCCTAAATATCTAAAGTTCCATAATTCAATAGTTTGCATAAATCAATTAATCTAATCTATGAATTTCTAAATAATACGTTTTCATTAATTTGAATAATAATTATTTCTGTAAAATCTAAAACTTGTAAATTCTACCCAGCATTTATTAAAATATTCTATGCAGTTATTTCTGTTTGAAAATTATCAATAAAATACTAATTAAATAATCTAAAATCAATATGAGAACTTAATAATAACTATTGAATTAATCTACATAAATAATCAATAAAATCTACTGCTAAAAATGTTTTCTATTTATAAATTACTAAGTCCATGTATGAAAATACTCTTCACTATTTAAAACATTCATATTACTATTATTTTCGTGATTACTTACATCAGGAATATATTTATCTTGATATTCAGGAACAATTTCGCAAGTTATTGATGCTGGATAAACAATGCCTGTCGTTAATCTAACCACTCTAAATACTCTCCAATTACCATCATCTAATCCACTTGGAACTTCAAATATGCATCCTTGCTAAATATTTGGTAAATCATATGGAATATGAATTATGGAAGATCCTTCTTGTAATTCAGACATCCATCCAATCTTTTTCAATGTCTACTATGATGGATGCTATTCAAATATACATCCAATTTTTATCGGTTCTTCATAATTTGAATTTAATTCAGCATATGTTGTCCATCTTTTTCCTTTTTTAGGATATCTATAATGAACATATATTCCAATTAGATGAGTCATTTCAATAAACCATTGTCTATGTAATTTTACAGATGGCTAAATTAAAAATCCATATTTTTTATTTTCTTTATCTAAATCAGGAACTGATGGTTCAGTCACTTCAACCTGATTCTCTTCATTATCAGGCAATGTTCTCACCACCTATATAAATTATCTTTTGTGCCCAAAATTCTTCATGAACTTTCTATCTACTTCTTTAAATCCACGAAGCTGTCCTAAATTTTCTCCTTTAAGAACAAATTCTTGAATGGCACTTGCAGCAGATGTATAATCTCTACATCTTTGAATATTAGTTAATAATCTTTTAACCTTTGGTTCGTTTTTTCTGTTTTCTGGTATAATTGCTACTAAATCGGAATATATCTATTTTACAGGCTTTTCAAAAAAATCATAATCTGACCACCAATTTGCAATGGCGCTAGATACGCTATCATCTACTGTTGATAATTCAGTCGTTGCTTCATTCATATAACGCTTTTTAAAGCCTTCATTTATAATCTATAAACTCATATAATCCTCATTTCTTTGAAACTTTTGATGTTCCATATATTCTAGCAGTTTTACCATTAGAATCTTTTGTTCTATAATTATAATTTAAGGATTCGGAAAGAAATTTACCTTCATTTAAATTACCTTTAAGAATAAAAGATTTATGACCTCTAGATATCTGAAGATTCTCTCCAATAAATCTTAAAGCGCCTTTCTTAGTAGCATCTTTTGCTTCAAATATAAAACTAGTTGGCTTAGTTTTCTTCGATTTAAATGTAATTAAACCTTCAACTACTAATTTATTACCGGAACTTGAAACTTTCTTGGTCTTATAGGAAGTTACATTTTCATAAACTTTTCTTAAGTAGGATTCACCGATTTCATCGAATGACTCTTCATCGAAATCATCCACATCAAACTCAACTTCTTCTTCAGAACCTGCTTCAGTTTCTTCCTCAGAGTCTAATGTATTATCTTCAATATCGGCCTTGACTTCAGGTTCTATAGGAGCAATCATCTAATCATCCGATTCTGCTTCTTTTGGTTCGCTCTTTACTGTGATTTTTTGATCTTCTGTCTCGACTTCAACTTTATCAAAATCTTCAGTTACTCTTTTTCTCTTAGAGCTAAAGGATTCACTTAAAGCTACCCAAACATTTAAATTATCACAAAGATCATAAAATTCATTTAATTGATAATCAAATTCATCTTCTGCATCTTCATCAGCTGCATCAAGCATTCTTACATCTTCGATGTAACTTTCATAATCGTCATCATCAATTAAATCGTTAGCATGTAATTCATCATAACAATCAACTAATGCATATTGAACTTGTTGTAAATCACCTTCATCAATAGCATCTCTTAAAAGAGCTCCGCTCTTTAAAGTATAATTCCATTGTTTTTCAGTTAATTTATTATTGAATGATTCATTTACATCACTATCAGCTCTATCAGCAATTACTTCATAATCACCATACTGATCTTTGACTACTGATAAACCAGCACTCTTAATCTTATTCATTGTATTTGCAGATATTTTATGATATTTCTTCATATCATAATCTACCCATTTTTGATATTCTGTGAGATCTACTTCTTTTGATTCATTTAAAGATTCTTCAACTTCGACTTTTTCCTCTTCTTCAACTTCATCATCAGAATCTTCAATCTTATCCTCTACGTCAACAGTTACTTCATCTTCTGGTTGATATGGAGCTACTTGACCAACAATTTTAAATCCATCAGAAGTATAGCAATAAGGACACTCCTCACCAACATTAGCAAGTTGTTCTTCTTCATCAATAATTACTTCATCAGAATGTTTATATAACTTGGAATGACATACTGGACAATCAAGAATTACATCACCGATATGAGATTCCTCTTCTTCTACTTCAGCTTCTTCTATATCATCAAAATCCATACTCATGATTTCAATGGTATCTTCAGGCTGATCATTTTCAAAATCTTGCAGTTTTTCAATATCTTTCTTATCTGCAAGGTTAAAATCTTCTTCTTCAAGAATTTCAAGGCTCTTGAATGCCTCTGTTAAGTAGGATAAACTCATTTAATAATCTCCTTACCTTCTAGCATATATCAATCTATTGGATAAACTAACTACAGATTAGCTTGCAGATATTGCTATAATTGCGAATATTCATCTAATCCTTCTTGTAAAATATTCACATCATTTTGCCATAATGCATTAGACTATACATATCTACTTCTTATTCTACCTAATGTTATCTTTGCAATAGCTAATGATAATTTCATTAAAATATCTATCCAATAATCCGAAACTACTTCTTCAACGCTATCATATCTTGGAACATATTCAATTGTAATCTTTAATGGATAATTACTTGCAACATTTATATACAATTTATTTGAAGCCTTATCATAACGAAATGCTAAATCGGTTGATGTGGTATTTCTTGTCTATAATAAAGTATTCCAAGCTGCATAATCATATACATAATTCTAATAATTATATAAATTTCCTGTTCCTGATAATAACTACCACTGAGAAACATACATTGGGTCCATAGCAGCTGATGGATTACTACTACCCTCATCTGATACAAAGCCATGAGCTCTATATACTCTTGATATTGAACTAATCTTTACAGGATTATCTGATGGATCAGTTACATTTGATAAATCAATGCATTTACTAAATGGTAGTGTTAATAAACTCGTTGAAGATAAGTATCTCTGCATTTCTCTCAATGCAGACGCGATGATTTTATCTATCGTTTCATCATCTAATTCTATTTCTAATATATATCCAGTAAGTTTTAATTTTATTTCTTCTCTATATTCTTCAAGAGTCAAAATTATCACTTACCTTTCTAAAATAAATTAAGAAACTGTAATTGTCTTAGTTACAGTCTTTGTTACTTCTCCTGCTGTATAAGAGAAAACCACACTGGTGTCTTCAGCGGTTAATGAAGTATCAGAATCAGGATCGGTTGTATAAGTTGTTACTGCTTCAGAACTACCATCATCATATTTTGCTGTTACAGTTGTTCCAGTTAAATCAATCTTGTCTCCTACGGAATAAGTAGTCTTAAATCCCTTTACTGAAATAGAAGTTAATACTTTAGTGCTATCACCTAAATCATTATTACCTACTAATACATGAACGGTATCATCTTCTTTATAAAGCTGAACATCACTTACTTCTGCAGGAATTGAGCTCTTTTGAAAATCAAGAATAAGTTTTCCATTCTTTTCATACATTAACATCTAGAATAGCCCCCTTATTCACTTACGCTACCAGAAATTACATTATCTCCAATTTTTGCGTAAATAGTTGTATCATCTTTCCAAACTTGAACATCGGGTGTTGCAGCTGGAATTTGAGTTGCTTGAAAAACAATGTTTAATACTTCAACATCAGCAGTATCTGCTTCGTTTCTTTTTTTGCCTTCATAAATAAACATGTATTTATTTCTCCTTTTATTTAATGGATTTTAAATTATTCCATATAAATTTAGCATCATTATATTATCATATTTTACTTTTTATTTTTTAAAATCTTCCTTTAATATAAATTAAAAGAAAAAATAATTTTTAGAACCCTGTCCAATCACTATCATCATATATAGTAGTATCATTAATGTCATAATCAATTGTAGTTGGAACAAATTGACCAATTACCTAATACGCATCTTGAATATATCTGTTTGTATAATCCAAAGAATTTTTAAGATATTGTGTTGTTGAACTTAAATTACTCGTCGTAGATAATTGGTCAGCAAATTGGGTTGCTGATTCAAACTACTCAACTGCATTAGTAAAAGATTGAGTAGCATCTTTAATACCACGTCTAATACTATAAGTTGGAGTTTCAAATACTACATCCATAACGCTTTTTAAATCATCTCTTAGCTTTACTAATGCTTCTCGTGTTTCAATTAATGCGTTAGCTAATCCAGCCTATTTTCTTTTAGCTAATTCATCTGCATATCTTTTTACCGCAGGAATTTTATAATAACCAGATTTATCAAAATTAGTAGATCCCCAACCTTGTTTTGCTATTTTCTCTGCGTGCTTACCCATTTTAGGATCACGTTCTACGGACCCAGCACGTATTAATGCACGTTTCTACTAATCCTACTCTCTAAAATTATCAGGATCAGTCATATCTAACCAACAAAAACCTTTACAATAAGTTTGAAACTATTTATTATTTAATTGCCACATAGCAACGTCTTTACCATTATCCATTGTAAATTTTTCATGCGGCGCTGAAGATCTAGATCCCGATATCCATAACATCTAATCCAAAGATGAGTTTAACCAAGAAATACATAATTTATCTTTATCCTAGAATATTGGACTGTTCAGTTTTGGTGGAGGATTAATTTCATTAAATTTTGCTTTTTCAAAATTTATTCCTAATTTATTTAAAATATAAATAGAATGTAAATCATCATCATCTCTACCAATATTTCTATTTCTTGAACCTCTAAGAGCAGAATATTCTGCTTTTGCTCCTTTTGGCTATGGATACATTCTTGTAGATCTAAATTTACTTCCAGGATTTCTCCTTTCAGTATTATAAAGAAAAAAATTCTTTAACCAAGTTGGCATAGAAGGACTAAATGCTTCATTTAAAATCTTTTCTATTTTCATTATGGATTCCTCCTAAATCTTAAATGCTGCCTATAAAAATCAAGTTCTGATTGAGGGAATCTTAATTTTGAAGCATTATCTGATCTGAAATTAGCACCAATTAATATATCATCCGGTGTTCCTTTAAATACATTCTAAGAAAATTCCGTAACTGAATCTGGAATAAATATTTTATGTAAATTAAAACAATTTTCAAATAATCCAGTAGGTAATTTCTTTATGGTATTTGGAAGAACCACTTTAGAAATCAAAGATCCAATAAAAGCCCTATCTCCAATATCGGTTATGTTATCAGGAATTCTAATTGACTAAATACCTTCAACATTCTAAAACATTTTAGCTGGAATAGAAGTCATATGAGGTAATACATCTATACCACATTTATTATATAAAAATTCAATTAAATCTTTTCTTTCATTAGAATCTTTACATGCTGCAAATAATCCATCGTAATCATCATTTTTTAAATACTATTCATATTTTTTTACTAATTGTCTTATATCCATTTATAAACCTCTACTTAATATAGATTTATATTCTATCTATATCATAAATTTTTGTTTGAAGTCTACCTTTAAGTGCTTTTATAAGCTACTCTGATCTTGCTGCTCGGAAAACCATCCAAACTCCACCAGGTGCAGTATAGGAACCATTCAAACCAAAATGATCAAAATCGCCATCCGTTATTACTATAACATTTTCAGGTTTTTGTTCATTTAACTATTGCATTAATTCAGTCCCAGCAGCCGTTCCACCTTCGTCTCTTGCCGCCGCTGCATTATCATAAATATGATTTGCAAAATAATATACCTGAACTTTTAATAAATTCTTATCCTCAAATTCTTGAATTGATTTAAGTATATCATTTGCTAATTTAATATCATCTTCACCCCAAGATCCTGATTGATCCAGATATATTTGAATAACAGGAATTTTACCAACTGGATCATATCTATATCCTGGACGAATTAAACCTACATTAGCATAATTTGCATTATACTTTCTCCAAGTTGCATTACGTTCAGATTTACCAAGAAGTTTACCCAAGAACTATTTCAGATCTTTTCCAAGTAAAGAAATAACGTGAGCATTTCTTTCTGCTCCTTTTAGATTTCTTTCAATTTCTTTTTTCTATGCAGCTTTCTTTCTTTGTTTCTCTGCGGAAACTTTTTTCTCGCTTTCATAATTAATTTGATCTCCAATTTCATCATTGGATAAATATCTTTTTATTCTATCAAGTCTTGCTTTACGTTCTTCCGGAGTTTCTTCCTCTTCGCCGTCTTCTTCTCGTTCTTGTTCTGCTTGTTTTTCCCGTTCCGCATCTTCATCACTTAAATCATCGGAGTCGCCAATCTACGGTTTTCTTTCGTTTTTATCTGATTGTTCTTTTTCCTTATCATGCTATTCTTTCGCATCATTTAAAGAATCATTTTCATCAGATTTATTATTATTCTGGTTTTGCTTGGAATCGTCAGATCCATTACCACTTCCGGAATCGTCAGGAAGCCTTACAAGATTAGTTCCATCAAAAATATATCTGAATCCAGTATCATCATCAATATAAATATGTACATCTTTATTTGGCACGATATTTACCTACCTTTATAAATTGATTTTTCTATGGATCCCATTTATATTCAAATCCTGTACTGACATCAACATAAGATGCATTTGGATCCGGTGGAACTTTTTTCTAATCTTGTTGCTATGAATTCTAATTTTGCTATTGCTAATTATTATTATTCTGTTGTTGATTCTAATTATTACTCTAATTCTACTGATTATTAGATTGATTATTCTACTAACTATTCTATTGATTCTAATTACTTGATTGATTATTTGAATTGTTATTATTATTTTGCTTTTGACTATTACTCTAAGTATCGTTCTAATTATCCTTCTGAGAATCACTAGACTTATTAGAATTATTTTTACTGTTATTGTTTTTATCTTGAGGATAATCAGATTGTATTAGTGTGTATGGATCTCCATTCTTATCTAAGAATGTTTGTAAATCTTTAAATGAACCATGATGGTATTTAGTTTCTTCTTTTAATATTTTCATATTCCATATACCACCCCGTTCAAATCTATAAATGTAGTTTTATCTTTTAACTAACCAAGATGCATCGAATCATCTAATTTGTTTTCATCTCTTTTTCTTTGATTTACTAATTCCTAATACATATCCTCTACTGAATAATCTACCCAATCAGGATGTTGATCTTCTGTAACTAATCCAGATAATATCTAACCATTGATATTAATCTATCTTATAGTATCTTTATCTACATCAGTATATGCTAAATTTGATATTTCGTAATCTGCCGCAATATTAAAATCATCATTACTATATAATTTATTTTTTAAATCATCTAGTACATCTTGCATCCCTGTATTTATTAATTCATCATAATCTAATTCAGAATCTCTAGCTAATTTCTATAATAATCTTTTTTCATGTTTCAAATACGAATGAAGTATCTCATGTCGAATTACTACAGAAACTTGACTTTCCTCAAGTCCTCTATTAACTACGATTCTTCCTTTTGCAGGTTCCATGAATGCAATTACATTTGGATTTTCAGTTAAATTTAAATCAAATTCATTTAATAATTTAGCATAAGTCGGATATCCTTGTTCAGATAAATTACGCATTATTAATTGTTTTGCAAATTTTTCTTCTCGAGTCATCGACATAATTCATTGACTCCTTAAAGATTATTTAATACTGATTGTATCTTTTTCCAATTTTCAGTTCCTGAATTTTTAAATGGATTATCTTTAAATACAGAATTTGCTTTATCATCAATATCCTAATAATTCTTTAGTATTCTTTCGACCATACCTTTTTTATTAGGATTGGCAATATTATTCCATTTTCTTAACAATCCTTCTTTAGTACCATCGCACTTTCTTAAAACGTCATGTAAACCTCTTGGTGAAAGAATACCGGACTGAGTTTCAGTAGCAGCTGCTATATCATCAGTATCATCAAATTCAAATTCTCTACTAGATAATAAAGTTTTTGCTAATTCAGCTCTTCCTTGATTTTTCTTATAGCTTTCTTGATCTCCATCTTGCATATTCTTTTTCATTCTATCCTCAAAGAATGCTACAAGATAATTCATGACCTGATGCTTATCAGGTCTAACTTGAACCTTTTCAAATCTATCAAGTTCTGCAGCATCTAATGCATCAGTATTATATACACCATACATCGCTGGGTTAATTGCTGCAATAACCATCACTAAATTTGGAAAAAATCTAGATCCACCAGGAGCAGTTGAATCCGGTACTTTATGTTCATTTATTAACTAAGAAAGGGTGAATCGTACATTACCCGCTGCTCTATTAAATTCATCAAGGAATAATACGGTATTGGGTTGATCTAATACATTAAATTCATCGGTAGGTAAATTGGTTGCTCTTGTTTTATCAGCATTTGGAGCAAATAAACCTCTAAGATCTCCGATATCCATAATCTTAGCATCTTTCCAAATTAAATTCATGCCGTGGTTCTTGCACCACTATTTAACTCTTGCAGTTTTACCGACTCCGGCATGCCCTATTAAAAGAACTGAACCAAATTCATCTTCTCCATTAGCCTGAACTTCTTTATTCTCGGCTAATGTATCATTTAATGCTTGTTCTATGTCTCCTTCGTCTGTTATTGTTATTTCATCATTCATAACAGATTGAGCTTGCTATACTGCTTGACCTAAAGTATCCTCATTTAATACTTTTTTATTCTTGCTCATATTCACTATACCTTTGTCCTAAAATTTCTGCTTTAATTCTATCAGGTTCTCGATTACAGTATGTAGCAGTTTTATTTAATGCATATTCATTGATTGTTTCTTCGGTGATGGGTTCAGACTCTGAAATATTAGCAAACTTTCTATACATTTTAATGTGCTTATCTCTATTTTTATTTGCCTCATATTCATTGGTGCCCATCTTTTCAAGATTACCTAATTCAAAATCTTCTGCTACTTTAGCCATAATATCATTTCCTCTTTTCTAGTTATCTTTACGTAATTTATCAATTATTACCATTAAACCTTGTTTTGATGTTCCATATAATCTTTTCTTATCTGCTCCTAAAGATAATGCTATCTCACGAAGTTTATTAATATTCATCTTTGATAGAGGTTTATCGGATTCATTTAATGATTCTTCAAAATCTTCTTCATCTTCGTATTCATCTTCTTCTTGACGTTCATAATCAGCTAAGAAATCTCTGAACCAACGATCCCACAGTTCCTGAAGAGTATCATAATCTTCTTTGTCTAAATCAACAATAGTCCAACCATCTCTAGCCCAACGATTTACGTCTCCACTAGATAAATCAGAAGATACCACTCCACGAATAAATTCATCAATATCATCATCGCTTACATCATAATAAGATTCATCATATGAAGTATCAGGCTCAAATTCATAAAGAGGTAAACTAAAATATTCATCTAACCTATTTTCATCCACATTTCTACTGTCTTCTTCATTCTTTTGAGTAAATAATTCAGGATGATTATTTAAATATTCAATTAATATATATGCTGCATCTTCTAATTCAGTCGTATAATATTGATCTTCATATTGATTTTCTACTATATTAGAAAAGGGTCTTTCAAGATCTTCAACTTTATCTATTAAATATACTACCGAGCCACCGCAAGTTTCTTTACCATATCCTGAATAAAATAAATCTCCATCATTATAATCTCTGTAAAGAATTCTCATCATAGCTCTGACTAATTCTCCAGCTACCGTATCTGCTTTGCCTTGAGCGGGAACTAATTCATCAAAATATACTTGAAGTTGATCTGTTATAGACATGTCCGGATCTATTTGGGAATTAATTTTTTCTAATGAATTTTGATCTTTTTCTGCTTTTCTTGCTCTAAGTCTAGCTGCATAATCTTTTACATCCATTGGAGCTTCTGTGAGTTTTGATTCTTTTACTTTTTCTGATTTATTTTTCTTTGGATAAAAATAATCATGAATAATGAACCCTTTTAGTTTCTACTTAGTTACTGGATCTTGAATATTTCTGATCTTATAAGAAATTCCCTTTGAATCAAGATATTGAGCCAACTTTGCTGCATCATTAAGTCTAATATGAAGTTCAGAATCTTTAGCCATTATCTTCTTATCAATATCATCTTTATCAAACTTATATTTTGAATTAGAAGCTTCTGTAAATTTTGACTCGTCAAGTTCTTCTTCTGCATAATCATTAGAATCTTCAAGCACATCAAACCATTCAATATAATCATCATTAGATAATTTATCCTCTAGATCTGATATAGAATTTGCTCTTACATGAAATGTATCTGGCTCTTCTTCATAATATTTAATCTCCACAAAGTATTCATATTTACCTGTGTTAAATTTTTTCTTGTCAATTTTAGCTTCAGTGAATTTTGATTCACTTAATCTTGCTGAAATTTCTCCTGCTACATCATGATACCATCTACCATAATCTTCCGGGTTAGTTGGAACCCAATCAGGGTATTCATCCTCTAAAAATCCAATTACATCATCTACTTCAGGATCTTTTCCGAGATCATTCCAAAAATGATTTAATGCATCATCTACTTCTGGAAAGGAATATCTTTCAGAAAGTTTTGATTCATTCAACTTTGCTGATTTACTTAATTGTTCAAATGCTTCTGAAATAATATGTTTTTGAATGTTAATCACCTACAATCATTAGTTTAAAACATCTTTTAATGGAATTTCTATTAATTCACCTTTAATCATATACACAGGAAAATTCATTAATTCTTCTTGTTCTTTATCATTTAAATTAATTTTCTTAATGTTTTCGGGGTGTTTCTCATTCCACAATAAATTATGAATAAAATTATGCACACGATATTTCTCGTTCCATGGAATCAAGATAATATCTGAAAGAGTATTTTTATTTCGCAAATGATGAATTTCAAATGGTACAGAAAAACTCGAATCAAAAATACCATGAACTGATTTATTAAATTTCTTTTCTTCGGGGTCTTTTAAATCTTCTAATTTACGTATCTTAATGCAAAATCAACCTTCTTCTATATAAATTTTATTTATTTAATTCTAAATAATATAGCAGAAAAATTTAAGATAAAAAGTATAGAATTTTATCAAATAGCCGATATTTCTACATTATAATTATATTATAAAATTATAGAAAGATCAACTATTTATATAATATACAAGATAAAAATAATTATAAAAAAAGAGGGTAGCTAATTTATATTTAACTACCCTCTAAAATAACTTTATCTTATATTAATTATGCTACAATTTCTCCAGCTACCACCAGATCGGCATTAAGCACCTTTAGATCGTAAAGGGTGCTCCATCCCTAGCTAGTTCCACCATCTGCATATTGGAGAAGCTGAGTCGGGACTATCGCCATGTACGGGGCATACACTGCTCAATTATGTTACAAATAAATCGTTTCCATTTATTCTCTCCATATCACTATGGAGTTCAGACTATATCATAACCTTTAATTGTTTTATCCTTTTAAAGGTTCCTCGCACTTCGATTTCACTTGAAATCTACTCTACTTGATTCTTATTCAAAATATTTCTTTTTGATAAGTCTTTCGATAGTCGTTGCTCTTTACTTAATAAATTTATATCATCTTTCTTTAATTTTATTAAGTCTTAGATCATGATTGTCTTAATATTATGCCCTTAAATATTAAGATTTTCCATGAGTTCACGAGGTTTTCATAAACAATTTCTTATTTATGCCGCTAATTGTTTAACGGAGCTCATCATATCGTCACCATTGACGCCAATGATATATCTACCAGCTGCCATAGCAGGAGATACATAAACTTTCAGCGCTCCAAGTGTCTATTATGTTTATATAAAATCGTTACTTTTATATCTTGGAATATCCAAGCACATACTTTCATATGTGTACAGACTATATCTTCGTCTTTAATAAGACGTGACCCGTTTCGATTCTACTTAGAACCTACTTCCTCTTTGGGAGGAATAGTCGTTGAACTTTTTCCTTAAATTTATTATTTTTAGGAACTTAGCTGCTGATTATCTAATCTTTAACTTTTTTAAACTTTCACATTTGACTTTTCAATCTATGTTGTAGTAGTTAAAGCTCTAAAGACTTCCCAGCAATTAGAGTCATTTATTATTCTATACATCACTGTATAGCCAGGCTATACAGAAAAATTCATATATTTTTCCAAATAAAAGTTTCTTGACCACAATCATATATTTCTATAAACCCATTTTCTAACATTAGCTATTCATTATTAGTACCTTTACCATAATTAGTACCAAATAACTAATCAAATCCTCTTTGTCTTAAAAGATTATCAGTTATATGTTTTTTTGTTTTTATATTGTACCAGTGTCTTGTGGGTCTTGGTTCACCTTGACTAATAAAATTAAGTTTTTTATAAACATTACCTATGAACTTACTTTTATCGCAGTAACTGATAATTGAATCGGGGTTATATTTTTCTATAAAATAAGAAAATAATTTTTCCGCTCCTCCAATTATATTTTTTGATGAACAATATCTAAGAAGTTCATATTGGTGCTTTTTATTATATCTTGGTTTTCCGAAAGTCATTATAGAAATAAGTTCGTTTTCATAATATAAACCAATTCTAATATCATCTTTAATATAATTCTATAAATGATATTTATTTATAAAATAAATGGTTTCTTCTTTTGGTACTTCTTTTATTTGGCATTTTCTTGCAAATATTTTTTCTTTAGATTTTAATAACTGAATTATTTTGTATGGATCATCCCAATCCCATACATGAATACATCTATAGCCATTATTAATAGCAATTTTAGATTTATTATAATGATAATCTTTATTTAAAGGATCAACGGTATTTTTAAATCCAAAAGTTGAATTATGGGAATAAGACGGATTAATTTCTATTAAAACATTTCCAATTTTAAAATCATATCGAAAATTATTAATAACAAATTCTTTATTATCAATAATTAAATTATTATCATTACATAAATTCTCGAAGTTAGTATTAGGTCCAGAATTACATCCATGATTTGCATTTATACATTGAGGTAATTGGCAAGCATATTCAACCCCATATTTTTCCATAAGGGTTTCTTTATATTTAGTCATTCCACTATCACTTGCCCATCCAATTCCACCATAGCGCGATTCATGCGTTAATTTAATTTTATTTTTAACCGTATCTAATTTTGATACATTAGATACTCCATATTTATCCTGAACCGTTTTATTACGTTTATCCTAAATTTCTTTTGAGGAAAAAGGAGAAGGTCCACCATATTTTTCAATGCACGTATTAATTCGTTTCTATTTAGATTCTTCTGAATTTAACTTATTTATAGTAGATCCATGAGTAATTTGTCTACCATTCTCAATAGATCCATATTCAATAATATAAATATTATTTAATGCTTGCTACGCGGTTAAATGCTTTAAATTATAATGGTCTAAAATCTATCCTACTTTAGATTCCGTTATATTATATTTAATAGCAGTATATTTTTTTGCGTGAGTAAGATAATATTCATAAAATTCATTAATGTCTATTGTATCTAATAATTGTTTAAATTCCTAATCTTTTTTCCTTTTAAAACCGTTACCATCAATACTCATATTAAATTTTTGGGAATGATGCTCAATGTTAAATTCATCAAGTATTTTATATAACTAACGACGAGATAAATTAAACTTTTCCAAAGTTTGCTTAGTTGAATGTATACTATAATAATTAATTATTTCCTATTTATTCATTTGTTATATCTCCTTGCAAGATAAAAAATTATATTTGATAGTAATCCAATAAAGCAAGGTATTGAAAACAGTTTGCAACCTGCTGTCCTATCATATAATTATATACAATAAATTTTTCATTTATTTAACCTGCGAAATATGGGCCATTAACCTGTCCTGCAGGTGCAGGTGTCCAACCATTAATGAAGCTTAATACTGGAATCAGGTTAGAAGCACATACCATGTAATTGGGGCTGAATCTCTTGGTACGATCATAAATTAACTGGCGACCAATTTCTACGATTTCCATAAATCCTTGATAATGTTCTTGCTTGCTTCAATTATGTTACAAATATTTCATTGAAAATTATTTTATTTCATTCCCACATTTATAAACATTAATTAAATTTATAAATGTAAGAATATTTAATTTTCTCAAAATATTTTCTATATGTTACCATATAGTTCAGACTATATCATAATTTACTATTGTTTTATCCTTTAGTAAATTCCACATGCTTCGAACTCATTTGAGTCCTACTCTACTCGTTTATTCAACTAAATATTTCTTTTAGTTTATACTTTCGATAGTCGTTGAACGTTTCCATATTATATTATATGGACTTCGCTGCTGATTGTCAACTATTTTTAATTGATTTCCCAGCAATTCATGTGGTTTTTTAAAGTTGGCGCTCGCAAATTTAAACAACTAATTTGTAGTTAACGCCAACTGGGAGAGTCTTTGACCACTGAAGGTCAGTCTATGCAGCACCAGCAGTGCTATCAAGAAGCTCTACAACTTCTGTATCAATTTCCATTTTCATTACGAATATATCGTTTCCATATATTCTCTATAATTTATTTATTCATTATAGATTAGACTATATCATCATCTTATATTCTATTACCAAACATAAGACGCTTCGCGCTTCGAACTTACTTAAGTTCTACTCTACTCATTTATTTGGTTAAATATTTCTCTTAACCTATACTTTCGATAGTCGTTGCTCTTTCTTTATAATCTCTTTTACAATGTATGTTTCCTTTTATCCAACCATTATTAAAATATTCAATAGATTCAGATTCTGTTACCATGATGACTTTATCTAATTCAATATTAGATATAGCAAATTTACCAAGATGGGATTCTCTATTTTTATTTTTTGATTCGGTTGAATGCTTCTTACCATACATTCCATTATTACTACCTGCTGATAAAATACTATGTAATGCTTTTAATTCATCTGATTGATGCCATCTATTTCCATAGTTTGAATTTTTTGACCCCGATCTATTTTCACTCATTTTTCTTTTCGTTTCTTTAGAGTGCTTATGACCTAACATCATCGGACCTCCAGGACCCGCTTCTCCACCTTTACAAATATTGTATCCTATATCCGGATCTCTCGAATTTAATTTATTTATCCAATAAATTTCTTTCTCATTTAATTCAAACTTTGATTCAGCAGTATCAAGCATTTCTATATCAAATCTCGATTCAAGATTAATATTTTCTTCCTAAAGTTTATTTTTAATATTTGAAATAACTAACCCGCTACCCAAATATTTATATCCTTCAAATATAGGTGCATGATGCTATCCAATATATATTTTACCAGTTTTCTTATCGGTAGTCTTATAAATATATCCGTACATTTTATTTCTCCAATCAATAAAATAATAATATATTAAATGTAGTAATTCATAAAAATTGGAGTTCTATGAAAACATCCGTCGATGCTGTCCTACATTATAATCAAAAATATAATTATAATGTTCTATTTTAAATTATAAAGCTTAGATCATGATTGCCATATAAGCGATACAAACTCTTATAAGGTTTTCCATGAATTCACGAAGTTTTTAATAATACATCACTGTATTATGCTACAAAATTTTTATAGCTTAACTGACCAACAGCTTTCTCTGCTAACTAATCCCCAAGGTCAAACCCATAATCAGTCTTTGCCTGGAATGCCGCAATTTGTGAGTAGTATACGGCAATTCTACGTGCGCGAGCAATCAGAGGAATGCTCTTCATTTCAGCTTTCAGAGTTGGTAAATCGTTCTATGGTACCACAATGTTGTCATAAACGTACGCTACTTTAGTATCAGAAGCAACATTAATCTGAGTTGTATAAGCTGCATCAGAATAGAACTTCTTATCTGCATCCTTATAGAAACCATAGATGTCAGAGGCTCCAGCTTTTACTAACTTAACGTCATAATCAACATTATTGTAACGAATAGCACCATGAACGATTGGAGTCCATGCTAATGCCTGAGCACCAGTGCCTGATGCAGCTGCTTCTACTACTCTGTCAGCAGTATAGTTTGGATCAACATTTCCCAGTTTGAATGGGCTATTAAATAAGTCACCCTGACTTGTTGCCCCTTTTGCCTTTCCGGCTAAGTATTCAATGTATGTAATCAATTATGTTATTCTTAATATTTCTATTAAATTCTTATCATTGCTGATAAGTTCGGACTATATCATCATCTTATATTGTTTTATCCTTTATAAGATGCCAAGCGCTTCCATCTTTTTAAGATGTACTCTACTCACTTCTTTTATAAGATTTTTCTTCTTATATATGTTTTCGATAGTCTCTGAACCTTTATAAGTTTAAATTATAAAAAATGACGAAAATATAATTAAACTTATACTTGGCTGCTGATTGTCCTTTCTTAAAAGGAGTTTCCAGCAATTCACTTGGTATTTTTTCATCTATATTACTATAGAAGGGATACCTTACATTTGATATCCAGACATTGAAGTCATAGGATGAACTATAACCAAATCATTTGCGATCTTTATGTTACGACCAAATCGTTTCCATTTGATCTCTATACATCACTATATAGAACAGACTATATCATATTCCTATATTCTATTACCGTTTATAGGAACCTACGCGCTTTGAATCTACTTAGATTCTACTC